TCGCATAGATCGTGATAATTTGTTACTAGGAATGGTTTGCCATCTACTAGTTTAACGTTCATCTACTTCTTGTCCATCAGGTGAATGTGATCTATTAATCAACGAGTTTGTAATATTTTCAAGCGAGGGAACAGTTGGACTACTTGGAGCTGGTGGTAAATTCGCAAGTGTTGTGTCTCGTTGATATTCAATATGTCTACGATATGCGTAGTTCAACATAGTAGCAGCTGATGATGCAGATGCACCAATGACGGCTACCAGTTGGTCTGGATAATATCCTAACACAACTAGCATCACAACGATATTAATCCAGACCAATGCTTTTGATAGACTCAGAACGGCACGACCGGGTTCCAGAAGGTTGAAGAATCTCAACCACTTGAATGCAAAATTATTCTTCCAATAAAGGTTTTTATCTTCTTCAAGGGGTGTTCCGTGGGATTTGGGCATGCTTTCATCTCTTTGGTTTGAACCACCGTTGGAAAAAACCGCCGAGTGTTCTACCACTATTTAGTGGTGGTAGTTCTCGGGGATGTAATATCGTGGAATTAGTCGGTTGATCAGCTGCACCCTGTGTATCGATATGGAACACACGTCTGATTGGTGCATCTTGAATAATCGTTACTTCTTCCTCTACATCAGCTTTGTCATCATCGCGGCTTGCTATAATGCCTCTGATGCGGTCTATCTGTGACAATGGACCCGGATCACGTTTTCGTGATGTTATTTCATCGTGGCCTACTAACTTAGAACCATACGTCGCATTGATGGTCTTGGTTAATCCTATCATCACGTTGATTTGTTCTTTGGAATAAGGAATCCAACCCTTTATTGGTTCATTGGGATAAAGATTATGGGTTGATTCTACGATATCAACTCGTTCACGATATCCACGATCACGTAATGCTTTGGTGTTGATGATCAATGAGTTGAAATATACATCCCCGTACCAAGTTTTATAAACACCGGGAGAAATAATATCTAATGGACCGGGGTTAATGACTTCTATGCCACACGAATAACTATTCAATCCAGTATAACCTTCATAGGCAGATCGCCCGGCATGCCAACATTTTTCGTTGAGGGGTGCTAGTTGAACCACACGACCACCAGTATCTAATATCAAGTGAACATCGGCTTGGGTGTCTTTATCACGCAAGAAGGCTGTAACCCCATCGATACCGTAACGACCAGCTGTATAATGGTATACAAAGTATTTTGGTTCAATGGTGGCTCGACCGGCACGTTTCTCGTGTGGTAGATATGGGATTTGAACCCCGTTCCGATAAACCATGTGATCAACGATAGTGAACACATCACCACCGTCTATATCTTTCATCTCTGGTAATTCACTAATTCCCATAGTACTATTCCTTCAAAGAATAGTACTTATCAACCACCAGATAAAAATCTAACAAGTAGACCAACAATTAATGCTGTTGCAGCACCGGCGATTGCCCCAAAGATGGTATTCGTGATCTTACCCGTATTAGCGGTGACCGCTAATGCTTTATTAATATCGATTATTTTTTTATCCATGGAATCGATCTTGCCCGAATTGGATGGTACTTGTTTTAGTCTTTCATCAATACGCGCAACCAGAACGGTCATGGAATTAACTTGTTCTTCCATTTTACTGATCTTGGTATCCATCTTTTCCATAACATATGCCTGTTGTTTGAAGAGTTCGATTTCTGTTGACATGTTACCCTCCATTACTATCAGTCTCTTTTTTTGTAATTTTATTCTTTAAATTAGCCCGTTCATCTAATTCCTTTGTGGATTTTCGTATAAATTCGGCAGCACCTTCTGGTAAAGCTGAAATACACGGTATCAACATACCACATACAAAATCACGTCCGCTTGAAACAGGCCATTTGTAACTGAATATCTGTTTTGGTGGCGGCGTGTCTGTTCGGTTTTGTAATATGGCATCGATATCAGGTATTTCTTCGATGACGAGTTCTGGTTGTTTGGTTTGCCAAATTCGTTCATCTTTTGACAAGAAATCGGCAGCTACTTCTGGTCCCCATACTTCTTCGTCGGTTTTATTCAAATAGGTTGTGGCATCATTATTAAGAAACTGTCTAGCGTATTCTCTGTTAACGAACCACATCCGCCAATTACCATCACTCAGGCGTTCCTTTGCCCAAAATGGTAAGGGTGCGTTTTGAACAATGGAGAATAACTCATAATTGGTATTGGTTTCATCCTCAACTTTCGCACGAGCAATTTCTGCTTGATCGATCATATAATGTAGTACTTTAAATTCGTCTTTCATAAACCGATTCCTAATAGCCAACAGGTATTTACTATAAATGCAAATACCCACTGCTAATATATACGAATCGTATTATATTTATTTATTTATTTAAAGAATTTTGTAATTCCATATACCCACCAATATAGGTATCGCCTTGGAATATTTGTGGTACTGTGCGTGGTTCTGGGTGTCCTGATCTAACAACTCGTTCGATTAAGATATCTCGGTTGGTTGAAGCTTCGACTTCTTCGAACAGAAGACCGTTGGTTTCCAATAATGATTTGGCTTTAGTGCAATAACCACAGTTGTCACGTGAATAGATGGTATACATGTTTTTTCCTTTATAGTTCCATATCTGTAAATGAGTCTGAATCAACATCTTGGTCAACCTTACCAATAACGTATGACTCGACTTCGGTTTCTTGTGGCGCGACCTGACGGCTACGCGATGAAATCCACGATTCGGTCCAAGGCAATGGATTTGCTGCCGGAAAATCGTGACGTGGTTTTAGTCCAACTGCTCGAATGCGCTGTGCACCAATATAATCCACATAGTTTTTCAAAATAGGTTCATTCAAACCAAGGATCGACCCATCTTTGAAAAGATATTCGGCCCAATCTTTTTCTTGGTTCATGGCTGTCTCGTACATACCAAGACACTCTTCGGTAGTATCATCCTTGATTTGCTGAAAGATTGGATCATCCGCGATCATCAGGTTTCGTAATAGTTTTTGGGAAATGGACAAATGCAAATTCTCATCACGTGCGATGAATTTGATGATCTTAGCATTGCCTTCCATCCGTTTGTTTTCAGCGAAAGCCCATGAACAAGCAAACGATACATAGAACCGAATACCTTCAAGGATATTAATAGCTGTCAGACAGAGCCATAATTTCTTCTTCAGCTCATACTCGGTGATGTTATGAGTGGTCGTGGTGTAAACGTTTGCAACCGATGAAGATTTAATCTCATGTATACCATATCCAAACGAACTCCATAGTTTCGCATATTCAATGAAGCTATCGTAATATTTGGTGATATCATCAGCGCAATCTAAAATCTCTTTAATATCAGTGACTTCATCAAATACAACAGAGGGGTCAGGGTAAACTCCACGAATGATATGTGTATACGAATCACTGTGTAGGGTTTCAAAAGCACCCCACCACGAAATCAGTGGTTCCATTTCAGGAAGCGTCACATAGGGTAGCAAGGCAATACTGACTGCACGACCCTGAATACTATCCAACAGAATCTGGCGCTTGAGATTTGACGTGAAGATGTGTTTCTCGTGATCACTCAGTTGTAAGAAGTCTTTCTTATCGGTTGAGGTATCAACTTCGTCCGGTGTCCAAATGAAACTGCGCATCTTACGATACAACATATCCAAGTCTTTGTACTTCACGGTTTCATAACGAGCCACGTCAACACCACCATTAGGGTCAAAGAACATCTTTGTATCTAAATGACTAATACTACGTGGTTTGAACATTGAATTCATTGGTAAGTTCTTTCTATATTAGAGGATACAAGATTCGCATTCTTCTTCATCTTCGATGACTTCTTGCGCATCCGCTTTGTTTTCTTCTTCGGCAGCATCATATGTATTTTGATAATACAAGGTTTTACCACCATATTTGTAATGCTCAAGAATATCACCAATCATTTCAGTCATTGATAAAGAACCGTTTTCTCGCAGTTCTGGATTATAACTCACGTTGACCGAAATAGCTTGATCGATGTATTTTTGTAGCACAGCTGTTATGTGCAAATATCCTTTTGGTGATACTTGATCCCATAACAGATCGTATTTGTTTTTGAGTTTGCCAATTTCAGGAACCACCTGCTTGAAAACACCATGCTTTGAAACCTTCTCAGACACAAGCGCCCTTGGTGGTTCAATGCCGTTGGTCGCATTAGCAATTTGAGCACTGGTTTCGCTAGGCATAAGTGCCATCACTGTAGCATTACGAATCCCATGCTCTTTCAACATGCCGCGAAGCCATTCCCAATCAACTCGCTCTTGGTGTGGAACTAATTGATCAACTGATTTTTTATAAGTGTCGATAGGTAGAATACCTTGAGCATATTTAGTGTGCTCAACCATAAGACAAGGACCGCGCTCAATAGCTAATTCCATTGACGCCTTGATCAGATGGAAGGACCATGCTTCTGCATATTCTTGTACGAGTTCCAAGGCATTGTCATCATAACGACAATCGTTCTTAGCCAAAAAGTATGCAAGATTGATCATACCAATACCAAGTGGGCGGTAATCCATAGTATGTTTCTTGGCCGCTAATACCGGGTAGTCTTGATAATCCAATAGGTTATCAAGTGCCCGAACCGTCAAACGCGCAATACGTTCAAATTGATCCGTTGATTTGATCTTTCCGAGATTGTGTGCAGATAGGGTACAAAGAGCGATCAACCCATCAGGGTCTTCGATGCCTTGCATTGGTCTTGTTGGTTGCGTTATTTCAACACATAAATTGGTTTGTCTGATTGGTGCTACTTCTGGAATATATGAGCCATGTGAATTACAGTGATCGATGTTCTGAATATAGATACGACCAGTTTCTTTACGTTGGGTCATCAGGGTTGTAAAGAATTCAATCGCCGATATAGAATAACTACGAATGGATGGATCGTTTTCGTATTTGGCATACAGGGACTCAAACAAATCATTATCACCAGCATGGAAAGCTTCGATCAATCCCGGTGCTTCGGATGGAGAGAAGAATGAAATATCACCACCCTTGATAAGACGGGTATACAGCAAGCGATTTGCTTGAACGCAATAATCCAACATACGGATACGATCTTTTTCAATACCCTTGGATGATTTGAGCATCACGAGAGATTCAAACTCAGCGTGCCAAAATGGATAAGTGATCGTTGCGGAGCCACCACGAATACCACCCTGTGAACAAGACTTCACCGCACCCTGAAATGATCTAAGAAATGGCTGAAGTCCGGTAGATTCAGTTTCACCACCACGGATACCCGAGCCGACTGATCTAATAGGCCCAACATCGATCCCTAAGCCTGCTCTACGTGAGATGTAACGGTAGATGGCTGACGTGGTAGCTTCGATGCTCATCATCGTGTCACCGGTCGCTATGAGGACACAGGACGCAAATTGACGAGTAGGTGTTCTGACACCAGCCATCACCGGTGTTGGTAAAGAAATATCATGAAGGGAGATTGCATCATAATATTCCTTGATCCAAACCATACGATCAATAGGTTCGTTAATAAACATGGTGGCGGCAATCATCAAATATGCGACCTGTGGTGTTTCGTGAAAAGTTTCATTCACCCGGTTCTTTACTAGATACTTTCCACGGAATTGTTCAACCGCTGCATACACCAACGAGAAATCACGATTATGTTTGATAATATTTTCAAACTCTTCAAACTCTTCGTCCGTGAAAGTCAAAAGACTCTTATCATAAACACCGAGCGTGACGTTACGTTCAACAATTTTACGAATAGGCCACGGTTCGTGTTCACCATAGAGTTCTTTCCGTAATTGGTAGTTAACCAAGCGGGCCGCAACGTATTGATAATTAGGGGTATTTTCTGAAATCAAATCAGCCGCAGATCGGATCAGGGTGTTATGTATTTCAGATGTTTTGATACCGGTTGTAAATTGTAATTTGGCGCTTAGTTCAATTTTCGAAACAGATACACCGGTGATGTCTTCACACGCCCAGAATAATACTTTATGAATTTTGTCTAGGTCTAGTGGTTCTTTAGAACCATTGCGCTTTGTTACGATTATATTAGAGGTAGTGGGCATACTCGTTTTCTCCGGTATATGAACTAAGGTGTCATTACCAGAATATGATATTCTCGCGTCCATTAAATGCTCCGAGTGCTATAAATTATCTTAGGATGTGAATTTACTTACAGCAGAGCGGTATCCTTATTATGAATGAATCGGCACCAGATTTAGTATTGGCTGACAATGATACACACAGTATAGTGGGTAAGATTATTGAGCACATGCCAGCATCACTTATGACACAACTTGTTAAGAATCATTTAATAGAAACATCCGATGGAATCATTATTGGACGAAACTCAACTAGACTTAATATAGAATGCGCGCTTTATAATAACGAATTATCGCGCGCTGACTTTTTTGCAACGGGTGGTGTGTCAAATGGGTTTCATTTTAAAGCTGATGGAATATTTTGGTTTAAAAGAGATAATGAGTATGGCGGAATACTATTACACGGCCAACGGGTAAAACCCATTGACCGTGTAAGAAAGACGGTAGCAGTTTTTTGTAAATCACCGTGGTCGGTTTTCGATGATCGAATTTGGTTTTCTACCGAGGAAGATACCAAAATTTGTTACTTGATGATTTGATTATTCGTACTCATCATAATTAATTGTGACGCCCCAAGACGGTACTGGGAGATTGCCACCCCAACTTTGAACAATCACCCAAATCATTTTAGTGATCCACGACTTGTGATCTTCACACCAACCTTCACCATATCCATCAGTGAAGAAAACAATGGCATCATATGGATCACCAGCTTCTAGTGATTTGTCCTTCATCCATTGTACGGCTGGTTCGAAGATCGTGCCACCACCACCATGGAATGGGTATTGAAGAATTTCATCACCGTTATCCAAATCATAATGACGATGATTATAAACTTGAGTATCACACGAGATGACATCGATATCATAAGAGTCAAACTGACTGATGATACCATATAGTTCACCAAGCACTTTGCGCAGGTCTTCTTCACCGATTGATCCAGATGTATCAACGATAACACCGATACGAACCGATGTTTCATATTCCATGCCTTCTAGAGTAATGCCGCTAGAAAACATACGAGGATCAACCCGAAGTGGGGAATAATCAGAAACCCGAAGCGAATCCATTTCAGCGGTGATATAGCTAGCCCACGGAACACGTGGTTTGATCCATTCGTCAATCAGTCGCAAAATACCGGCTGGAATGTCGCCACGACCTTGACCACGTTCCTTGGCCTCATTAGCTGCTTGAAGCGTGGTTGATCGAGCTTGACGCGCAATCTCTTTCTTATCTTCTTCGTCCAACTCATCCATGAGATGTGTATCAATGGTTTGTTTATCACGATGAAGACCAGAACCCGATCCACCCTTCTGTCCTTCGTCTTCTTCCAACAGAACTTCATATACTTGTTCAGCAGAAAGACCGGCGAAGCGAGTATCATACAATCCAATGTAATCAGTATCGCTTTTGCCGAACGCTTCGTTCATCTTCTCAACCATTTCCAGATGTTCTGGATCGATATACTTTTTGGTTTCTTCAATGGCAGCTTGCATTACATCGAGACGAGGCATAGGCATACCGAATTCAACCAAGGTTTGATTGATTACATAATCGGTAGCAACATTCCATAACTGCGGATCACGAGAACCACGACGACCCATGGAATCAAAAACGACATGCATGATTTCATGACAGAACACGAACTTCTGCTCATCGTTGGTAATTTTGCCAGACTTCGGATTCAACAGATGCATAAACAGTGCATTGAAATAAAAGTTGAATCCATCAGTAGCAGCCGTCGAAATCAATGGATGACCCGGTGCACAAATAACCGTAGGATATGAGATAACGAAATTGGCAAAGAATGGCATATCGTTGCTGATCGAGATACGCAATCTGGTCAATTCGCTATACGGATCAAACCCTAACTTATCCACATCCAATTTTGGTTGGTTGGGGTTAAGAAAGTTTTTGATAATTGTTTTCGGGTCCATGATTAACCTGCCTTTCGCAGATCAGAAGAGTTCATCACTTTTGAAAGCTCGTTCTGCATCGTGATCCAGTGACCACCAGCATCACCAAGAACTTCAGTGTAAATTTGTGTGATCTTGGGATCATCGGTATCAATATAGAATGAAGTTGTCCGCTTGATGAGCATCATAGCCCATTCAGCATCTTCAATTCCTTTTTTGTTGATGAAGGCGGCAACATTTTGTGCCGACTCAACCGTGAAGCTCTTAGTCATCGTGCTAATCAACGAATTGATGAAGGCAAACTTCATAGAAAGCGCTTTAGATTTAATCTGGCGATCATTAGACACGTTGCCTGATTTCTTCACGACCGCTTCGAAGTCAATATCCTTGACCTTGCCGCTCAACACCGTTTCTGGCTTAGGAAGATGGACATAAATATCAACCCAAGCCATGAAGTCAGCAGCAACACCTTCACCAAGTGTGCCCGACAGAACTGCTTCTGTGATTGTACGAAGGTCTTTCTCGGAATCCGGTAACATCTTGATATCTTTATAAATATCAGAAGCCATTTCCCAAGTACGAGGACAAGGGTACGAAGATGAACCGCCGCGACCAGCCATTGTGTTGGCATCGAATTCAAAAATCATTTCTGGTTTAAAGTTCAAGAAGCCAAGAACTTCTGGAACGACATCATTAGCAAAAGCCCAATGACGCCATTTGTTATATGTTGGTTCATCGATGTGGATGTGAGTCATACGAGAAACCAGAGCCGGTGACATCGCTGTGGCACCAACCTTGTCTTCAACCCGATTACCAGCGGCAACCATGTCCACATTTTCCGGCAACATATATTCACCAACTGCACGATCCAGAACCAATTGAAGTGCAGCACCTTGAACCAATTTCGGAGCAAGGGACAATTCGTCAAGGAAAACAACAGCATGTTGATCGTGTAGACCGGATAGAATACGCGGCATCAAACGGTTGATCATGTCGGCATCGGCCAACAGATTACCATGAGCGTCAACACGGGTGATACGTTCGATCAGTTCTTCCAAGCGCTTGGGTGACATCGGGAAGTTATTGGTAGCCAACCATTCGGCTTCTTCCTTTTGTGCATTGAATACAGGAAGACCCTTAATATCGGTAGGGTTCATCAATAGAAGACGATTATCAAATACCCGACGACCCTTGAATGTTTTACCACAAACGTCTTTGAACGTTTCATGAAAATGCTTAAGAAGCCGTTCGTCAATTTGTACGGTATAATATTGCTCTGAAGCAATTTCACGAATCATAACGGATTTACCAACACCCGGTGGACCCCAAATCATGGCCACTTTGTTGGACTTCCATAATACTGCCAGAATACCGGGTACTTTATCAATTGATACGCGGGAAAGATTTTGCATAATTTGATGAACCTTGATTAATTGCCGTAATTCATCATAGCACGGCGGATATATAAGTCAACAATCAATCATCATCAGATAACAGTTTATCTAACATCACCGTGCGTGGAACTAAATCGACAGTCAGTATGCAATCAAGCCCTGATGCAATATCCTGAAGAGTCGTCAATGATAAACTTTTATTTTCATGATTTTCAATTCTACTAATAGCGGGCTGTTTCAAACCCACCGATTCTGCAAGATCAGATTGCTTCATCTTCATAGATTTGCGTTGACGCTTAATTTTATCTTTGAAGGAAAATAGAAAAGCTTGGTTTAAAATTTCCAATGCTTCTTCTTTTGATCGCTTTAACCGGTTCACATCTTCGGGAATATAATCTTTAACACTCATTATTGTATCCAATATACTTATTAGGTATATTTAGGGACCAAATCAGATAAACGCAATTGGAAGCACCGCACCGGGTCTTCGAACCATAATATTATCTTCACCCGTTACGAAACCGAAACTTTGAAGTTTACGTTTCATGGATGATTTGATTCCATCAATAACAACAGCGAGTGGTAAATTCTGCTCGTCTTGTCTTTTACAAATATATTGTAGCACTTCTAACATAGCATCACTTTTATTAGATGCTTCATCATCGAGTTCAATCTGGATGATGGTCGCATCACTGATGACAATCTTACATACCATATCAGTCTTCTCACCGCGAGAAATAGCAAGGACCACGATATTCTCGCCCTGTGCTTTTTCTTCGATGTCGAACTTGTTGGTGCTATTTTCTAATAAGTCTACAATACGCATATTCTTATTTATCGAACTTTGAGGTTCTTTAGCTCTTTTAATTCTGAAGCGAACACATTGCGGCGTTTTGTATTAGACATCACCAATCCTTTATATTTGGAAATGTCATTTTTCAAACGAGTGATTTCAGAAATAATCTTTTGATATGCTTCCTGAGTCCATGAATATGATGCTCGTGCCGATATACGATCAGCAATATCATCACTAGCCATAAGACCATCACGACTCGCACAATTAATGATGTCAGATTTCATGTCAGCTCGATTTTTCTTTTTTGAAATTCGATCTGGCATCTTGTGATCAAAGCACGCCTTGATGCAAAGAAGATAAAGAAGTTCAGCTTCCGCCAGCTTGATCAGGTTTTCATATCGAACAAGATATTGACTGAACCGCCACTTGGTCCATTCGCGAAGATATCGTTCAACAGGATCAGCATATTTCTGTTTAGCATCATGAATATATTGAACAATGCCCTTGCCATCAAACGTGGTAACGACAAACGTTTCACTCGCTTCTTTACGAAGTTTGAGAAAGGTGATCGCGTCTTCTTCTGTCCATGTGCGACAACGGCCACGACGAAGTTTGATTTCAATGTTGATGGTTCGGGATGAAAAATCTTTAACATCATTGATTTCACCAGCATCCATCATCTCGTTTAATTGTTCTTTAAACGAATCAATGGTGAGATTCATCGCTGGCAATTCAGTAACCACCAGTGTGCTCGCGTCTTTCACTTCGACCTTACCAGTGAATACCCAAACCATGCCACCGGATTTATTATATCCCTTGAATACACCGCGTTGATTGTTCATAAAATCAAACGATGGTGCCAACCGTGGAAACTCTTCGGATTTATCATCACGAAGACAAACGGAGATAGCATCGATTAAGTCATTGAGATTGCGAGGGAAAACCCGATCACTGTAACCAACACCGATTCCTTCTGCACCGTTCAACAGGTGAGTTGGCACCATCGGGAAAAATGTTTCTGGCATCAATCGAGAACCATCATGATTCTCAACCATTGGAATAATATCGGCATCCATGTAAAGCAAACTGTTGGTATATTCGGGTTTCTTCACATAGGTATAACGTGCACTAGCGAACGCGGTTGGTTTCAGAAGTGATCCGAACGAACCCTTACCGAGAAGCAAGGGCACATTGTTCTTGAACGGTCCAGCCAATTGTGAAATTGAATCCGCAGCAGCCGTATCACCATGAACATAAAGTTCTTCAGCGATCATTGTGCCTGCAAGAGCAATCGTTTTAATTTTGTCGCGCCGATTTCGCATAAGGTACAACGCAATACGTTGCCCTTGTTTCAAACCATCGCGAGCATCAGGGATTGCCCGATTCTTATTAACGTAAACAGCGAACCCGTGATACGCTTCTTCCAAAAATATGGTATTGGCTGACATGTTCACTGAAATCCTTTGTTGACAATTCGACATAACTACTATACCGTTCCCTTTCATAAGTCAAGCGGGAATTCACACATGGCACGTACCCCATCATCCCCAAAGCAACGCCAAAACAAAGAGTTGAGTGATTGGCAACACGTGCGTCTTAAGACTGAGATGTATCTTGGATCACGTGATATCTCGACCGATACCATCGTTAACTATACCGGTAAGAAACTTGAACTCCAAGAAGTTCAATATGTTCCGGCACTTATGACCGCGTTTCGGGAATTGCTAGATAATGCCATGGATGAAATCGTTGGTCATGGTAATGGTAATATTATCAAAGTAACGTTTGACCCGAATACTTTAACTATGTCGGTGCAAGATAACGGTGCTGGTATTCCTGTTGATCAGGTTGAAATGGTTTTTACTCGCCTTCGTGCCGGTTCGAATTTTAATGACCGTGAACAAGTAGTGGGTACAAATGGTATTGGTGCTTCTGCTGTCAACTTCGTATCTTCAAACTTTAAAGTTGATGTTTGGGCTAATAGTGTTCATTACGAACAATCATATGAAGAAGATAATATTAACAACGAAGAAATTGTAATCAAACCACCACGTAAGAGTCCTGTTGGGCGCAAACGTGGTACGCGTGTACAATTCACTCCATCGTCAACCGTCTTCAAACATATGGTGTTGCCAGAAGGATTGATTCGTGCCCGAATTCACGAATTGTCTTTCATCTATCCGAAAATCAAATTTTATTTTAATAATCAAATTATCAAAACGACTGATCTGTTCAAAGGACATGAATTCATTCGGGTTGATGTGAATTTGCCTGATAAGAAATTCTATAACACCTTTTATATTGTTCCAAACTTCCACGATGGGAATGAGGAACATATGCATGCGGTTGTTAATGGTATCTGTGCATTCACTGGTGGCGAACACGTCAAGGCATTTCGTGCGAAGTTCTTTTCATCGATGCTTACCAACATCGCCAAGGAAGCCAAACAGCGTAAGGTCGTTCCTAACCGTTCTGATGTCGCTGCTGGACTATTGGTGTTCGCGGTCACTCATATGGATGCACCAAACTTTAATTCACAGTCGAAACATTTTCTTGTGAACGCTGCTGCTGGTAAATGGATCACACAGGGCTTGGATGAAAAAGTCTTTGCCACCATTAAGCGCAAGCATCCTAAGTGGATCGAATCAATTATTGATCGTGCTGCTGTTCGTTCAAGCGCAAAAGATATCAAGGACGCACAATCGTTCACCAAAAAAGCTGGTAAGACTAATGTTGTCAAATTGATTGATGCCACTGGTCGTGATCGGTCCAAATGTATTTTGATTATTGGTGAAGGCGATTCAGCTGTCAACCTTATCACCAGTGAACGGATCAATGCGATTCATGGTATCCTTCCATTGCGAGGGAAGATCATGAATGTTCACGGCGTCAAAGTTTCTGATGCTGTGAAATCGCCAGCGCTGGCCGATATTATTTCAGCTCTTGGTTTGGTATACGGTAAGACGGCAAAACGACATGAGTTGCGATATGGTCAAATTCATATTGCGACAGACGAAGATCATGACGGTTATCATATCTTGTGTCTCTTTATCAACTTCCTGTATACGTATTGGCCTGAACTATTCGCCGATAAGAATAAACCATTCGCTTCGAAGATCATGACGCCCTTCATCATTTTGAAGAAAGGTGATCAGCGGAAATATGTTTATCAAACCGATTATCATAAATTCGATCCATCAAAATATAAGGGATGGGAAATCACTCGTGCTAAGGGGCTTGGTACGCTTGAAAGCCCGGAGTGGAAAGATATTCTAGGTAACCCGAAACTGATTTCCTTCTGGGAAAATGGGAAAATGAAAGAAACATTAGATTTGATGTTTAATGGTAAACGTGCAGATGATCGTAAAGATTGGTTAGAGGTCGCTATCTGATGAATAAGATTTCCCAACGATACAAACGAATTCCGTATTCACCAAGAAGCAATATGGGTGAAGACCTTTGGAAACTTATTGATCAACAATTTACAATCGAACTCATTCGTATGTTGGTCAAGGGCGAAACTACCATGCTATGGAACATGTATTCTGATTCCAAACTCATTGTTGAACTTCACACGTCTCTTAATAATACAAAATCAATAAACATCATGTTAATAAAACAAACTGCATAAAAATGCATTTTGTTGAAAAAACCGTTTGACATTCTGATTTCAACCGGCTATACATATAAGCATAGGAAGACGGGGTGACCTGTTAACTGAAAACAAGACGAAGAAAACGTTCATTTCTTCACGACTGAGATATGGTTAGGACTATTGGAAAGACATATAAAGTTGTACTTTATATATTCAATGGTGCTGACACTCGATAACTTCTTTAATGAAGACCGACGAAAGACCGATGATAAGGGTGAATGCGGATTGAGTAGAACACCATAGGTAAATGTCGAACAAACGGACGTGACTGGTAAGAGAGTTACTTGGGAGAGGTATAAGGGGCGTCACCCCTTGCCTCTCCCAAACTTTATGTATAAGTATATCATTGGAAGATAGGAAGGCTTGGTGCCTTAACGGGTTTCGAAAGCCCGCCCACCTTACGGTTGATGGTTCGAATCCATTATCTTCCGCCACATTGGCTATGGATAGGCAATCCGATTGGCGACGGAGCCGGTTTTGAACACCGTGTGAGCGTGAAAGCGCCTTGGGGGTTCGACTCCCTCCCTATCCGCCAAGTCTTTTTACTTGACAAATACTATTGAACCGTTTAAGTTAAACTTAACACGGGAGAGAATATATTATGTCTGACACACGCACTCTGGATATTGATGACTTCGGTATGCGCTTCCAAGTGTTTACTCGCAAGTATGCTGACTCTAAGTGGTCTGTTGCCATGTTCAATCTGTTTCAGTTGATCGATAATCGGATTTGGTCAGACTATATCAAGCACGTGCGGGCAAAGCTGCAATCTTCCGATATTCCTGAAAATAAGAGCTATCGATATTATCCATTTGATGCTGAAGCCGGTTGTACACAACGAAAGCTCACGGTTGGTGATCAGCGGGAAATGTTGAAACATATTTTGTATGAAGCCATGCAAACATATGAATTTAATCTTATGACACATCCCGAATGGGGAATGGTGGGTGGCTATCCTATACCAGATAAATCATCAGACCATGTTGCTCTCACCGACACGGCCAAACATATCGCGTTGACTTTCTTTGCGACTATCGCAACAATGCCGATGACAGAATTCGAAGGCTTTTTCAATTGTATGTTTGTCGATCCCGGCTGGGAAGGCGTGCGGGCACAACCATGGGCCAAGTTTATCGAAAAGGAACTAGCAGCATGAACAGTTTCGCAATCGTCAATGGACAACGTGTTCAAATTCCCAATGGTAGTGAAGTCTCTATCGTTGGAAGTAAACTCTACATTGATGGTAAAGAATATAAAGCGGATGGTTCAGAGCCACTGATTTCTATTACCATTGAAGGTGATGTCGGTTCTCTCAAGGTTGATAAGGGCGACGTTTCGGTTCTGGGTAGTGTGAACGGTAATGTTGAAGCCGGTGGTTCCGTTGGTTGTGGTCAGGTTGATGGTCATGTTGTAGCAGGTGGATCGATCACCTGTGGTAACATTGATGGTCCAGTTGATTCTGGTGGTTCTGTGAACTGTATGAATATTACCGGTAATGTTGATTCTGGTGGTTCTGTGAACTGTATGAATATTGAAGGATCAGTTGATGCTGGTGGTTCTGTGAGATATAGCAAGGAAACTGATGATGGCAACGGAACCCTGCGTTAAGAAGTGGCTTGTAATATACAAAGGTCACAATCCGGCAAAAGCAGAAAATATAATTCGGGTTGTGGAAGCTACACATAAACCCGGTGGTAATACATATGATGTTTGGTATGTAGAGAACCATAAAGCGTATATCGGCGACGTGTTGTGGTATTTGCATGAATCTAGTCATGGTGCTGATCTTAGCTATGTTATGGAGGATGACTTTGACACTCCTGCGGATTTTATAAATTTGGTAAATCAATTTATCCGAAATGATCGTGCCAGACTTGAATTTCTGTTCAAAGAACACTGTATGGTTTGTGATAAAATCGCACACAATATGAAAAGAGCAAACCCATGACCAACCGTGCTCATATACAGATACATACCACTGGCACAAACATTTGCTTTGTGTCTGATTATCCATATGGAATCATGTCTGATTTCGGTGAGAAGATCAAAGCATATCTATCCGAAGTGGTCACAGCTGCTGAAGGATTGGAACCAGCACAATATCATAGTGTTGATGATGTCGTTAAATGGTTCATGCAATTTGGTTTAACCTTTTCAGAAACATGCAATATGGGTAAAGTTTATTGGTACAAGATTGATATCAAACCAGAATGTCGTGGGATTGATCTTCGTTATTGCTCTCGCTGGTTGGATAATTGGGATGAATCAGATTTTGCCCTAAGTAATAGACTATTGACATCCGATCCTATCCTTAGTACACCGTGATTATATGCCGTCATAGCTCAGTTGGCAGAGCGCCTGCCTTGTAAGCAGGATGTCCGGGGTTCGAATCCTCGTGGCGGCACCATTCCCCTCATGAAAGGTTTTTCATGTCAGACCCGTATGTAGAATATCAAAACCTAAAAGCCCGCCACCAGAAAGAGTTGGTTGAGTGGATTCATTCGACGCCCGCAAATCTAGCTGCTTTTCAAGAAGATACGGGTTATGATACACCAGAAGAATATCTTGATGAATACGGATATAAGTTCTGCATCATAGCTCATATAGCACAAGATTTACGTCATCCTGATTATGAAACGTGGCGAGATGAATACATCCCGTATCATTTCTTGGAAGACCGATTCCATTAACCGATTGAGTATATGATGTTAAAACGACACAAAGACACAGCATTTACTATAACCTTCATGCCCTTAAGGTGGAAATGGGGTTGCACCGATGCCATGGGGTGTAAATCATTTACAATGGGTCCGTTTCGGTTTGGGTATTATAATCCACATTCTGCGAACAAGTCATATAATTTCACAACCAAACTCTACGACAAATAGCGGGCAGGACTCTGGTAGGGAAACCGCTGCGGCGTTAATGAACAAATGCAAACCCCATGGGTTCAATTCCCATCCTGTCCACCATTAATGAGTATATTATGCTTGATGATCATCCGTTAATTCCGCAATTAAAAGAATATATGAAGCAATCAGTATCTGCTGATGGTGAACAACGTATTGGTGAATATTTCTGGTCTTCTGAATTGCCATCATATGATTTCACAAAAGAAGTTCTTGAACCGGGTTGTAGTGAAACCTTACCCGAAGGTGCAACAGGATTGAGAGTCGATGATGACTTCTGGATCGTTGGCATTATTCCCTACGAGTATAAAGATGTTCCAACCCGTGAACTGGTCGATGTGTTGTATCCATGGATACCAGAAGGAAAAGTAATTATACTTTCCGAATGATGGTTATAAGTAAGTTCATGAAAGAACTTACTCTTGCAGTTCGACACGATAATAATCTAGCCTTTGCGGAATTTGATGAAGATGGTAACATCTTACATTGGAAGGTGAAGACTCAAGCAAAGTTCATAGAAGAATCACTTGGTCGAGAATTACCGTACACATGGGTATTGGTCGTTGGCAAAGAAGAAAAAGATCAAACCATCATCTGTGAAGTTTTAGAGACTTTTCCAATGGACGAGTATGGTGATACAATTAATATCCTAAACGAGCCGATGTTCCAGTTACAAGCAAGCGAGTTACTAATATCATATATGAAAGATCATAGATGTGATGTATCAGCTGAAACTATTAATTGACATTGATGGTTCACCCTGTATATTGATGTCTTCAACGGCTGGTTAGCTTAATTGGTCAAAGTCGGAGCCTCTAAAACTCCCAGATATGGGTTCAAGTCCCATACCAGCCACCAAATTTTACAGAGCGATGAATATGTCAAAAGATAAAACAACTGACCGGGTTTACACTCTTGATGAGTGGAGAAACAGTGTCGCCAGAATGTGGTGGGCAATTATTCCATCTTCGAAGTCTGATCTTGAAAAAATCAAGGATTGGGTTCTGAAGAACAGCAAAACCCTTGGTGATAACGTTTTCTTCCTCACAGATGATAAAACGGTTAAGATCAGCTGTCCTGATGGATTTCGTAAACTTTGCGGAATCGTTAAAGATGAACTGAACATCCAATTCAAGGTCAAGCCTTATGGCGACAACGATCTTGAACTTTAAAGTGTTTTTGGATTCATACGCAGCTTCATATAATTGGGCAGCAATTGTTTTCCCAATGAGTGATTTCGAATTAGCTATAGCATTCAAAGAGTTAGCAGAACCATACCTAACTGACCAAGTTGTTTTATTGGGATGTGAAGTTCGCTGCATTGATAATCTATTAATGCTTAAAATTGTTGAGGCAGCGAAAGCCAAAGGAATTGATATCAAGTCGATTCAATTAAAATATGCAGGATGTGATATACTGATGGGTTGACAACCCTAATACATCTTGATAACTATATAATATGACAACCACAGGAGATAGTCATGACGTAGATTACTAAACAAGAACTACTTAAGAATAACACGAACGAAGTGTCGGATAATAATCTTTATCTTTACGCTATCATTCGCAAAGACCTTGAAATGCCTTCGGGCAAGCTTGCGTCCCAAGCTGGTCATGCTTTCACTGACAGTCTTTGTCAGGCTTTAGATCAATCACCTGAACGGTTTCATAATTACCGTACCGGCCATGGTGGATCGAAAGTCGTTCTGAAAGCCAAGGGCGAAACCCAACTCATCAATACCTATAATCGAATTCGCGAATCTGGCATTCCTTGTGCCTTGATCGTGGATCAGAAACATATCATGCCGCCGCACTTTGATGGTAATCCCATCATCACGGCGCTTGGTATTGGTCCGTGTCGCCGCGAAGAGATTTACCCGATCATTAAAAAGTTTGGGTGCGTGTGATGGCCAAGGATTATACGAAAATCAAAAATATTGATGAACTTGGATGCATGATGATGAAATGCAAACAGTTCAAGGATCAAGATGTGTTGGAACACGGATATTCAATCTATGATTACTTCCGTGATCTTCAGGATCATATACTTTATGATTCACCTACAACATATGAATGGAAATTACCTAATTGGATTTATAATGAAAAGTTATGGGATCAACTATTAGATCACAAGACGATTCGTACATATCAAATCTATCACGATTGTGGTAAACCATTCTGTAGAACCATCGATACGGAAGGTCGTCACCATTTCCCAGATCATGCTAATATATCAGCTGATCTATGGATGCATCTAATGGGTGATCAACAGATTTCCGATTTGATGCGAATGGATATGGATATTCATTTGATGCGTGCAGATGGGATTGAAGAATTCGCATCTCGTAAAGAGGCAGCAACGTTGCTTATAACGGGTTTATGTGAACTTCACAGCAATGCGCGTATGTTTGGTGGAATCTCATCCACGGGCTTCAAAATCAAGTGGAAGGCCATGAACAAGTATGGTGGTCGCATTGCCGAAATACTTTGTCAAAAATGATTGTTCGGGGAGTCTTAACCGGCTCCCCGATATCATATATAGACGTTGACATTGATACATAAGTACTGTAACATGTTAATAATGCCGATTTCGTCCAATGGCTAAGATGTCTGTTTCGTACTCAGGAGATAACAGTTCGATTCTGTTAATCGGCTCCATTAATAGGTGATGCATGTTCAAGATTAAACAAAAGCCCAAGTTCAAAGAGCTTCCTGATGAAGTTATTGAAGTACATCTTAGTCGTGCTTATGGCAGTGATGAGTTCACTCTTGAAGAGATTGTTAAACAACTGCTTGATAAGATGCATGAGTTTAATAAACGTCACGAAAATATTGTGATACCGGACCCGATTGATGTTTATAAATTAAAATTTGAAGCAGATAATGATGATTATGAATATGATTGTCATGCTTCCCCACATCTAGAAGTTCGATGCATGGTTCGCCCGTCTGATCGTTTATGTGAAGCCCATCTACTCGCATACGAAAAGAAACTCAAAGTGTTTGAGAAATGGGAAGAAGACAACAAGGACAAGATCGCTGCTGAATTGGTGCGTCGAGTTGAACAGGAAAAGCTTGATAAGATTCGCGCCAAGGATCAGACACAGGTGAAATTGAACGAAGAACGTGAGCGTTTGCAAAAACGATTGGCAGAAATAGAAAAGAAATTATAAAATGTATTTTGCAAAAATATTATTGTCAGCCAACAGTACCGATTTAGCGTGCTTGTGTGATGCTTACTATCCAAATCAGGATGGTCAATGGTTTGACTGTGGTGATACCGATATGGCAACGCGCCTATATAATGCTTGTCTGGTGAACCGTTCGGCTGATCCTGATTCTAGTATGATCAAGCTAACGGAAAATGGTGAAGATTTCTTAGTGGAAGTCGCTCGACGTGCCTTGGCACAAGGTATGTTCTTATCCCCTGAATTGAGCCGCGACGAACTTGATTACATCAAAACTATGAAAGATGCACAGGCGGAAGGAATTGTATTAGCCGAAGCAGCAGCAAAGAAGAAAGAAGACCGTGCTGCTGGCCAACGTGCATTAGCCAAGGCAGGTCAATAGATGGTGGATTTCATACTCAGTATAGTAAGTGGCAGCATGGCCGTGTTGTTCTTTTATATGAGTGTGGAATCCCTTTTCATGCCTAATCGTGCCAAACGAAGATATGAAAAGTATTTGAACCAACGAATTAATGTTTGTTATGTTGACAGAAATAATAAAATAGTGTTTCTAAGAACAGTTGCCGAGAAGATGGAACACGACCGAATTCAAAACCGAGACTGGTGGCGAGCCATTATTAGACATTCGCTATAAGTATTAACAAGATTGCCGTCTTAGCTCAGTTGGCAGAGCGTTACATTGGTATTGTAAAGGTCACTGGTTCGACTCCAGTAGACGGCACCAAATTAATACTTGACAAGAACAAGGTAAACGTATAATGTCATTTGTGTCGGTACTAAAGAAATTAAACGAGGATGCTATGAGCGATATTGAACAACTCCTGATCGAAGCCAACGAACAACTCAATAATTCGAAGATCACCCGTATGTCCGGTGATGACCTCATCCGCGAGAACCTTCGCTTGATCGAGGAAATGGAAAACGAGTCCCAGAAGAACGTTCTCACCGCCTAATCCGTTTTTAATCATCAACGATTGATCATACTATGAGCAATAGGTATATTAAATCGAGGGAAGCCATCTCCAAGGCTGACCCTATTTTCAGGAAAAACGTCAGCATATTCGAAAAGCTAATTATTAAGGGTCACAATAGGACGCCCGAAGAAGAAGACCTATTAAAACGATTCAATCCACATGTGATCAAACATGCCAATACCCGAAAGGGTAAAGCGTTATTCAAACAACATCAGCGTGGCAATTTTCGTATATGGCAAGCGCACATCCCATCATCGGGTAGCAATACTCAACACATCGTGGCTATGGCAATCGATGCTAAATCGAAGGTAGTCAGGTTTCTTCTAGTCGGGACACACGCCGATACATCTGGTTGATAAATAACCATATGAGATTGGTAGATTTATTTGAAAAGAATAAAAAGAAACCGGTGCAACCACAGCAACCGGTTTCTTCTGTATTTGCGGTTGAGTTGACCAACAAGTATGAGAAAACCAAAGAGACGCTATCAAAAAGTGATCCTATTCTCAAAAAGAATATTCTCGTATTTGAAATGCTGGCTACCAAGGGACCAACGCGTTCACCCGAGGAAGAAGAATTATATAAAAATCGGTTCAATGCTCATATTGTTAAATTTTCTAACTCTCGTAAGGGACAAGCATTATTCAATCGACATAATCAAGCCGGGTTTCGTATGTGGCAAGCCCATATTCCTTCTACTCAAACCAAGGGTAGATATGTTATGGCGTACTCGATTAACAATAAGAGCAAAATTATAAGATTTATTTTAGTTGGAACTCACGATGATACGACCGGTGGATGATTTTTATTCTCGGTTGATTGTAATCGTTTGAAGGTCATCGCCTTGATGTCAGCTGTTCGCACACGTTCATGCTTTCGGAAATATACATAATTTCCTTTCTTGCTTTCCCATTGATCGAGAAAGTTTGTTCCATCTTTCAACTTCACAAACACGTGTGCTGATTTGGGAAAAGTGGTGTGTGGTGACTTAGCCATAACATTAATTATAAATACTACTACGATTGGATGCGCAATGAAAAAACTATTGAATTACATTTTGACAGAAAGCGAAAATGCAGAGTTTGATTTCAAACCATTTATTGCATTCGCTACCAAACACTTAAAGCTGGATGAAGAACCGAAGATCGACATCGTTGATGTTATCGAAGGACTCACCGCGTTCGGGTGTCATAATCTAATGGATAGAAGCATCACCGTTGCCAAAGGTGGGCGTCACCAGATTGATGTGATGAGAACCATAGCACATGAGATGGTTCACTACAAACAATCAGCGACGTACACACCGGATGGTCAAACTGGATCAGATGATGAAAACGAAGCGAATGCAGTTGCCGGAATCATTTTGAGAGATTACGCACAAACTGCATTCAACGATTAAACCAATTTATTACTAATGATTAACGCAGATCGCGTTTCTCTGAATTCCGAATCGGTTTGTTCGGCTTGATATTCTTCCGCGACTTCGATGTCAGAATAAGACTGGCAAAGTTCTGGCATAAGACTGCTTCCGCGACCGGTCACAAACTTATATACCAAGACGGTGTGAATTCGCTGCATTGGATTCTCCGATTAATGTTTAACACATTAATACCATATGACATTAATCGGAAAATACGAGGGACCAATCCCGTGACAAGATTTCAAGAACATCCATATAAAGGAAACGGTTACCTTCGGTGAGAACACCAAGCAGTAACACCTTCTCTTTAAAATAGACCCGTGCGAAATCACGATCATTCTTAACAATATCTTTGAGATTTGATTTCAAATCTGCCAGTTTGATCGTCTTGACTTCGGGTGGTGCCGACGCGATGAACTCACGGTCACGCTTCTTGCGTTCGGCCCGGCTCAACTTCAACCCGTTACTGACATCGGTCAGATAGACCACATAATCAGAAACCGTTTTACCGAATTCTTGATACACCAGTGGATGTGACCAATGGGTGTCTTCCACAATATCGTGAAGATAAGCTGCTGCAACCTGTTCAGCAGTTCCACCATGGAACTCGACACTCTTAGCAACTTCTTCAACATGTGTGAAATATGGAAGGCTCGTGTACTTTCGTACTTGTCCTTCGTGCGCTTCTAAGGCTGTAGCGCGTGCCTTTTCTACTATATTCATTTTCTTTTCCTTTATAAGCCGAATTGCTTATCATTTCTAGATTTTCTCTATTGGTGTTATTTATCATGTCATTCCATATGAGTCAATAATAAAAAGTTCTTGCTATAGGACAAACACTCTGCTATAAGTAAGTTGTACGTAATTGATCGTATGGGGATGTGGCGGAATTGGTAGACGCCCCAGATTTAGGTTCTGGTGTTGCAAGACGTGGGAGTTCGAGTCTCTCCATCCCTACCATCATTTAAGAAAGAATATTTCTAATGTTGTGTAATGTTGAAATCAAAACGGTTGATGATTTTCTTGATCCAATGGATAAAGAAGGGGTTCAATCCTTGCTGGATTATATTCAAAAACATACTGACTTTACTGGTATCCAGACCTTTGTTGAAAATCATTTATGGAACGAAAACCCAACCGAGGGTGTCTACATCTGTGATCTGAATTATTCATACAACATCAAGACGAAGCTCATTAATTATCCCGAGGATGTTGATTTTCCATCCTATGGCGTTGCTGATAATTATGAACAGATCATTGATAAATATCATGAACTAACCAGTTTGAGCCAACGTAAATTTTGCATCCTGTGCACACCAATGCGCAAATCTGAACAATATTCAGAAGGTGGATGGCGTTGGCATAAATGGGGTGAGTACATCGGTACAGAAGAGCCGACATGTGAATACCTTTATGACGAACCCGTCATCGAAGAAGTCTATGTTTTTCACATTTACGAAATCAATGAGTAGGAACACCGATGCCCGAAGTCGATTTTGGACCCGAAGTAATAGTTAACCGACAGAAGAAACTTTTTTATAAGAAGTATCGCTATTCTGTAGTCGTTAGTTATGGATGGGGTCCAGATTACACCCATGGGTTTATCACTCAGGAAATGTCAGATTGGCGTGATGCTATTGCTGCACGTATCCGTGCAGCGTTGAAGGAAGGCCAACTACCAACCATTGTTGGTAATAATCATTCTCGCAATTTTGGAGAATACGGGCCGCATAAAAGAATATACACAAACGATATCAACGAAGTTAACACTATCATCGGTTATATTCTTGACATGAATGTCAGACCAGAGATTGGTGTAGCAACAGAAGATACATCATGTCCAAAACAATCAAATTTACCCCACTGGAAGATAAAGTAGTTCGAATAAAACTGAGAACTGGTAAATCCGGTTGGCCATTAGCACCATCCGGGTTAGTTATAAGTTATATTCCAACCGGGTTCGACCAGCTTCCAACCCAATGGTTTTATTCTGATTATCAGGGTGGTGTTACGGGTCCATTCATATCTTCGGGTCAAGCAATTTATGAATTCTACAATTATGTCATGGATAAACATCGTGATTATCATGATGATCCGGGCGAAGGGGGATGGGTTCATTATAAGGGCAATCGGATACCACCTGTATATAAAGGCAGACCATTGAAACTTTATGTTTGACGCATACGACTTTCATGATAAGTAAATCTACTGGAAGGTAGGAAGGCACGGTGCCTTAACGAGCTTGGAAAGCTTGCCCACCCTTACGGGTTGATGGTTCGAGTCCATTACCTTCCGCCACTACTTGTCGTCGTGTAGCTCAATGGCTAGAGCAGATACCTTATAAGTGTCAGATGCGAGTTCAATTCTCGTCGCGACAACCATCCCATCAGCATATTCAGGAGTGTTCCAATGACCGAAGTCGAAATTCTGGCAATGGAAACCGAATTAAATAGATTGAGTGATGCTTTTGATGAACGGGTTCGCATCGTGCGTGGTGAACATACTTGGCCTTGCCGCATTTGTGATGAGTCGTCAAAATTTAAAGACATCACCATCTATTCCACGCAATGGTACACTTCGCCTCATGGATGTACTGGTGGTGATTACTGGAACATCAATGATGAAGAAGTTGTGTGGCAATGTGGATTATGCGAATCAGTAAACCGGATGCTATTTCAATCATGGTATGATAATAAACCGGCTAGTCTCCCACGTAAAAAAATCAAAACATTAGAACCGTTCATGCGTAGATTTGAAAGATCATTCAAAGACCGAAAGGTTTTGAACGGTCATTTCTGTAGTAACGGGTTTCGATCTTATAACAATTATTACATGTATGATCCGGCGATTTACAAAGAACTCATACCAGATTTCAAACATGATTTACCGAAAATTAATAAACACTCAATAAATCCTGTTGGTGGTGATCCATCAGTTATAAAGAAACCCAATCCTGTTCAACTATGTGACCATACAGAATAATTATTGATTGGATTCAATTTGGTGTTGAATACTATCATAATCAGATTGAGCACGTGCCAGTAAGGTTACGAGTATTTGGTGTTCTGGTGTATTATCCATATTTTGGTTAATATTTTTTTGAATTAAAGTGTTCAAATCTGCTATCTGTTCAATGGCGGCTCGACGACTTTCGTTCAAATCAACAAACTGAATGGTCCAATTACGAATATTGCCTTCTAACATTATACCGCGTTCGCGCAATGTGGTACTATCACGAAGGCGATTGTTTTCTTCTAACCGGGCGTCAACCCAACCCTTTTGTGCCAATGCGAACGGCGAGGATTGAAATGCAATTACAGCTGAAACGATGACAACCACAGAACCAACAATGCTGGCAATGATACCAAGCTTGGATTGTATCATTTGGATTATTGATTGTTCTTCCATGATGAAATTCCCTTAGATGTAATATTTATATCTAGAAGGTTATACAGGTGCGCCATGAGAGTTTTAGTTTGCGGTGGTAGAAAGTTTGATGACACTGATATGTTAGATCAAGCTTTACGAACCATACATGATAATGTTGGCATCAGTTGCATAATCCATGGTGCCGCTAAAGGTGCAGACCTTATGGGTGCAGGATGGGGTTCAAAGAATCACATTGAATCTATCTCAGCGTTTGTAGCATTATGGAATGAACATGGTAAAAAGGCAGGCGTGTTACGAAACACTCAAATGATTAAAGAAGGTCATCCTGATATCATTGTCGCATTCCCCGGTGGAGTGGGTACTGAAAATATGAAAAGACAGGGTAGACAAAACAATATTATGGTGGTAGAAGTATCGAAAGATGATAACGGCACCGTTTGTTTCGGAGAGTTCTAAATGAAGACCGAAGATTACCCAGTTCAGATTATTCTGATGCGATCCGATTTGGCTTCTATGACTCCGGGTCGTGGCATGGCCCAAGCTGCACATGCATCAAGCGTTCTTGCAGCGGCCCTACCAAGTTTCACAGACGAAATGAGTAAGGCATACGATAAATGGGAAAACACCACCACTCAAGGTTTCGGCACCTGTCTGGTGTTTGATGCCCACAATGAAGAAACAATCAAGAATATCGTGGATGATGTTCAAAAAGAATTAACTAAAACCGTGTTCGCGGCAATGGTGAATGATCCAACATATCCAATCCATGATGGCTCATTCATTCATCTGGCCAGCGTCAATACATGCGGTGTGCTCTTCGGAATGAAATCCCAAATTGATATTATTCTTCAACAATGGACTATCGATCTTCATCGTACTGGGTATGGGATTTAATAATGTTTGAGTTCTTTGCCGCACTACCAGTATATGCAAAACCAGCCGCATTGATGGGCTTTATATTATTCATATATTTTGGAAACATGTTTTTCTGGTGGTTGGTTTTTCAAGCTATGAAACAAATCATGATTGGTATGGAAATCAATCATCATGAATTTTTCACCGGTAGTTCTCGTTCAGACAGTCCAAAGAAGGATGTGTTTCAGTGCTTCATGGTGATTCCGGGTTACTCGATATACTTCGCAATCAAATGGATTGTCGCAAATTGGTTGATACTGATTGGTAAAACCATCAAACGAGTGGTTAAATAAATCATGGAACCGGAACCACTCAACCTAATCCCATTTATTGTACTAGGTAGTTATGCCGGTATGATATTTGTTCATATGCTGTTTTGGAATATGCTGAAAGGTATTTTACGAGAAGTGACAGGATCAAACAGTGCATATATTGATCGTTACTGTGTGACAAAATGGGGGGAATCAGGATATAACCCTAGTCACTTCGTCGTGATATCGTGTTTTTTCCCACCTTTGTTATGGGGATGGATCATCACTAAGATATTTTACTTCATTGGTAAGATCATTGGTGCTTGGTGTAGAATATTAATGAGCTGTCTTCCGAAACACTAACATATCGGCACGTAGCATAGCGATCTAATGCCGTCAGCTCATAACTGATTGATCGCAGGTTTGAATCCTGCCGTGCCGACCACTTTTTAGGAATGCCCGATGTTTGAATGGCTTATCACTACCAATAATGAAATAGTGACGCAATACATACGGGCGTTCATTGATAGTATAGGTGTATCTGAATTCTGGTTCGGTGTATGGGTTTTATGGACAGTGATAGTGGTCGTCTTTATAACGGTTATGTTCAAACTGTCACCACCAGAGAAACACGATTTCTCTCCCGATGTGGTTTGGGGCGGGTTCGTTTTATATCTTATTTTCGGTGGAATGTTTGGTGGGATTGTTGTTCTACTCACTAATATCCCGATGTTTATATTGGGATTGGCGATTATGGCCTTGTTTCTCTTCTATATTTCAAATGCCACATCAATGATAGTAAACATCATGACTGATCCTGTAGACAGTTCAACCGATAACGAGTAGTGTTCAAAACGGTTATCGTATATAAGGGAATACTGAAATGTTTGAATGGTTGACTAGAATGAATGCCGAATGGGTTACCAAGGTAGCTAGACCGTTTATAACCACCGTTGGTGCTGCTGAATTGTTGGTGATATGGATAATTGTGTGGACAATAATTATTGCATCTCTCATCAACTTACACAAAATACAAAATGGTAACCGACCAATTACAGATGATGGTGATGCCCTCATGGCTATTATAGTGGGTTATTTTGTTGGCGGTATAATAATGTTTATCATACTGACCGGCGTGTTGTACAGCTTTGTGTTTAGTGTGGCTGGTGTTGTTGGTATTCTATTATTGATTTGTATTTTCATGGGTACTGATAGAATAGCTAAAACCTTTATTACTGATAATGATGCTTGACAAATAGTTCTCTCCCGTTTATAAGTTATATCAACAACGGGAGAGATTATTATGAAGTATTTTAATCGACTTGTTATTTTGATTGGTGCTATGCTGGTTTCTCTGATGATCGGAGGCGCGCTGGCCATCTTCTATCCACTTGATATCACCGAATCCGAACCACTCCCAATGGCACGGATGATTGGTTATGGTTTTGTCGAGTATGGTGAATTCGGTGACCAACCGGAATACCAAACACTTGGATCAGTGAATGATACTGATCGATACGGTCGTTTGGATGTTCGTATTGGTGGAACGACTCCAGTAGAATATGTCACCATGGCTCATTGTCGATATACCCAAGAAGCGGTGATGATATTGGACCGCCGTCCTGAAGAATATCGTTCCTTTGTTATTTGTTTACGGGTAATACAAAACGAAGATGGTACTTTTCGCCAACCCCGTATCAATGAATAGTGTAATTACTACTTGACTAATATTACATCACGTATATAGTAATACAAGTTGAGGGAGAGATTATTATGATGAAAACTTATCTGGTTGGCGGCGCTGTCCGTGATAGCATGATGAACCGGAAATCAAAGGACAACGATTTCGTTGTTGTTGGTTCCACTCCTGAACAAATGCTTTCCAATGGTTTCACCAAGGTTGGTGCAGACTTTCCAGTCTTCCTTCATCCTGAAACCAAGGACGAATACGCACTGGCACGTCGCGAGCGCAAGACTGGTACGGGCTACAACGGGTTTGAAGTTGTCTTTGATCCTTCGGTAACCCTGATCGAAGATTTGGCTCGTCGTGACCTGACCATCAATGCAATCGCTATGGATGACGATGGCGTGGTTGTTGATCCGTTTAACGGGCAACGTGATATCTATGATCGTGTTCTTCGTCCGGTTAGCCGCGAAGCATTTGCTGAAGACCCGGTTCGTGCTCTTCGTGTTCTTCGGTTCCTTGCCCGGTTTGGTAACAACTGGAAGATGGCTGATGAACTGGTCGAGCTGCTGGTTGATATGCGTGATTCAGGTGAGTTTGAACATCTGGTCAAGGAACGTGTTCTTGCTGAAATGATGAAGGCGATGTCAGAACCACATTGGTATCTCTTCTTCACCACCAAGATCATGGGTCGGCCACTGTTTGAAGAAATCATCGAACAGATGGTTCCGGTGAATTTTAAAGTCAACATGGGCCATCTTGACCTGTCACGCGCTGAGTTGATTCAGGTTAAACGAATAAAAACCAACAAACATCGTTTTTCGTGTGCCGTTGAAATGGTTCATGGTTTCGAAGACCTGTTGAAGTTCCTGAAGGCATCAACTGCTACACATAATCAAGTCAAAGCTGACATGGCCATCCAATGTGTACACAGGGTATACTGGGGTGATAAAGTATCCCCGGCGGAAATGGCCAAAATAGCGGTCGATAAACTCGAACTGTTTGATGATCAAAGTCCGATTTTTCGTTTTGTTCAAAATCATGCTGATAACCAATTGGTATCGATGATGTTGAAAGCACGTGAAAAAGCCATGATGGTCAAATTTCATAATGCTATACTGCCGGGTGACACGAACCAAGAAGCGGCACAACGTCTTCATGATTTTAGACTGGCGGTAATGTGTCGGGAAATAGCGAACGCTACTGATAATGAAGTGTAATACGAAAGAGCCGGTGTAAAAACCGGCTCTTTTGCTTATTATTTTATACCGCGTAATGCACGTGGCCGTCTATCAATGACATAGTAATCACTTTTTCTATTAAAAATCAACACGTTGTACTGCCAGTAATATTCTTTGGTATCGGTGTGTTTGTTACTAATACTAACATCTGGACGCTTGAGTCTAAGCTTGATCGCACTCAACATGGATTCTTTATCATAAAAATAATCAATCAAGTCTAATTTATTTTTATTGTTCTTTTTATAAAATCCCCATGACTTCATGATATCATACATTTCGCTGATGGTTTCTTTATCAGTCTTGTTTTCAGAAACTTTTGCTTTCTTCTTTGAAACATTTCTCTTCGGTGGAAATTTACGAAGTTGAGCCTTTACGGTGCCAGTTTCGTTTTCATCATCCGAACCCCAATGTGCAACATCAATACGACCATGACGATCTAGTTTTGCGGATTCATTAACAACATCTTCAAAAACATCATCAGTGTCTTCCGGCTTTGCTAACAATGAGGCAAAACCGCTGCGTCTCATATACATACCAATGATGCTATCTACTGCATCTTCAGCTCTATCATAACCCATGTTCTCATGATAAAATTCAGCGGTTTGTCTTGCTGCTTCTTCAATGTTCTCTGGATTAACTGCACCAAGATCACTCAACGCACCATTCATGTAATCCATGGCAGCTGTCCAATCAGATGAACCCCAATCTTCAACCAATTCGTTTTCAACAATCCGATTCAGTTTCTTAGAAGTGACAGGGCCAGTATCACCACGTGATGTCGGTTTAATCGAACCATCTAGAATACCATTGAGATTTTTAGATGTAGGCTTACGCATTAAACTCTTCCTCGTCTTGTTCTTCTTTGCTAATAGGACCGGGTTTATTACCGGCTTCACGTTCACGGCGACGTTTCATTGTTCCGGGCACTGATTCACCAAGGGCGTCAGCAATATTAAAATCTTCATCATCGGTATCAACCGTGTGAGTATTACCGCCAGCCATCCCGTCATCATACGTTTTACCCTCAGTTTCTAGGAAACGTATAATTAATTCCATATACTGTTCGCGTGAAATTGTGCCGCGCATTTCTTCAACAAGCCGGTCGCCGCGCGCTTTGGCGTCATCTAGTGATGCATAACCGCGTGATGCACTCTTTGGTCCAATCTGAACATACCATTCCTCATCGAACAACAATACGGCTAAATGTTCAATTTGTCTCACTGCCGATGGCATCGGTTTACCATCACTACCGATATCCAATGTCTGTTTCATTGCCTCACTCATGCTACTGAATGGCCCACGTATATCTTGTCCTTCGGGTTTGTCCGCGAAATAGATATAATAACCGGGTTGAGAATTAGCACCACCATCGTGTTCTGGCCGTTCTTGTTCAAATAGGATTGAATTTAATTTACTGCGAAACATATCGGTCATGAGTTATTCCTTGAGAAACGGGTTTGGTTTATTTATGCCTGTCATATGATAAGGGTGATATGAAACCATCCATTCAACAACATCTTCTTTCGCTCAACGATGATGAACCATCTCATATGGTTACATTAACTCTTGAATCACCCGACAAGATAAATGATGTGGTCAAATGGAATCATACAATCTGTAACGAATACACCACCCATACTAATCATGTTGCCAATATCATAAAGAGAACTTCGGGACTGCGCAACCAAAATATAAAAATGTTGGTGACGCGCGAAACACATGATAAGTATGAAAACATCAAACCCGTCCACTACCATGGATTACTGTTTCTTACTGAAGACCAAACCATCATATTCGATAGTAAAACACCCATCGTCAAACAACTGCTGTGTAACAAATTCAAAAATGATTTTCCAAATTGTCAGACCGATATCAGAAAACTCGTAAATTCAGATCGTGCAATATCGTATGTCCTTAAAGATGTGAACAATCACATCGAATGTGTCTTCCTCTCGTAAATCCCCCATGTTCAAATTCCACCACTAGGCAATGTCGGGTGGAATTTACCCCGCAATATCAAATACTTAGTGTTATGTGGATCGCCCATAACAGATGATAGGGTAATGGTTAAACGCTATACATCCTTTAAGTGACCAGTTTTTGATAAATACTATAAAAGGTGATTATCAAATGACTACAAAGGTTCCCGGTACATTAATAATCGACGGTTCTATCACGAGTACTCAACTCGGAACGGCCAGTGTCACATCTACAAAGGTTGGCACAGGTGCTATCGTCGAAGCAGCGTATGCCGCTACCAGTATTCCAACAGCGGCATATAAAGTCGGTTCGGTAAATGATGTTGCATTAGGAGCATCCGCTGTAACCAGTGCTAAGATAGCCGCAGCTGCAATTATTGAAAACCATTATGGTGCAGTATCTATCCCATCGGGTGCATATAAGATTGGTTCTATTGGAACTACCGCTTTAGCAGATCGGGCTGTTACTCAAATCAAACATGCATTATTATCTGTTGGCACCCCTGAATTGATAGACGGTAGTGTGACGCGTTTGAAACTGGCAGCAAGTGCGGTTGGCACGACTGAGATAGAAGATTTCTCAATAACCCCTACCGATTATGTAAAGGGCACGAAGGGTGATATCTTTGTGGCTACAGAAACTGATGGAACATGGACACGTGTACCAGTTGGAACCGCTGATTCGGTATTAGCGGTAAAGAATGGTTTACCTACATGGTCTGGTAACATTTTACCGGCAGGTGTTATGATGGATTATTGTGGAATTGCTGCACCGAGTGGATGGGTATTAGCGAATGGTCGAACGATTGGTAATGCCGCCTCTGGTGCAACGGGACGAGCAAACGCTGATACGAGCGCATTGTTTACTGTGTTGTGGGATAACTTTGCTGATGCTCAAGCTGCCGTTTCTGGTGGCCGTGGTGCTTCGGCTACAGCAGACTTTAGTGCGAATAAGACAATCGCCTTACCGGACCTTAGAGGGCGTATGAGTGCTGGTCGTGATAATATGGAAGCCACGTCTACTAATCGTCTAACAACGGCTACAGCGACCGCTGGTGGTAATGTGTTGGGTGCTTCTGGTGGTAGTGAAACTCATATTCTAACAGCTGCCCAATTACCGGCTCATAAGCATTACACGGTTACGGACAATGGTATTGACCAAGACCTAGCGAGTGGTGCAACATCGGCTTTCCCTTCTACGACCTTATCAATCCATCGTCGTGGTTCGGGTAGTGATAGAAACTATGTATTGTTTGCTGATGGTGCACATCCAACCTTGACCCCAACCAAGTCACCAACATCCGTGATTGGTTCTGGTACAGCACATAGTAACATGTCGCCATTTCTGGTAGTTAGCAAGATTGTGAAATTATAATGTATATTAAAGATTTATTTGAAGCGTATACTGCGACTGAAGGACAGGACATTATTCAGAATGTTTCTAATTTTCTAGAATGGCGTGAAGGTATCATTCCTGAAGTTCGGGAATTGCGTAATAGATATATGGCTGAGTTGAGTGCCCATCGTGAAACCGTCAAGGCAGACAATGATGCCAAGCGTGCACATAATGCGGATGCTAAGCAGACCAAGGCAGCAACCGGTGAGAAGCCTGACAAGTATGAAGGTTTAACTAAGGAAGAACGCCGAACGCCTAATTTTTATTCCCAACCATTGGAGAATCGGATAGCCCGTTATGGTCGTGTTGGTATTGCATTTATTAGTAGTGCTGAAGGCGGTGAGTATTGTGGCCGTACTGAGTTACCGGGACTTGGATCATTCAATTGTTATAATGGAATGTATTCGGCTTTATCTTATTCTGGGTCACCGGGACAATTCACCTTATTGAATTCGAATGCGTTTAGTGTATTATTTCACGAATGGTGGCATTCGACACAATCGGTATTTGATGATCAGAAGATACCGCATGGTAAATTGATTCATGAAATTGAAGCGGTTGTTGCAACCTCGTTGGCCAAGTTTGTTGCCACGATGTTACAACAAGGGAATGGGAATGCGGCTGGATTTATGAAGAAGCGTGGGTTCAGAGATGATTATGGTCATTTCGTCAGAGAATTTTTACCGGACAGGTTATCGTTTGTGAAGAACATATTATCCCATACGGGTGGTGGCAGTGATCCGGGTGCGTATATAACCCAAGACAAGGGTCGGGCGATGGCGATTCATAAAATGTTCTTTGCATATTTCAGAGCATTTTATCGGGGTGAGTATCATGAGGGTATGAATTTCCCTGCGGATTATTGGAAAGATCGCGAGGGTCGAACCAGAGGGAAGCACTAATGGGTAATATCAAGCGGCGTGTGAACATCATTCTTACTGAAGACGTGAGTGATGGTATGACGGTAAGGATGACACATGATGAATGTGTTGTTTACCGTACTGTGTCATTGATTGGTAGTGGAATAATGGAATTCATTTCTGGTGTTGCGACAACAGTAAAAGATAATACTACATCGGTTAATGACAAGGTAATCTTTATAAAGGAACCATTGTTTGTTAGTGGGGTTCGGCGTGAAGGATATGATGAAGCATTACAAGCTGATATTTCATCCATTCCTGAAGTCAAGTTGAGCAAGGGTTATGTTTATTTGTCATATGATGGTAATGGTGAACCTTATATGTTTGAAGCCATCATTGGTGAGAGGACAATGGATTTCACTATTATTGATAATATCGAAACTCCACAAATATTATTAACGCTTGATAAAGGTATCAACCCGAAAGAGATTATCAAGCGTGTTGCCCATAGTCTCGATACTACAGCGGTTATACCGGGCAATGGTAGTGAACCAGATAAGCCTATTGGTATGTTGAGTGATAAGACCAAGATGATGGGTGCAAAGAAGACTGTGATATATCATGGTGTGCCCGTGAATATTGTTAGTACTATTTTTAAAGCTGGCGGTGAATATAAGTTACGCATTACGGCGACCTTAGCGTATTCGGCTGGCACCGCTGATGTGGTTCGTTCTGCTATTACTGCGATACGGTCAGTCATATGATTACGCGTTCGGTTCTTCAGTCTATTTTATTAGAGGGTGATTTTGATTGGGATGCCATTGAGCGTGGTATCATTCAGGTTCATGATCTATCCGAGTTGTTACCATTGATACCAGAAAACAGATTCATGTCTGTCTGGTGGAATGTTAAAACGCGTGAGTGTTGGGCGCATACGATTGCTATACGTGTACACCATACGCAGATGGCACCATTCGTTGATAATACGATCAAGGACAAGTTGACGGTTGATTATGATATAGCGACCATTAATAAGATGTTTGGTAATGGTTGGGTTCGGGTAAGTCTTGGATATAACAATGATCGCATAACAGATGATGCTGTATCGCTGTGCATCCATCATTCTGACATGGGATACATCAAACGTACTGGTCGCGTCTTTGGTCCATTGTTCCGCGTTATCAATGATCTTGTTTTAGAGACATCCATGACTGGTTATACGGTGATTGATGATCAGGATGATATTAGTGCATTTATTTCCAGTGGTAAGCTACCGCGTCGTATGCCTGCTCTTACAGAATCTGATGATGGTCAATATGATGGTCGTAGTGGTTGGGTTTCCATAGAGAAATTTCCAATTACTCGTGAGGGTAAGTTTTGGATGAATGCTACTACGGGCGTCATATATATGTGGCATGATTCTCGGATTGAGCATTCGGGGATAGCGAGTGATTTAGATAATCGAGTTGATTCGACAACGAGTCCTTGGGATGATGCAGTTTTGGATGCGATGTTTGGTTTCAAGTGGGTTCGTGGACTTATGTGGCAGAATGATGATGGCACCACTATTGGTTTGCATGGTGATTCATTACCGATACGCAAATCAATGAAGGTGTTTGAAGATCAATTCAGTAAGATGATTGATGTTTATACATTGGATTTACGTATTACTGGTAATGTGAAAGGTGTTCGTTTCTACAAGAACGAGAGCGTTGATGCTATTCCTCTCTTTATAAAACGAGGCATTATACCACGACCAGACATGATGCGTGAAGACATCAGCTAATTTTATCACCACCGGATATATAACCTTTTTCCAGAAATGCATTCAGTGCTTTGTCTTCTAGTAGATAGACATCGATATCATCATGGTTAACGCCAAGCCGTTTCACAATAATCAAATGGATGATTGGGGATTTTGATTGAATCCATTGTGCGGTGGAATGAATTACTTTTTTATCGGTGCCTTCGATACGTATTTTTTCATCACTTGCTATTGTATTGGTGAATATTTTTGTCCAGCCTTGATTTAGAGCATTATAACATAATTCATTATCATCATCCGTGAAGTGTAAATCAAAGTGTTCTTGGTTGTTTCTAATTAGTTCTGCAAATGAGTCTTTGTGTGCTGATGGTATTATTATTCCTTTATCAATATTACATAATAGTTGTCTGTATGATAATATAGAATAGGTTTCCATATTGGGTAGATTGTCTTCGAAGAGATTCATAATCATAATAATCCTCCGGTTCTTAGACCGGTGATGGCGCGGGGGTTTGGCCGCTATCACAAAAGGATTTTAATGATCCATCATGATGATGTAGAGTGTGTACTACTCTACTGCTATCATCTTTGCTTTGTCTGATTATAATAGACAGGGTTAATATGATAACTTTAGAATTGATCCATTGTGCGGTTTGTATTAGGTCATCTATGTTGACGCCTTCGATTGATGAATGAATGTGTGGTTTGTTGATATCGATTAAGACTCTGACTGCACCACGTTTCATCGCCGCATATAGGATTGGTCCGTAATATTCTGGTATTTCCGTTCTTCGGAATTTTTTTGTTATTTTGAAATATTTTTGATCAAGTAGTACCACCCGTGAATGGCTTAAGGTGGGTGGATATGCTGGCACGGTGCAGCATTCATTGGCTTTTGGAAGATGCCATATTCTAGACGTTTCGCGGCTCTTTCCGAGTGCGATTTTATCGTCTTTTATAATCAATGGCTTATGTGACTTATCAAAAATCATAGTTATATATTTATTATTCCGGTGTATGTCTCTTACGAATGCCTGTAATTATCATATGATAATCATGTTGGCGACCTTTATGTAAGCCCAACGAGGCCATGAAGAAATCGAATTAGGCAGCGATTGAAATACCCTTGGTCTTCCCTTTGTTAGATTTGTGGTTGGTAGACCCACATCGTGTTGTGCCTGCAACAAGCTCATGCAATAGACGGACTTCATTGTTAAGATGTGAGTATGAGTTCGATTGTGATATTGTGTTAGTATGTTAGTGTTGAACATCAGCCGTCAAGACCTTAGATAAGAAAACGGGTTTCATTTTTCTGATGTTCAAACACGCCTTGACTACTAGCATTTATTATGACTAAATATCCACTGGTTATGGGGATATGGTGGAACTGGTAGACACGACAGATTCAAAATCTGTTGCCGCAAGGCGTGGGGGTTCGATTCCCTCTATCCCTACCAACAAAGGAAGAATGATATGAAACTTATTGCAACTGGTAATGTGTTTATGGGCCATGCCGACCACGTAAAAGACTGTGTTGTTATCTTACCTGCATCATTGGTCTTTACTGATATTATTGCTTATGGCGGTGCGGGTGATTCGGTAACAGATGATATTTTGGTAATTGGCGATGCTGGTATCTTATATCCCATTAAAGATGATATAAATTCATAAATAAACCCATGAATGTTCAATCTTTACAATACCGATTTCTTAAAGTCGATGAATTCAAAAAGCGCGATTTACCATTGCCTCGATTTTATGATGGTGTTCATGATCATCATAATAATGAAACCTTTGGTGAATTTATTTGTATTACCCCTGACTTTGATTGGGATCATAAGGTTTCAAAAGAGATATATGGTGTCATCACTTATGGAATATATAATAATGAAGAAACCATTATTAAGATGATAGAAACCAATGAGATATATCGTGGTCTTGGTATTGCTGCTGAGATGGTCAGTCAGCTTTCATTGAGACATAAGACTAAAATTGTAATGAGTCACACGACTGAAGATGGTGCCAAGTTGGTAGATTTTCTGAATGCAAATGGTTTTGAATTATAATTGACAAGCTTCAATTATTAATCTATAAGTACAGTATTGGATGGGTGACCGAGAGGCTTAAGGTGCTCGCCTGCTAAGTGAGTGAGCGATGAAAATTGTTCCGAGGGTTCGAATCCCTCCCCATCCGCCAAGCTTCACGAGTTCCCTTCATGAAAAAACCACAAAAAGATGAGCCGGGTAGATATAAAGTCTATTCGTGTCCTTGTTGTGAAACATGTCGCTTTGATTTGAAATTCAATAGATGTGTTCAAGGTGGTCCATACAAAGGTTATGTCAATGTCGGAGAAACCAGTGATCATTTGGTGGAAACCGGGGATGCGGTCATCAACGATTGATAATAAGGTAAAACACAGTCGTATATTTGATCGACCAATTCATCTTTATATTCATATTGATGTCCATGCTGGTATAAGTCAGAGTCGTATATTTGATATTATCCCTAGTCGGTGTGGGTATACGTGTGACGTGATTTTAATATATCATGGTGGGTTCGACCTCGTATTAAAAAACCGCTATTCTCCCCCTGAAGGATTACAGATTTTCAAACGATCAATGGTTCGTGGTAATTTTATAAAGCTTCCTACCAGTTTCAAGATAAAATAAAACCCGCTGGATTGCTCCAACGGGTTTTATCTTTGTGGTGGTTCAGTAGTTACCGAACGAATTCAGCCATTACCGATGGTGCGTTAGCATCAAATCCAACGATGTCGAGCATGCCCGGATCGTCTGGGTTAGCAATAGTGAACTCCGTTGCAGTCATACCAACAACAACCAGCTTTGCGTTGATGCCGGTCTTCTTGCGATAGTCACGAAGTGCTTCATGTGGATGAATGCCACCAGCCCATGTTTCATTATCCGTGTAGATAACAAAGACATCAACTTCAATACCATTATCCATTGCATAAAGCATTGGTGCTGCGCAATCGGTTCCACCGAATGGAAGACCACTGACCTTGCTAATCACGCCACTAAGCGTTGACGCCCGGCCAAAGTTTAGTGGCGTGACACCACGATCACCTACCGAAGACGATCCACGACCCCAACCACCACGTGAAGGACTCGTGAAAGAAACAGTATGAGTAACCGGTTCTGTCTTCATTGTGATGAGAGCCATTGCAGCTGAAGCATCACGTGCAGTCAGATTGGTATTCATAATGTTTTCCCAACCCATTGAGCCGGAAACATCAAGTGCAAGCAGATGACGCTTTCCAGTAGGAACAACATTCTTGAAGGCCAACATAAATGCTTCTTCAAGAGCGGACGTAATGTTTCCATTAACATTCCATGTGTTATTACCACGGAAACCCTTACCACTTTCGTAAGTCTTCAGAGCAAGAAGCACCGCCATTGGGTGGATACGTGACTTATGGATCAAATTTTGGTCCGTAAGACGACGCACTGCTTCTTGTTCAAACTCGGACATTGGCTTGAATAGATTGATCTTATCCGAAGACATATTTCCGAGATTACGGATCATAGCGGTCATTGGCATCTTATCAAAAAGAGCTTCCCAAACCTTTGGTTCGTTCAACATTTCCGTTGGAAGTGCTTCACGAGGCAGGTTAGCGTTCTTGATCAGATCAATCGTTTCCTTCACTGTTGCTGTCTTCACCATTTCGTATGCAGTGATGATAGCAGGCAGGTTAGCGGCATCTACTGGACGCCCGGACAGCCAACGGAAGAGCGAGTTACGCTCTGTGTCGTCTGTCTTAGGGTGTGCCAGACGAAGCAGGTCAAGGTGTGTCCAACCTTCGCGTTGACGATACTTCGTTGTCTGATAGGCAAGATCATCAACCGTTTGGTTGATATACCAATTACCGACAGCACGACGAAGCGCTGGACCCCAACCACGGAACTGTTCTATGAATTCCGCGAACTGGAACAGGTGTGTACCGATACGAGCAACACGAGGCAGAGCCGCAAGAGCGTATGCAGCAACCTTTGGGTTAGCTGGATCACAAGCCATTGCGAGTGCAAACAGAGCTGCATCGTTACGATATGCACGACCGTTAACAGAAACGTCAACAATAAGATCGACTGCACGGAAACCATTTTCAGCGATTGCCGTCTTCATGGAGTCTGCATTGCTAAGCGTGAGTTCACGAGCGGATGCATAATATGATGGTGCATCCGATCCAAGAATCAGGAATCGTTCAAGACGACCGAAGCTATCCAGCGTGAACGAATATCCGCCCGCGTTGTTTTCCGCCTGCTTAGGGGAAGCTGCTTCTGTTTGTGGGGTTTGTCGGTTACGAGTTCCGACATTCTTATATGCAGTTGCCATAATATTATTTCCTTCTCTCTTATACTTTCTCTTTAATAAGACAATATAAGACGAAGCGGATATCTTAACGAGCAAATGAGTTGCAGTGGATATGGTTTGTCAAAGTATGAGTCTGATTATGATAATCCATTACATCCGGCACGTTAATATTACTATATTACTAATATGGCTTTGTGAGCAAATGTATAGAAAATAGGGTTTAAGCGCTCTACCGCTGAGCTACCAAGCCGCGAACGACCTGAGTTGGATTCGAACCAACGACCTCTCCATTACAAGTGGATAACCTATTTTCATCCGGCTCACAAAGCCATTTTAGTAAGACGAGTAAATGAAATGACAAAGGGATAATATACAGTTGCGTCTACCAATTCCGCCACTCCCCGTTAGATTGGTCGGGGAGACAGGACTTGAACCTGTAATACTCACTGTTCCTTAGATAACCCTAAATCTCCGACACGTCTTAAATCATTTCCTTCTTTGTTCAGTCGTTAGTAGTTACGAGCAAATTGTTGAAAATGGGGGTTCATCAACAAAAGATAACCCACTCTCATCCGGCACGTAACCGCTTTAGTACTGCGAGCAAATTGTTTGAAATGGGGGTTCATCGTTGCAAGATAACCCACTTCATCCGGCCCGCAGTCTTATTGCGATGTGGATATACTTAAGGGTAATAATTCGGGGTGTCAAACGGTTTTATGATTTTTCTGCATTTTTCTCTTTTTTGTTGCACATGGAGTGAAACGTGCTATAAGTATTATCTTGCGGGTTAGAGAAGTTGGTCATCTCGTTAGACTCATAATCTGAAAACCGGTGGTTCGAGTCCACCACCCGCTCCCAGTTTTACGTAGGAATAATTATGAACAGAAAAGTAGAATTATTCCCAACGATTCATATCACCGAAGAAACTGTAGCTGACTTGAAAGAAATATATGATTTCGATGTCACGGCACCCATTGTTATTCCATGGGGTGATGGAGACACGATTACTATAACACTGAAAGTTGTCACTGAGAATACTTGACATATAGTTGTAGACCTATTAGAGTGATAGCATAATCACTTAGGGAACTACTATGTCTAGCAATCCTTTTGAATTTGTGAAGTTTTCAACCAATTATATGGTGCCCCTGACAAATGAACAACGGCGGGTGCTGTTCCAACGGGGTGATCGGTTTCATAATAACAACTCGCCAGATGCAGACATTATGGCCATCGAGGGCGTCGAAGAGTTCCGTCTTCAGTGTTTGGTCTATGTTGTGGAAATCAATGTCAATCATGATACACCCGAAACACATTTGGCCGTTTCTAACATGATACGCAAACATCTGGCCGCTTGATAAATACCTTCATGATATATGTAATAATTATTGGTTGTATTGTTGCCGTGATTGTGTTACCACTAGCACATTATGTGGTGTTCGGTAAAAATCCACTGGACAAATTTATATAAAGAACCAGTACGATGAAAATTGTTTCGAAATTCCAAGACTACTATGATTGTGGTCTGGCATACGGTGTTGACGAAAATATCGTTTATACTCGTACCGAACATGTTGAACGTATCAAGATGGTGAATGGTTCGAACACACGCGAGGTCCGGCTTCGTGATAATCGCCCAACTCGCTATGGTATTAATAGTCCCAGCTGGTATCGATTACAACCGAATTATCTTCACTTCTGTGGTATGGTGTATCCATTCTATCGTCTTTTCAAATCTGAAAAGATCGGTCGTGACCGTAAGACTGGCGAGGATGTGATACGAGAGTGGACTGAATATTATTGGGATAATGAATCAGTATCGAAGGAATATTCAGTTAGCCGTGAAAAAAGTCGGCATGCATACAATCCCGGTGAGCCATTCGATATGGCCAATGAATGGAATGTAATTATCGATGATGAATTGAATCAACGATATCAGTCACCCATTGTTGTTGAAGTTTTTGGTACAATCGAACAACGCCAAGCTTTTAGACCAATATATCATGATGTTAGTGAAGTTAATCATATCATCAACCCGTGTCTGAAAGATTATGGGTTCGGTAATCTAATCGATCCATATACCGCCTTCCAAGAAATCAGTATGTATCTTGGTATGTTGCAGAACCCGGAAGATAAAGACTTGGACCCGACTGCAACCGATGTCGAAAAAATCAACCAACATGGAATGGACCCAGTTTATGGCTTCAGAAAACCACCAGTTTCAAAATGATATTGGCACAGCCACTGAAGAATTTCGATCTATGGTCGAAAAGTGGTATCGAGATATTATCATTCCTGCTGTAGCAGCAGATCAACCGAGAAATAATTGTCGGATCGTGGTCATGTTGATTCGCGATGATGAGAAAGATGCCGAACGAGGCGTTATTATGGATCGTATTAAAATCATGGAAAATATGGAAATAGGAGCTGGACATGAATAAATCGGATTATAATAAAACTGTCGTGTATAGTGTGGCGATTATCGGTGTCATTATTGTTCTATCGGGTTTTACTGTGTCCGATATAATGCGAAATAAAGCTATGAGTGAAGTGGGAATTGCCGGTATGGAATTACAACAGGCGTGTGTGGAACATGATATTCCGCTGGCCGAATGTCGAGTGCGTATCAGATAACGTTGATTCGTTCCCGGTGTGCCATCCATAGTGTTCCCAAAACGTTGTATCCAACCCAACCAGTAGCCGGTTGGGATGGATAATCAGTCAACATCGATTTGTTCCATTGCGTCAAAGATTTTATCTGTCCAGTATATATCATATTTCTTTAACGTTTTCAATAGATGAAAACATTTTGCTGCTAATAACTCTCGGTCTTTTAAATTATATGCTCTATAACAAGCACATGAAGCTGCAATGATTCTGGAAGTATAAAGATACGCATTACCATCGAAATTCCAATTGGTAAGACATTTCTTTAAGACGGTGAACTTATCATCATTGGTTTCGGCAAAATCAGTTTCACACGCGATTCGTAATCCACAATCCAATATAACGCTGCATAGAAATTCAATTCGATACATTGGTGCACCGAGAATCACCCGTTTGATTTCTGTCTGCGGATCAAACATCTCCTTCAGATCATTATCTAATTCATCGGTATCCAAAAAATCTTCCATGATTAATTTATAGCTGCAAAATTATAATTGACAAGGAAAATCATTCTGCCTATAAGTAATATTAACGAGACACTGCTGAAGGCGTCTTGGCTATAATAACATGGAGTGTGTTATGTCCAAACTAACAGGGGTTGATCCCCGTGCCGTATATAATGACGGAAAAATCCTAACCGATTCTCTCGGGCCGGATCAAAAGCATGACCTGTTGGTATTCATTGGCCGTTTTCAGCCATTGCATTATGGACACATGCGAGTAATCGATATTGCTCTTACTCGCGCCAAGCAAACATTGATCTTGGTAGGTTCGGCAAATGTCGGACGAACTCTTTACAACACCTTTACATATCAAGAACGCTACGCGATGATTGCTTCCCAATATCAGGAAGCGATTGATGATGGCCGTCTTGTGCTTCGTCCACTGGATGATCACACCTACGCTGATGCCGATTGGCTCGAACAGGTTCAAGATATCGTTGAACACGATGTTCTCAAGAATAAAACTGCAAAGACTATCAGTCTGATTGGTTGTGAGAAAGATCACACCAGTTATTACCTTGGTCTGTTTCCGCAGTGGGGCAACATTGGTGTTGAATTCAAGGTGCCGTTGAACAGTACTGATGTTCGCAAAGCTGTATTCCTTCAAAAGAATAGTTATAATCCCGGTCCCGGTTCTGGTCGCATCATTAATGAAGAATACGAGTTTATTCATAAAGCGTGTCCTCCTGAAATCGCACGGTTGCTGTATGCCTTTACGATGCGATCTGAGTATGAAGACATCAAAGAAGAATGGGGTTTTATCAACACGTATCGTAACAACCGCCAAAAAGGTAATGAATATCCCGTCATCGATCATACGGTTGATGCATGTGTTGTTCAGTCGGGTCACGTGTTGGTTGTTCAACGTCGCTGGCGTCCGGGTAAAGGACTGTTTGCTCTTCCGGGTGGCTTCCTTAATGAATTTGAACCGGTTGATCATGCCATCCTTCGGGAACTTCGTGAAGAAACTCAAATTGATGTGAGTGATACGGTTCTTCGTGCCGGTTTTGTGAAACGTGAACAGTTCAGTGATCCACGCCGGTCTGATCGTGGCCGCATCATTACTGAGTGTGGTTTGTTCAAACTTCAAGATCGCGCCAAGCTTCCAACGGTTAAGGGTGCCGATGATGCCGCCTGTGCATTCTGGTTGCCATTGAATAAAGTTGATCCAAGTGCATTTTTTGAAGACCATGCATTCATCATTCGCAAACTGACAAAAGATTTGTGAGGAGAACACTATGGAAGATGACACCTATCAAATCATTCAAAAACTGAAAGATATGGTTGATGAAATCGATCTATATGAAATTGAAATCGCCGCTGCTCGCGAGCGTATCACACAGAACCGGCTGGTAATCAAAGCATTGAAGGCCGAAACCGAAAAAGAAAAAGGAAATTAATATCATGACCATCATTGTAAACGTAAATGAAATCGAACGCATTCTTTCCAATCCGATTCTTATGTCAGATTCGTATAAGTTTTCACATTGGAAGCAATACCCACAAAAATCTTTGTATGTGAATAGCTACATTGAATCTCGCGGCATGTGTACCGAATTGGTCAACAGTGGCCTCGACAACGAGTTGGTATTCTTTGGTATCCAAGGATTTATCAAGCGTTACCTGTCTCGCCAAATCACACCCCAACATATTGATGAAGCTGAAAAATTCTGCAAGAATCATGGTGAACCATTCAATCGTCGTGGCTTTGAAATAATCGTGAATGATTACAACGGCTATTACCCTGTCAGTATTCAGGCTATTCCAGAAGGAACAGTCATCAGTGCACACAATGTTATGGTTCAAGTAATCAATACTGACTCTCGGTTGTACTGGTTGACCTCGTTTCTGGAAACTGCATTGCTTCGCGCCGTGTGGTATCCAGTTTCCGTGGCTACCAAGAGCCGGGAAATCAAAAAGGTTATTGCCAAATATATGGATGATACGGTTGGCAATCGTGATGGTTTGGAATTCAAACTTCATGATTTCGGTGCCCGTGGTGTTTCTTCTCAAGAATCGGCCATGATTGGTGGCGCTGCCCATCTGGTGAACTTCATGGGAACTGATACCGTTGAAGCCGCTGTATGGCTCTCTGCACTGTATAGTGAGCCTATGGCCGGGTTCTCGGTGCCAGCCGCTGAGCATAGCACCACGACGACTTGGGGTGGACCGGAAGGCGAAGAAGCTAGTTTCTTGAATATGCTGGAACAATTCCAAGGCAACTACCCGATTATCTCGGTGGTATCTGATAGCTATGACATTTACAATGCGATCACCAATCTTTGGGGTGGCACATTGAAGGAAGCTGTTATCGCTGCTTCAAAAATGGGTAGCAAGTTGGTCGTTCGTCCAGACAGTGGTGATCCAACAACGGTTCCTATCGATTGTGTTAAACTACTGATGGAAGTCTTTGGATACACGACTAATGATCTTGGGTATAAGGTATTGCCACCATATATCGGTGTGCTTCAGGGTGATGGTATCAACATCAATTCCATTCGTGCCATTCTTGAAAACATGAAGCGTGCTGGACTGTCGGTGGAAAACATTGTGTTCGGTATGGGCGGTGAGTTGCTTCAGGGTCATATGCGTGATGATCACAAATTCGCCATGAAGGCTTCTGAGATTCGGGTTGGTGATGAAGTTCGGGATGTGTTCAAGCAGCCGGTTACGGATGCTATGAAAATTTCAAAGAAGGGTCGATTGGCACTTATTGAAACCAGCGGCGTTGGTTCTCGTGGCTACAACACATTGCGTGAATGTAATTTGGGCTACTTGGATAAAAACCTACTGCGGGAAATTTACCGTAATGGTGAAATTTTAATCGATGACACCTTTACAACCATTCGGAAGCGTGCCAGTATCTGATTGTCATACTGGCGTGGTTAGCTGTATGACGGTACTTCATGTTCTGATTATCCTTTGCGTAGAAGGGTCAGCGAAAGAATTTAAACACCTTTCGCTGACCCTGATATGTCTACACCATTAGATAATATTTGTTTGCATAAACGCTGTTGGGTTTCAGTTTTAAAACGATCCCAACCACTGTCCGATCCGGTATAAAACGCAAAATCCAAACCTTCGAATCGGTATCTACCTTGTAAGTTGGTGGATGAATACTTCCATTCGCTCGGGGTTGGTTCTTGGTTTTGCGGTGTTACGAAACCCATCGCATATGGGATACCCATATTAAAACTGTACCCTTCTTGTTTCTCAAGTACGTTTAATATGGTTAGATGAGTACCAAGACCAGCCGCAAACAGAAACATGGTATTATCATAAACTAGAAACCGGCCTTCGTTTAATCGGAAGCTAGGTAAAACGCTTTTGACCTTAAACCAAGACGGGTCAATATAAATTGTGATATCAACCTGACCGTCCTTGGTTTTAATAAAACTGCGTTCTAAAAGTTTATTGAGCTTCATTACTCATATTGCTTTCTGGGCCGGGTTTGAGTTTTTTATATTTTATTTTACTGATGAACATATCAACGGTTAGTTGTTGTTTTTGCTTCTCGTTACCATTGCCTTTCACTATAAGTGATGGTTCCATTTTAAATTTATTAATATATTGTTTGAACAGTTCGGAGATAGCTTTTCTTGCGAGCGTCATTATTTTGTCTTTTTCTATAACGGTTGGTTCAGAATAAGCTTGAACGATGATCATGCAATCGTTGTTTAACATAGTTGCGGCTAGGGCAGCAATCTCTGACGCAGCGGCATTCTTGTTGAGTGCTTTAGCAACACTCTGCATATTCCGCTGATTCATTTTTTCTATTTCGGCATCGGTCCATTTTATTAAGGCTTGAACTCCCCTCTCTTTCGCGGCAGCTTCTCTTTCGTCATTCTTGGCAGAACGCTCTTTTTGTTCTAGATCGGCCACGTTCATATTATTACCATGGGCTAGTTTTTTCTTTTTCAAACTTTTAATGGCGGCTGAATTACCGGGGTATAGGTTTTCGGTTTTCTCGATAACTTCGCCGGTCGCATCAATTGTAAGAACGCGTTTTTCTTTAGTGATGCCCTTAATTACCCATCCGGCATCGGATGTCTGTACTTCGTAGATCGCAATGATGTTGTAACCAACGTCTAATAGGCGGGTGAATAGTGGAGTGTCATACATCATTGTTATGTTATCAATGCCGAAGAATTCTAACATTTCTCTTTGAGTGCTAAAGGTTTTCATTATCTTCCACCTGCTTTGACTACAACGGAGCGTTTCTTATTGAAGTTCTTATCAATATTATAAACATTACGACTGACCGCAAAATAGCACCCAAGGTAAACACCTTTAGGATCACTATCTATAAAGATTTGATCTGGAAAGGTTTCACCTTCCCCCCATATTTCTTTATATTTTTCACTTAATGGGATTGCCATCACGTTTTTAGCACCGAATGCTGCAACGAGTGATGCTTCGTCGGCAAATGGCTTTAGTTCCGCCCGTGATAAGAATTTTTTAATTTTACGACCAGCGGTCTTTACCATTTCTGGCATCTCATCAAGTTGTTCAGACTCGATGATCAATTTGATTTTTTGTTTTATTTCATCCATAAGAAAAACACCCGTTGCTTTTACTATTTAGTAAGCAACGGGTGTTTCGTGGTTCTAATATCCGAGTGCTTCTACACCAACTGGTTCACACTCTGGACCGGATATTTGAAATGTCGATCCATTACTATTACGAATGAACAATGGACCTTCCCAATTTAGATATTCTTCCCATCCAGATTTCTCAGGAATGATAAGCTTTCTCTTCTTCATCTTGTTTGCAAGATCGAAGTAATCGGGCTTGTATGGCTTATGAATCGGACCCTTCTTCCCAGATGGACCAACCCATGTTTCGCTGTTGCCTTTTTTGCGATTACAAACATCACAAGCCGACACAATGTTATACCAATCGGTTCCACCGCCCTTTGAGCGAGGGATAACGTGGTCAAACGTCAATTCGGAACCAGAGAAATGCTTACTGCAATACTGGCAGGTATAATTGTCTCGCAGGAAGATATTCTTCTTGCTAAACGGAAGTGTTTGTTCCGGCTTCTGATATTTCTTGACGGCCACGATGGATGGCAGCGGAACAGAAATTGATGGTGACCTGATAGCCACGTTCTGATATTCCGCAACTACATCATACTTTTCCGTGATGACGCCAACCACAGCTTCGCGCCAACCGATAGCAGATATCGGAATTACGCTAAATGGGTTGTAATCGGCATTCAGAACAAGAATTCTGAAATGGTCAAGGTGACCAAGTTGTCCAGCAGTAGCAGCAAGGACTTCTTGATACGTCATCTTGTCAAACGGCAAGCTCATGATAATCTCCTATGCTTAAATTATATTTACACGGTGAAACTCTTCTTGTCAACCCGGTTGGTTATATGTATGATAAATCTAAGATGAGGATAATATTATGAAAATGTATGCCATCGTTCTTAACGAAGCACTTGCTGTCATGGGTGATAATCGTGGAAAGATTGCCGCCCAATGCGGACACGCGTTTGTTACGGTTGCCATGAAATGCAAATCCAGTGATCCGAAACGCTGGAAAGAATATGATGAATCAAGCTATCATGGCAAAGTTGTATTGAAGGCTGATATGGAAGAAGTTCAATCTTTGATGGATGAACTTAAAGGCAAAGTACCGATGCAACTTATTCGTGATGCTGGTCTAACTGTGTTTGATGGTCCTACAAATACTGTATTAGGCATCGGTCCTATTCGAGATAGTGAACAGCCTAAGAGCTTGAAAGAATTGAAGTTACTCAGATAACATTAATCCCAGACGGAACTCATTTCATCGTGGAGTCTATTTTCGAAACTTTCTTTAGCAGCGTCTTCATCATGACCTGACCAACCGTGATATGGTTCATCAATATTAATAACTTTTTCATCGCTTCCATTGAATTCTGACAAATCTTCAAATCCGTGTTCAATCCAATGATCAGAAAAATATGCATCATTGAATACTTTTAATATATCTTTCTTCGGGAAGATAACCCATACTGTTGAATCAATGGAGTATTCCTTGGATAATGTTTTCATTGATATATCTTTCTTTTTACCGGCATCTTTGTCTTGATACGGTTGTTCGTGGAACATAACGGTAGCCGACAACCCGCCCGATACAGGATGTTCAACACCGCCATTTAGTGCTGATCGAAGTGTTTCATAAACTTCATTCTCGGCACCGACGCTAGCATCATCCATCGCCGCCATATGTGCTGCTGCCTTAAACTCTTCAATGAATTCCAATGCAAAATCAATAACTAATCGCTTGTTATCCAGATCAACGCCTTCTTCTTCAACTTCATCTTCCATATTGGTTTTAATGTAGTCTAGTAGCTTCGCGTAATCTGCGTCAGTTATCCAATTTTCCACTTCCCATGAATCTGGTTCTTCCGCATAGTCACCACTATTGTGGAAGTCTTCGTCGCCGGTCACGACATCAATACAAAAGTTAGCAGTTCGGTTGCCATATTTTCCAACATAATCTTTAACCGTGTCACCAGATTCATATTTAAGATAGTAATAATCTGCATCAAAGCTTTCGAGATTTTCCCAACCGATACCTGTTTCGTCGGCCACTTTTTCAAAACGGGCCATTGCAACCTTTGAATCGGTTCCAAGCATGTCCACATATGTTTCAACTCTTATAGCTTCGGGTTTACGTTTCAATATAAGTGCCTTGGCTTCATCCGGTAATGCGTTTGCTTTGGAAATAGAAATTCGGCTTTCTTCTTCTTCCCATTCTTCCAGTGCGTCCAGTGATTTCTGAAAACCCTCAGACATTGGACCAAACAATCTAGCACTATCAGAAATATCGAGCAAATCTGGTCGCATCGTTTTGATGTAATCAATGTCATTCTCGGTGTATATACGTGATGGTTTCTCGAAACCGCCCTTGCGTTGAAGGAACTGGATGAATCTTAGAAATTCGTCTTGTCTATTAAGACCAAGAACCCATTTCTTCATTTCTTCGGATTTCAATCCAAAGACTCGCTCGATGGTATACATGTCCAAGAATTCAGGCTTTAGTGCGTAAGCCTTCTTCACCGTATCTGGTTCAAGTTTGGGTACTAGTTTAAGGAATGATCCCTTATCGGTTAGCTTCTTGATATATTCCCAGAAGTCTTCCGTTCCTTCTTTGAAATAATCTAATACACGATCTGGTTCAATTAGATTAGGTTTCATCTTGGCTAAGGTTCGTGCCTGTGCTTCTGGTAGATCACTAAGGGTGAAGTTTGTCGCAGCACTATAACCACCGCCTACGATGCCCTCGACATAATCAGATTCCAGAAGCTTTGCAATATATTTGTGATATTTGGAATCTGGTTTTGCGTTTCCGAAACCCTTCATTTCGTAGAGAACTTTATCTTTGGTCATGAAGGTGGCAACTGGTTTCAACCATTCTTTGCCTTTACGTTTGACCATTTCCCGCAATGAGTAAACAGTTCCGCCCGTTCCAGATGTTCTTGGATCAGTGCAACAATGTCGCATTGTTCGACCTTCATCACGACTGCTGCCAGTTTGAAGATCATACCAAGCAAAACCATCATTGAAATCAATGAGTACTTTAATGTTGTCGGTCATTTGACTGATCAGGATGTACCGGTCATCGGCACCCATTTCCTGTGTCCACTTGGTTTCCAATGAGCGTAAATCAATCAATGCGGTTTCCCATGATCGACCTGTGACGTTGTACTGGTCGATTGGTGGATATTCTAAACTAGCATAATGAATAAGCTGATCACGCAACGAGGTCCAATTTCCAATTCGATCACCCGGTGACCAATCGAAGTTACCAGATTTACCGCGTTTCAAACCAAGTACTCTTTGTATTTGTGCTTCGGTGTTCCCCAATGCCATTACTTTAGCAACATACGTGTTGATAATTTTGAACACCGCTGAACCATGTGGCCATTCAATATGAAGATTGCTGATTATAGATTGAAATACTTCAGCCGCGATGAGTGGTCTATATATCAGTAACAACCATGATGCCCGATCACTGCGGTTGATACCTTGAATTATGGTGGTGATGCTTATTCGAACTAACTTTCCTACTTTTTTCTTTGTGGTCGCCCGGTCTTCTATTCTGAATACTTCATCCGGGTAACTGTCAAGTTCAGCATTGAACGTTTCAATGAATGCAGAGAACATGTTGACGTAGTTCTGCCTATTCTTTTCGAGAAGCAGTTCGTCTTCAAATAATTTCATCAATATGGACATGTTTCTATTTACCGGTATTTATTATTATATTGCTTTCTTGAAAGCTTCATGTGTTCAAACACGTTTTTGTTGAAATATTCTCTGGCGGCGTCCTCATCAAATCCATTTTTATCTAACGACATATTATGCTGCCCAAGTCACCACTGAATCATTTGATGAACCAGCCGTTCGTTGAATTACCCAAATTGGAATCGGTGAAACTTCAACAATTGCGGTTGCAGTATAAGATGCCATTTCAATCCATGCGTCAGCCGCAAGATATTTTCCGTATAGTTTTAATGTGTCACCACTACCAACGACGACCTGAAGTCTAATCTTTGATCCACTGTCCCGGCCACGCCAAACCCGGTATCCGTCACCAAATCCATCTGCGTGAGTGTCATCGCCAGTAACAACGGAACCATATCCGCTGCCGTCTTCGGTTGCTGTAGTGTATACATCATAAGCGGTAATAGCCATTAATTTAATCCTCGGTAATCTATAGTTATATTATTTATCCCCCTTCACCATAATGATTGACATAGGATGATGCGTGTGGTAGCTTAATGTTTGAATTTATCTTTTGGAGAATACCAATGGCCAAACTTCCCTTCCGCACAAAGCGATATATTGTTCTAGCTCCTCATGGTGGTGGAATGATTAATGCTATCGGTGATACAATCTCTCGCGCACATGAAAATGCTATTCATGAACTTGGTAATCAATTTACAGTTGACAAACTGAATTCTTACGGTTATCGTACAATTGAAGTTGAGCTAGTCGAAGTGACTCGCAAATAACAATATAACCGGGGTGATATATTATGAGAGTTTCACAGGTTGAACGCAAAGTTGAAATTACTGGTGCGGTTTCGCAAGAGCAATTCACTATTGCGATGAATGCCAAGATGTTCGAAATGCTTTCTAAGAAAGTGTACGAGCGTCCAGCCGAAGCAGTTCTTCGCGAAATTTGTGCAAACGCATATGACTCCAATCGTGAAGCCGGTAATGGTGATGAGCCAATTACTGTTGTGATGCCAACCCTACTGGTTCCTGTTCTTCGGGTTCGTGATAATGGTCTTGGTATGTCGCATGATTTTGTTATGCGTAACTATACCAAGTATGGTGAATCCACTAAGGATGGTTCGGACGAATCAATTGGTGGCTTCGGTCTTGGTTGTAAATCCCCCTTTGCTGTCACCGATACATTCACCGTAATCTCACGCCACGAAGGTGTTCAACGCACCTATACCGCAGTGATCGGCACCACTGGTTTCCCAACAATCAATTGTCTGGATGAACATCCTACAGATGAACGCAATGGTGTTGAAGTCATCGTTCCTTGTTCGGATGATATGCTTCGTAAATTCACGGAAGCCGCCCCAAAGGTTTTCGAATATTATGATGTGATGCCGACCTTCAAGAATTATGATGCTCGTCAAATTAATCAACTTCGTGAACAACTGCTTCTCGATACCGATACACTCACGATGTATAAGAACAATAATTATTATCGCGAGAGTTCGCTTCGTATTCAGATGGGTATTGTGGGTTATCCGGTTGAACTGGGTGAAATGGATATTTCACGTGATGTTAGAGACTTCATTTCGAACCTGCGTCTTACCCTGAAGCTGCCAATCGGTTCCGTTCCGTTGGCACCATCACGCGAACGTTTGAATTATGATAATGAAACTATCAAGTTGCTGGCCGACGCGCTTAACGATGCTCGCCAAGAAATTCTTGATTATTATTTGGAGCCGGTTCACTCGATCAGTGAATATTACGAAGCTTGTTGTGCATTTATCAAGGTTCGCGAAAACCTTCCGTTTTTGCCTTCTGAGTATACTCATGGTGATCGCACTCTGAGAACAGCGACGACATTCACCTTTAATAAGAAACGTGGATTTTCGGTTATCAAAGCTGGCCGCAGTGAATTGTATAATGGTCGTATGCCTCGTGCTACCAATGATAATCGCGTGAATATCGCGTATGATCCTAAAACCATTTTCGTTATCGATGATGTTTATCGGTGTCATGCTCGTGCAGAACGAATCGAGCGTGCCTGTCGTGATCATACGACTGTTGTTATTCTATCCAGTTCGCGTCTGAACCACGATAATCACGATACTGTTTCTCATGCATTGGATGTTGAACTTCAAGATATCTTCCGTCAAATCGGATATCCAAATGAAGATCAATTCTGTATTCTTTCAGAAACTGAAGAGGTTGAAAAACACCGAAACAATACTGGTGGATGGCGTACATCTGTTGGTGGCATTCGTCTCGCCACTGAACGGTTCCGTGCTAAACCAAGAGCTGTTAGTAATAATGATGGTGTATTGAGCGCCACGACTGAACCAAAGGAAGATGATGAAGGCAATCTTCTTCTTCCAGCGGATGCTCTGTACGTTAATATGTCACGTGGTAAGCCAACCATTCAAGAATCGGTTATCTACCAGTTCGTGATGAATGATCCGCGTCCACTTTATTTTATTCCGAAAACTCTGATTAAGAAGATTCCAGAATCTTGGAAGCCTTTGGAAAGCGTTGTTGATGGGATTGTGGACAAGGTTCGTGTTTCATCATATATTAAGTTGAAGAAGTTGTATGATAATCAGAAATTATCACATGGTGCACTTTACAAATTGATGAATAATAAAAACACACCAACGCGTAATCGAATTCTTGCGTTCGTTGAAAAATATCCAGAGAATCAACTTTCACAACTGATTAAAATGTATCAACGCGCTCATACTCATAAGGCCAACGCGCATATTGATGCCGTCATCACTTATAAGCATGTGCCACTGGTTAACAGTATTGAATTTCGTACCACCAAAAAGGTTAACACCTTGTTCGCCGGGTTTGAGCATGCTCATTACCTGTTGTTCCGGGCGATCACATCTTTGGGTGAAAACACTTATAGTTCGTCGCACAAGCAACAAGCATATAAAATGATTGACAACGTATTAGACACCGTATACGGTGTCTAATATACCTTGGGAGAATAAAAATGATTATGCGTCCACCTATTGTTCAATCTGGCGAAACCATTACCGTTTATGTTGATGGCTTGCCTGAAACGATCAACCGCGACCATTCCAATTGGGAACGCGTGAAGCAAGCCATTCGTGATGAACAATGGGATCAACTGGTTCCATTGATGAACATCCCGAAAGGACTGGTTCAATATAGTGAAGGCAACATCACGATTGTTGATGATGTGTTCCTTTTCCGTGGCATTGAAGTTGCGGATTATCTCGTCACGAAGATCATGGAAATGTTTCATGATAAGATGCCTATCCAGCCAATGGTTCGGTATTTTGAAAACCTGATGACCAATCCGAACCCGGAAGCACGCAAAGACCAATTCAAATGGTTGGAAGCTGGCAACATGCCGATCACCGATGATGGTTATGTCATCGGGTACAAGTATGTTGATGAAAACTACAAGTCTTGTCACAACGGCGTTTGGGAACTGAAGGGTGGCAAGGATTGGATTCTCAATACTGGTCGGTATTATGATCACGTTATTGGTTCCATTGTTACCATGCCACGTGAAAAGTGTGATGAAAACAGCCGCGCTACCTGTTCGACTGGTCTTCACTTCTGTTCGTTCTCGTATCTGAACTCTGGATATACGAAGTCCAAACGAATTGTTCTGGTCAAGATCAATCCGCGTGACATTGTTGCGGTTCCAGCCGATTATTCATTCGCCAAGGCTCGGTGCTGTGAATATGAAGTTATTACTGAAATCGATGTTCAAGAACACGGTGATATTCTGGCCGGGAAGCGTGTTGTTCGTGCTTCGCAAAAGATTACCACTCTTGATGATCTGATCTTCTCGCCAACACCGGCAGCTGTCGAAACTGATGCAGAGCGTCATGATCGTATTCTTGAAGAAGAGGAAGATGAACTTTATGAGGATCAATACAGTCTTCATGAAGATCATGTTGATTTTGATCGTGACGATGACGATGAAGACGTTGATGATGGTGAAACTGAAACCTTCTACCATGAAGCAACGGATCAACGGTTCACTGCGGCTGAAGTATTGAACCTGTTGAGCAAATATGGTTCACAAGGTGCGGTTGCCCGTGAAACTTGTATTCCTCGATCAACGTTTGGTGGATGGTTGAACAAGATTACGGAAGATCGCGAATCATCTTCTGAAGTTCAACTTTCGTTTTTCCACGAAGGCACCAACCAAACCTTTACGGCACAAGGGGTTCTTGACCTGCTGTCCGCTCATGGTTCACAGGGTGCAGTTGAACGCAACATCGGTATTCCTCGATCCACTCTTCGTGGATGGTTGAACCGGATAGAAGCAGCCAACGGCTAACGTTCCCCCAGACGTTATGTTGACGGTTGCATCGGAGAATGGCTCTTGGAAACAAGGGCCATTCTTTTTATGTAAACTTTGAAATATTTTTATTGACTCTATTGGTGATTTGCCTATAAGTAACATGATGCGGATGTAGCTCAGTTGGCAGAGCGACAGATTTCCAATCTGTATGTCGTCGGTTCGAACCCGTCCATCCGCTCCAAGATTTGGTGCTGTAGCTCAGTTGGGAGAGCGCCACGCTCATAACGTGGGTCAGTCATCGGTTCGAGTCCGATCAGCACTACCAATTCCATCGAAAGATGGAAACATTAACTTGCGGTTGCTACAGTTCCTCACCTGAAGAGATAGGCCGGTAGCATTAAATTAAATGGATGCGTTCAGCCGTATTTTATACTTGACTTATAGAAATTCAACCTGTATACAGATAATACAGAAACAACATACAAGGTAATAAACATCATGGCAAAGCACGCATCTGGTAATACTCATGTCGTTGGTGTACGTAAGCGCACCAGCATTGGTAACTCCTTCCGTTCGGGCGACAAGTCCAAGAATGCGAAAAGCCGTAATGGTTCTCGCTTCACACGTGGTCAAGGTCGTCCGTGAATAAAATGCAGTAACGGGGTTGACTTTATATAGATCGCCCTGTATAGTATAAATCATCGGCGGGGAGTTACTTCCTAGTAACTCCCCGCCGAAAGAATTGAATGCTCTTTGACATTGTTGTGTGAAGCTTAGAACAGCTTCCGTTGGAGCATCGGGATAGATACTCCTTGTTTAACGAAAATAAACACTGTTGTGCTATTGGCATGGTATGATGGGTTCCGGTGTTTCATCGCAAGTTGTTCTAAAAGTTTGTTGACACAGATGCATGTGTTGTATTGGTGACCATAACCGGAGTACGGGGCGGAACTTTTACTGATCATTGCGGAATGCCTAGTTTAAATGGCGTGTGTCAAAGCCGGTGTCCCGTTTAAATCTGGGGATGTGACCGGCCTCGTCATCTTACAAAAGAGAGTCCAAACGTTTTCTAGAAACGACAAAAACTCAGCTCTGGTGGCCACAGAGAACCGGATATTCTCTTAATAGAGATAGCTTCGGGTGACGAGATATAGTTTTCGTGTACTGACTAGAGTGCACACAAGTTCCCTTCGGGGAAGGCATCTTATGGTGTCTTAGTGAATGGACTGACAAAAGAGAATATGGGCGGTAACCTGTAGGATCACAAATCAGTCGCCTTTACCGAGGAAAATCGGTTATTGTCATTCTGTTGGCATCACCACCAGAGTGGCTTACAGTCGGGAATTAGTTTAGAGATGGGACGTAGCTCAATATGGTAGAGCTTCTTAATCCCGGCCACTTTGGAAAACGAACTGGTCCGGTAATGTCAAACGTTGTATGCGGGTTCGATTCCCGTCGCCTGTCATCTAAACTAGCTGTTTCGTCCAAATGGACAACAATAACTATGCGTGCCGACTTAGACACATAGTCCGTAATACAAATGAGTGTCTGGATACGGTTGTAATGGGTTCGACTCCCGGTAGGCATGCAAATGATCTTATAGTCGTTGGCTGTATTATCAGAAACAACACAAGGCCGTTGAGAATCCAGCGTGTTGTTTCTGGTAGGTGTCTAGATGGATATAGCTACCATCTAAGGAGTTCAAGTCTCTTAACGACTGCCAATAATATCGAGTGAAGCACTGTCATAACATAGTTCGCGCAGAGGCTTATTATTTCGGGCTGGTATACTGATGTGGAGTAGCGTAAGCTGACACCGATTAGTAATCAGTCAGGAATATACTCGGTATTTTGTCAAGACAAATATACCTTATGATTATGGGGTTGATCGATAATGCTCAGTCTGGTAGAGCTTTCTTACAAAAACTAGGAAGGTCGTTGGTTCAAATCCAACTCGGTCGCATAAATACTATCTATCAGTGCACGGGGTATGTGCACGCCTATATGTGAATCGCCCGTCCATCATCTGGTTACTGAGTAACAAGTAGGTAACAAATGGAGCAACGGGGGCAGTGAAGCAAGCGTTGAAAGTCGTCGAGGTTATGTAGACGATGGTTGGTTCGAATCCAATCTGATAGATATAATGGTGGCGTCATCTAGGAGCGGTGAAGTGTGCGTTCCGGGTGTTGCAGGCATGCAAACCTATGCGGCAGTCCTTTTCCGAGGGCGAGTCGATTCTAGTCGTTTAACGAGCGACATGGCACCCCATCATTAAACGAGAAACATAATGTTTTGGATAGTACAAGAAGATTTATATAACGAATACAATTATGATTCGTTTCTTGATTCGTTGAAAAGAATGAATATTGATCATGTATTGGTCAAGCCAATTCCATTTACCAATACACTGGTTGATGAAGATCAAATTCATATCGATGATACCAAACCGATAATCGTATCAGGATCAATGGGATTAGTTCGTGTGGCTCGCCGTAGAGGTTGGAAGCCCGGATCATTCCTTGATGAAGATTTCGAATTCACTCAATGGCGTGATGGCTTCGGTAAAAAACATTGTATGAATGGATGGGGCAAGGTCAGTAAATTACGGGATGCATCTTTTTCCGGTAGCGATATATTCGTTCGTCCGACAGCTGATAATAAATCTTTCAACGGAACTATTATGAACCGGGAAGAGTTTATTTGCTGGCGTGACCATTATGCGGACATCGAACCAACCGATGAATTTCAATTACTCCATGCTGATACAGAAATTATGTTATGTCAGCCTAAAAACATTTCGGCTGAATACAGATTCTTTATCGCTGGTGGCCAAATTCTAACCGGAAGCCTGTATTCTAGAAATAGACGCGTCCTTTATCAAGAATGTGTTGATGCAGGGCCGATAGCATTCATCAATGCAATGATCGCCATATATCAACCAGCGGAAGCATTCGTTCTAGATATAGCTTATATTCATGGTGAGTATAAAATAATTGAAGTTAATAATTTCAATTCATCTGGTTATTATGCTTGTGATGTTCAGAAAATCATTGACGGGGTTGAACAATTAACTTACAAGTATGAATAAAGAGGATAACATTGATGACAACAATGGTTTGGCTCGACGAAGAGAATAAAATAGCCTATACGGATTATGACCGTAATGATAGTCGTGTCGAATCGCGTGCGCAAGATGTTCCAAGCGGAACCACACCGGGTGATAAACTTTATATTGTTTCGGTGGTTTATGAGTGGTATGATTCTGAAAGTCGTGAAGGTCCGTATTCCAAAGTTATAGCGATGACGGTTGATGTTGTTGCTGTTGCAAAGTTGAAAATTGCTTTGAACGAATTATTGTTCGGTAGAAAACGGTATGACAATGATAAGGATCATACGGTTGAGTCTAAGATCGAATTCGAAGGCTATATGATCAATTATGGTGAATTCTTGGGATGGGGAACATCCGCAAAAGAATTAAAACTTGAAGTTTACAACGTGGTGTGATTATGAAGCAAGAAATTTTAGATAAGTGGATTGCCAGACTTCGTGATCCATCAGCGAAGAAGGCCCGTGGGCAACTGTGGAATAAAAGCGGCATGTGCTGCTTGGGTCATCTTGGTGATGTCTGCGGTTTGTCTAAGTCTGATATGTCGAATGGAAACGGCGAGTCAATGCTACACCTTGATATGGCGTTTCTCCAAAAGGTTGAACTTCCGACTTCCCTATCAACGGAATTAGCTGATTTGAATGATACAAAAGCTGGTTTCCCCATCGATGAGATAATTAAACTAGTACCGACCGATTGAAAAATAGAATTTGTACTAAACTGGACGCAGGTCCGATGAAACTGCGGCGGGAAGTAGCTACCTTAGCCGTATGGAGGATATGTACAAATACGGGTGCATTAGAGGAAGTTACTAATGCAGTAAAAAAGGAACGAAGCGTGATCCCTTGTTCCACCCACCATTATTAGTAGGCCGTCAGTCTAACCGTTTCTGAAGGTAAAAGCGAAGGTTATAAAGCATCCGCTGCCTACACGGTGGTTCTTGATAACAGTTATCAAGAATATGATGTGCCTTATCAATGGCTCTGGGGTACATCATTAAAAACCCATTAGCTGGCCCTTTCGAGGCATGCCATAGACAAATATCGAACGTTGTATAGTACACAGCGAAACCGCGATTGTCGGTCGGGGGAGAGATTGATTGGCGAATAGGTCAATAATCTCTCCCCTTTTTTTATCTAGTTTTGAATGATACTGTGATATTGTTCGGATCAACCGGCCAATGACCGTCACTCTTGCATGAATAAGAGATATCTTCTGGCCAAGCACCGGGAATATTATCTAGTGCTTTGTTGATAAGTTCATCAGTTTGTCGTGCTGTATCACTTACAACTTTACGCTCGCCCAGTTTCTTCATGATTTCACTGAACTCGCTGCCTTTATTAAAGAGGTTTTCATTTAATGTGCGGAACCCCATTTGATTGAAATCACCACTCAATAACTCTTTTAATGTTTTGCGGTGCTTGCGCGCCATCTTCTTATCCAACGATGATGTCACATCCATGAATCGCTGCATCTTATCATCTGGCAAATCATTGATATAATCGTAGGTGTGTTTCAGCATTTTATCAACTTTGAGATAAGGCGGAAGATCATTGAACTCTGGTCCTACATCGGCATCGGTTCTATATGTTTCTTCCATATGCTCTTCTTCGCATTCTGGATACTCGTCGGAATCGGGACATTCGGGTGTAGCATCCACGAAGGAGTCATTATTAAATAGCGCGTTCACAATAGGACGCACTAATACTTCTGCCATGGTTTTGGCGATAGCTTCTCTTTCGTCTTCATTAAGATAAATTTGCATGGGTGATTAACCTTTCGTTTGCTATAAGTATAATATGATAATTTACGCAGTATTAGTTATAAGGGTAGAACAAGACCGTGCCATGGTCTAGGTGACGGTTCGAATCCGTCATACCGCTCCAATTATCTTAATATTTTCAATGTATTGATATAAGTCCTGACCTTGCTGCAAAGCAAAGTCACACCACCTTCGTTTCCGGGGATTGTTTCATATGTGTATTCGTGTCGATCAAGTAATGATTTGACGGTTGTGTCAATCTCTATTGATTGTTCTAATGTATGTACTCGACCCTTTGGGTTAAATTGTTTTACTCTATTCAAGAAAAAGTTTTTATTGTCGTGCTGATCATATTGCCATTTGACCAAATCATCAAACGCTTGTGGATAATGTTCGCCTCTATAGATAGAACATAATAGTAATGGGCTATCGGTGATGATTGCATCAACCTTGCCTCTTAGCATTTCAATCCGGTTGGTTTGTTTGCCCAATAGATATATTTGATTAGCTAGCGTTTTGTTTCGTTCTTCCCATACTAGTTCTTTTGCATATTCAGTAACGAGTTCAACATTGTATCCATGTTGTTTGAGATGACCAAATAATAGGGCGGCAGATGTTGATTTACCACTTCCGGGTCCACCAAATAAATTAATCACCAAAGGCTTTAAAGGAATCATTTTTATCTCCGTGTTCTTTTTATTATATGACATGTAAAACCCCATCCTATGCCTCTAAGTATATCACTGACAGAATAAATATGCCTGTCGATAATTTGGAGAGACATAAATGAGTGCTAATAAAAAAGACGATACAGCCGAACACAACCCCGGTGCAGAAGTCGCCGCGACGAACCCAAGTCAAGAAAAGGCTAATTTGCCACTTGAAGATTTGGTGGTTCAAGATGGAGTCATCATGCTTCAGCTGGTTGATCGACTCTTTAAAAATGGTGGCGTCCAAGGCCGTGAAGCCCTTCCGGTTGGTATCTTACGTCAAAAGATCAGTGAGTCTTTGGCTAAGCAGGGTGTTACGGAACAACAAGGATAATAATTACATGAGAAATTTTGGTGAACACGAAGGCGAACCTTGTTTGCTTCTTGGATATAGAGCAAACAATGGTAATATGCTGTTGGTACATTTGAATGATATTAGTGGTACTGCTGAAGTAGATACCATGATTAATTTCTTACAACGGCACAGAATGGACAATCGTAATATTGCAGCAATTCTTGCAGCAGAACCATCCCCGTTTATGGGATATCCAAGCATGATTGCATATTACTCTGGTAAGGCGGGTCATGATGGAAGTTCATCTTCGCTTCGCCAAATTCCTGAATTTTATATTTCGATGTATGATCAGCAGCAATCCGAAAGCTGGATTGGATCATCTGCTAGATATAAAGCTAAGCAGAAATCTCATCCGTTCTTGGATAGATTTAAAGCATCATTGGGTCAACCTATTACAAAGTCGGATGAGCCATTGATTGAAAACAGACCAACCATCGCACCGGCACAATCTGAAAAGATTGAGGGTGATGCTGCACTTGCCTATCTCAAGCAACACAACCTACCGATCCCAGATCAACTTAAGCCGATGGTGGAACCTGTTGCCGAACCAATGGAACTTGAAGAATTTGTTTCTGGTGGCGGTAGTGGTCGCGGAACCAAGGTGGAAACATTGGATACGGTAGCAGAACAGCAATTGGCAGCATTGATGCAAATTGTTACATTACAGAAGAACCTACTTGAGCAACAGGCCGAAGCATCTGGTCAAATCAAACGCGTTCTAGGACGTGTTGATGCTGTGGACAAATCTCTTCGCAGTGCCGCTAGAAATATGGAAAAGGCTGGTTTTGAAAAACCGGTTGTCCCTCCTACTAAGGCATCTCGTGGAAAGTCCAGTTAAGAAACCCCTGTCGGTGGGTGTACCGAAGCTTCCTGTTAGATTCGAATACGATGATAACGGGAAGCTTCACATTCATTTTGATGGGGATACCGAATTACATTTCCATGGAACCAAATCTGAAGTCATTGAAGACTCTTCGGTGGAATTCATACATGGTGACAAAATCATTATTACTTCGGGAGTGCATCACGTGAATCCATGGGGTGCAGAATTTTATGATCAAATTCTAAATAATATTATAGAAAATGATACATTGAGAGAAGTAATGGAAGCTAAACTGAAGCTTCATAAAGAACAAGAAGTAAATAGTATTAAAGCGAACCGTTCTTTAAGTCTTCGTGAAAAATTATTTAAACGTATTATGAAAAAAGGTAAAAAGTGTTCTTGTGGCTGAATTAGATAACCAGAAGCTAGATCAAATCATTGATCTATTACAACAACTCGTTACCGTGACGAAGAATCCATCGGGTATCACGGTTGAGGAACGTCCTTGGTCTTTCCGATTGCTACAAGAATTGGCTAGCGGTGAAGATGCTGATGGCAACAACATGGTGTACGGTCATGATTTCATTTTCAATCAGGTGATCGATTGGCATCCACCAGCATTGCAATCATCTGCCGATAGTCTGACTCGGACATTCAAGGGCAATAAACGCATAACCTTTATTGAATACGCACAAAGTTTACCAGTTGATGACGTAAAGATTGAAAAAATTCTTGATTTCGTTGATAGTAAGAAACAATTAAATGGCTAATGTTGCCTTCGTCACATCACTGAGTACTGTATTTTTTGAATGCACACCGGATCAAGCTGTAACTGGATCACCTGATACGTTTGTTAATGGACTAGCTGTTCATCGGAAAAATGATAAGTGGTCAGTTCATGCGTGTGCTCATGGGAACAGTTATGATGCATATCTTCAAGAAGGCGCTCCAACTCATTTAACCAACGGTCTGAACACGGGTCGTGTCGGTGATCCAATCACGCGCTGGCAGAAGGTCGCTGGATCGCAACCCTATCGCACTGGTACGGCTTTCGTTGCTACGGGTTCGCGCGATACCTTTATTGGTGGAACGGGTGCTGGTGGCACTACCACGGGATATTTTCGTGCTGGTAAAGCTCGTGCTGGTAGCAAGCTTTATACAATTGGTTAATTGAGAGAAGTCACAAACGGTCGCTGATCCATTGCGATGTTTCGGGCCAAATAGATTGGTCCACCGATCATAGACGATAGAAACAACACAACACGAGAAAAGATGGGAGAATTACCCAACTCGAATCTAAACCCTTCGGGAACATATTCAGTTGGGTAAAACCGGTACAGACCGAGATACCAGATGTATTCAATAAGACCAGCGATCAACCATAGTGATAGACAAATCTTCCATACGAATTCAACACCTAGAACTTCCATAATGTTTACTTTCTTATGAACCGCACTTAACTGTAGCGCCACTCATCAGACTTTCCAAATCAACTAATAATTCCAACAATCGAATAGTATGTTCGTATGTTTTCGCAATTTTGGATTGGATTATATATTTTTTCACAACGATTAATTCATAGTGGGTAAATCCTACTGATCCAAAATTCAATGCAAAATGAAGCACCGGATGTGAAAGGTTGACCCGATCATTATCATGTTTGGTGCAACTGAAATAGAATTTGCGCACAAGTGAACTAAGTTCAACATGTGGAAAAGCGTCATGTTCGCATAAAGAGTATTTGATTTCTTTTCTCATTACTCTTCTGGTGTATCCGTTTCAATAGGTTCGATTTCAACTCCGGTTATATGACAAAAACCAAAAATGACAAATGCGGCAAGCCAAGCATTCGAAATAAACACGGACACATTACCAAATACGTTATCACCGAATATACCGGAAATCATTCCGAATACTACGAATAACAAAAAAGTATTAACCAATGGTCGTTTTTGTATTACTACATTGTATATACTGATATAAATATCAACGACATGTTTTACCATGTCCTTTAAAAAACTGCGATCTGTCATGCGGATTCTCCAAATTATGTTTCGAAACCGGTATCATGTTAATTTAGTCTGGTCAACTTTAAAACACATACAAGTTATCGAATAAATATTTAATAAGATTAGGAATAAGTTCGACGTTATGCATCGTATTGACAGTGAAGGCTCAATTAACAATCAATTCTCAGAGGGAAATCCGTCTCTTGGTGTTGAAGGAACAAAGGTTACTGCTGATTTCTTGAATGCTCTTCAAGAAGAATTAGCATATACAATTGAGTCTGCCGGGTTAACCTTGGAAAAAGGTAACCACTCCCAATTAGCAAATGCTATTTTGACCCTCGTGGGTGGTGGTGGATCATTTCCAAATTTAGAAACACGTATTACTCAATTGAATTCTTCATATTTGTATGGTGCCAGAAATATATTCCGTCAAAATGACGAACCACTTGAAAATGTACAGGGTCCATTCTATGATAATGATATATGGATTGAAACAGATCAAAGCCCTGAACGAGTTTGGGTTTGGAATTCTATAACAGAAACATGGATTGATACTACTAGTGAAGCAAGCGCCCGTGGTATCTTATCCCAACAGAAGCTTCAGGCAATTTCTGACGGTGTTGTTCAGATTTTCATACAAACCGATACACCAACTGGTGCTTCTGAGGGTGATCTTTGGTATAATGATCGTGATGACTTGCTATTCACCTATGATGCAGGTGTATGGTTTACTGTATATGATGAGTTTTCGAAACGAGTTATCGTTGACGCGATCATCAGAGAAGCAGCGAACACTGCACAGGGTACAGCCGATTCAAAAATTCTCACCTACTATCAAACATCGGCACCGGTCGGATTAACCGCACAGAACGATGGTGATATCTGGTTCGATACCAGTGACTCCAATAAAGTATATCGTTATGCACATCCTACGTGGATCGCCATTTCTGATCTTCGCATTCAAACCGCCCTAGATTATATTTTCCTTCAAGGAGCAATCGCTGACGGAACTATATTCGTTTATTTTTCTGCGGATGAACCAACCCAAGCTAACCAAGCTGCACTATCTCCACCAAAACAAGCACCATCCGAGGGTGATGTATGGGTTGATATTACCGATGATGGCGGAAGTCCAAGAAACGATGTTTACTTGTTCAATAATAATGTTTGGGTTCAACAGACTGATCCAGATTTCATTCGACTGCTTCTAAGTTTTGCGAGTGCTCGTGCAATTTCTGACGGTGCTGTAACCATTTACTTCAGTCCAACTGCACCAGATGACACATTCATTCCGGCACCGGCCTATGGTGATATTTGGTTTGATACATCTACTGTTTCTATACCTGATGTGAATGCCGCTGACCCTGCTACCGCTGCTCAAATCAACGTTACCAAATGGGAACAATATAGATATGACGGAACATCATGGGTAGTGATTGCTGACTTCAAAGTTAAAATCATTGAAGCCAATCTGAAGAGTGAACAATTCGCACGAACCGCAGAAGACACTGCAATCTCTGGTGAAATCACCACGGCGGTAACTCGTATTGGTGAAAATGAAGCAACCGTCCAGCAATCATTAGTATCAATCAACGGTATCGCTGGTGCTTATGGTGTTAGAACGAACGTTAATAATAAAGTGGTTGGTTTTGGTTTCATCACTGATTATGAACGAGAAATTGAATTCACCAACACCGGTTCGTTGGATTTTAATCCGGGTGATGAAGTCTTCCTTGGCGTTGACTATGCAAATAAAACCTATGCAGCTGTAATTGTATCGGTTGATAACGTTAATGAAACAATGCGAGTCATTTCGGAATCAGGTACATTTGCTACTGGTGTCACTTTGGCTTCTCGGTATAGATTGCTGGCGAATGCAACTATCGATGCAGGTACATTAAATCCGACGCCGGGTGATTCTGAATTCGAAATCATTGTTGATAAGTTTAAAATCACTGATGGAACATCTTCGTTAACCCCATTCAGTATCAGTGGTGGCGTCGTATATGTTGGTGCTCTCGATACGAGTGTGCCACAAGTACAATACATTGGTGAGTTTGCATCTGATCCAGCAACGACTTATCCAATCAACTCAATTTACAAAAACACCACCAATGGTAACACGTATGTTTTGGAATATATCACCGGCACATCCGGTCCAAAACAGTGGGCGATCTTCCTAGAACGCGGTACAAACGCACGCTCGTTGGTCATCACCGCTAATGTTCCGGGTTATATGTTTGATAGCAATGCGGCATCATCTCCAACAAACCCTACTATAACCTTCAATGTACAATATCAGGGCCAAGCATCAGCAATCACAAGTACAGATATTGTTGTTACTGATAAAGATGATAATGTGATTGCAGCAACACTTACGAGTACGGTTACGGATGATACCGTGATTTTTGATGCCGGTGGAACAACTCATCGTGGATCATTCAAATTTGATATTGCTTATACAGAATTCGCAGCCAATGAATTTCCAATCACCATCACGGTTGATGATGGAACTCTATCTGACACCATGTTCGTTCCGAGAATTATTGGATCAACCGCCAAACTGATATCACTTAATCCAGATTCATCGGTCTTTCTTTTCGAGGATGATGTAGCAACTGTTCCAGAAAATGCGTCTATCCATTTCCGCATCCAGCACCAATCATTGAGTACAGCACCGACAACATCGGAACTTACAATCGTTGATGATGCGGCAACATCATTCTCTTCTACCAACTTTACATCAGCTGGTAGTGGTTCGGGTGTATCATCGTTTGAATTATTATGGTCTACCGTTTCAGCCGCAGTTTTCCCAATCACGGTCACGATTGATGACGAAAGTATCAATGATGTCATCGTGGTTAGAAAACTAATCGGTGGTGTTGATGCCGTTGCAGGTTTCTTAACCAATGAATCTCATCTGGTGCCAGCTGAAGAAGATGGAACCATTGTGGTGGGTGGCCTTGATGATGCCATTGGTACATTTGATGTGTATCGCGGTATCACTAAGCGTAATACAGATACAGCATATACTGTATTATCAACAATAGGTTGTTCAGCCACGATTGATGATACTGCTGGTGGAACTGCTGGTAATTATGCTATCACGGCGATGGCCGCCAATAAAGCAAGAGCTGTATTCCAAGCCGTATATGATTCGGTCACCATCACAAAAGTAATGAGCCTGACCAAATCATTAGCAGGGGTGGGTGCAAAAGCGCTTTATCTTTTCTCAGATGCGCAAACCTTTGAATTCACTGGGGATAATCAAGCGAAAGATGGTGGTGCCGTCATTACCTTGTCCACGATTCGTACTGGTGTTTCGGGAATTACTTGGACAGCGGTAAACGAGCTTGATGATCCGGTCGCTTTGTCTGGAACTGGTGACGATACTAGAACCTTACCGATTGGTAACTTTGCTGCATCTGAATATGTAACAGTCACGGTTGCTGTAACAATTGATACTGTTGAATATAGTGATAAGATCAGAATTGTTAGACTGGTTGATGGATCGAGTACAATTAATGTAGTTCTTTCAAATGAATCGCATACTTTTTTTGCTGATGAGAATGGTGTCATCAGTGGTGGAGATTACGATAGTGGAAACTCTTTAATATCGGTGTATCGCGGCACTGAAGTAATTTTATATCAGGGTGCGGCTGGTAATAACAAATTTAGATTTGGTACGATTACTGCTTCTGCTGGTATCACTATTGATGGTGGCGAAACTGCACCAACCGTTGGTATTTCCGCCATGACCAATTTGTTTGGTTATATTGATGTACCTGTCATCTATAGAAATAATAATGGTGCCGACACAACATATACTAAACGTATTTCATATGCTAAATCACGCGAAGGTGAATTGGGAAGAAACCTTCAACTGTATGGTACTGGACAGGTGTTTAGATTTGATGGCGATAATATTGCAATCAATCCTTCTGACACAATTACGATTACCGCCTTCCGTCAACATCTTGATACAGACCCTGTATTCACTGCTCTAAACGATAGTGCTCAATCGGTAACCTTGACTGGCACTGGTGATTCAAGAGCATTGAGTATTACTGATTTTGGTACATCCGAATTCGTTAAGGTCACCTGTGTTGCAACATATACTGTCAATGCGGTTGAAGTAGAAATCACTGATACCTTCTCCATCTATAGAATCAAAGGTGCAATCGCTGGTCTAGTTGTTCTTATGACCAATGAAAACCATACCTTCTTTGCTGGCCCAGACGGAACAATTGATGCTGGACTGTTCGATGATGGTAATTGTACTGTTCGTGTGTTCCGTGGTTCTGAAGAAATCTCATATGATGTTGGTGGCGGTCTTAATACTTTCAGTTTCGGAACCATTGTTGCCAGCAATGTTATCAAAGATGTAACAGAGACTGCACCCGAAATTGGTGTTAGTTCAATGTCTGGTGATGCTGGTTCTCTTACCGTTCCGGTAATCTATAAAGACCCTACCGGTAATGATGAAACCATAACCCGTGTCATCTCTTATTCCAAGGCCAAGGTTGGTGCACAGGCACGTGGGTTGCGCATGTCTGCCACATCACAAATCTTTAGATTTGATGGTGAAGGTGTCGCTCTTAATGGTGCTGATGAAATTACCCTAACCACTCAGAGAACACTCTTGGGTGACAATCCGACATGGACCGCTATCAATCAGGCTGGTGGTGCCGTGGCTCTGTCATCAGTGGATGCAGATACCAAAAAAGTAACGATTGCCAACTTTGGTTCATCTGAATGGGTTAGAGTTTCGGCATCGATCACAACTAGTATCGATGGCAACAGTGTCACGTATCGTGATGAGATAACCATTGTAAGATTGAAACGTGGTACTGATGCAATTACTGCATTGATTGAAAATGAATCACACATCTTCCCATCAGATGAAAATGGTGTTGTTTCTGATTACACCAGTGGTGATACAATAGTTCGTGTATTCTTGGGTGATACAGAAAAAACATATGGTACTGGTAATGAAGAATTTCGGTTTGGCACTATAACTCCAACGAATGTAACCAATGCAAATTTAACTGCTCCTGCGATTGGTGTTTCTGCCATGACAGAAGATACTGGTCGTTTGAGATTACCGATTATCTATCGCGATGTGAATGCTGTTGATAGAACTGTATATAAAGAAATCACATATGTTAAGTCTCGTGCTGGTGTGGCCGCTCGTAATCTAAGATTATTTGCAACCAAATTGGTTTTTGAATTTGATAGCGAAGACTCACCGGTCAATGGAAGTGACAGTATTGTATTCACAGCTGTTGCCACCAATGTATCCAATCTTACATTCGCTGCCGAAGATCAAAATGAAGTAGCTGTTGCATTAACCGGATCAGGTAACCAACGCACTCTTGCAATAACAGCATTTGATGATGCACAAAGTGTCAGTGTGACCGCGAGTGGAACATCCATGATCGGTGGTGTTTCGGTCGGCTTCAGTGATACAATCACTATTGTGAGACTACGTGAAGGTGCTGGTGGTGTACAGGTTTCATTAACTAATGAATCACATACGTTCTATGCAGATGAAGAAAATGCAGTAATCGGAACAGAGTATGCTGGTGGTAATTCAATAATCAAAGTATATGCTGGCACCACCGAAGTAAATTATAATGCTAGTGTTGTTCCGGGTACATGGCGTTTAGGTACGGTAACCCCAACCGATGTCACACGCAACGGAGCATTGGCGTTACCAATTATTGGTATCTCGGATTTTGTTAAAGCTAGCAACACCGGTATATTATTATTCGAAGTAATTTATACTGACCTTAATAGTGTTGATAGAACTATACAACGTGCCATCACTTATTCCAAGTCTAAAGCTGGAACCGATGCTCGTGCCCTGAGATTGATAGCCTCTTCTCAATTATTCAACTTCAATACATCCGGTCAACCTGTTGATAATGCTGATGAAATCACTCTAAACGCGGTTCGTCAATTTATTGATGGTACAGCGGCATGGACTGCTGTGGATGAGGATAGTAATAATCTTTCATTGACTTCTGGTGCTAATGGTGACGAGAAGATTTTAAGTATTGCCAACTTTGGTTCTGCTAATCAGGCGAATATTTCTGTTAGTGCTGTGGATTCGTTCACGGGTGAAACTTTAGTTGATACCTTAACCATTTATAGACTTAATCAGGGTTCCGAGGGTAAAGACGGAGTAACTGTCTTTATTGGAAATGATAATCATTCATTCCCTGCGGACGAGGCTGGGTTGGTGGATGATTATTCTACCGCTAATACGACTGTAGTTGTTTATAGTGGTTCTGTTGCAATCAACTATTCGGCAACGAAGGTGAACAACACTTTCCGTTTCGGTACAATGACACCAACCAATGTGACTCGTAATGTTGGCTTGGTTGCCCCTATCATTGGTATTTCGGCAATGTCTGATACTGATGGTTCGCTTACTGTTCCGGTTATCTTTACGGATAATCAAGGATCAGATTTGACCTTCACCAAGATAATTTCTTATACGAAATCACTTGCAGGAACGAATGTAAGAAATATTAGACTTCGTGCAACATCTTTTACGTTTGAGTTCGACCAGTTCGGTGACCCGATTGATACCAATCAAATCATAACCTTCTCGTCTCTTAGAATAAATGTTCCATCAGCAACGTGGACGGCTGTTGATCAAAATGATGATGCTGTTGCATTCACATCATCACCAGATGCTGACACACGAACATTAGACATTGATGACATCGGTTCTGCAACCGAGATAACCGTTAGTGTATCATCTACCTATAACGCTATTGATTACATTGACACTATTCGAGTAGTTAGATTGGATCAAGCTCGTGATTCTATTACCATCGTTGGAACAAATGAAAACCATAGTTTCTTTGCTGATGAAGGTGGTGTTATTTTAGTAGGTGATTATGCAAGTGGTGACTGTACTTTCTCAGTTTACCATGGTACTAGACTAATAACATATCAATCAACTGCGGCTGATGATCGTTGGCGCTTCGGTGTCATAACGGCCAACAGTGTTACTAAAAATGCGGCTTTAACTGGTGGTGCAACTGGTATTACGGCTATGTCGGCAAATGTCGGCAACTTAACAGTACCAATTGTTTATAGAGATAAAAATGGACAAGATACTACCTACACAAAAATTATATCTTACACAAAATCAAGAAACGGGCGCGATGCGAGATGGGTACAACTCGCGGCATCGGAACAAGTATTCAGATTTACAGGCGACGACTTACCGCTTGATAATGTTCAAACCGTTTCAATCAATGTAGCTGTAAATCTTGTTGATACTGGTGATGTAGTTGTTACTGCTAAAGATGAACTAGGCGGTTCGATAACACTGGGTGGTTCTGGTGTTGCGAGAACTATGACGATTTCACAGTTCGGTAATTCCGAATATGCAGTCGTTGAAGCTACAGCATCGATAACGGTTCAGGGTCAAGCCCAAGTTATCAAAGACACCATCACGATTGGTCGTGTGCGGAACGGTTCGGGGGTTGTTCAAGCTCTCCTTACCAATGAATCACATTCATTCGCAGCAGATGAAGATGGTGTTGTTTCATCGTATGGCGGTGGCGATACAGATGTTCGTGTCTTCCGTGGTTCCGAAGAAATAAACTATCAAGCCACTGCTGCTAATAATAAATTCCGGTTTGGAACTTATATAGTTTCGAATGTTACTAGTAATGGTGGTTTGACCAAACCAGCGGTCGGCATTTCTGCCATGTCTAGCGATTTTGGCACACTGACCATTCCAATTATCTATCGTGATCCGAATGGTGATGATGTAACAATCAATAAAGTTGTTTCATATTCCAAGTCGCGTGCTGGTAATAAAGCTCGTTTGATGCGACTTTATGGAACAGGGCAAGTATTCAAATTCAATCAGGATGGTAATCCTGTAAATGGTTCTGATACTATTACCCTAAATGCCATTTCTACTAATCTCGGCGTTCCAACGTGGACAGCTGTAGATGAGAATTCAGTCAACCGAAACACTTTGCTATTAACTGGTGCGACCGATTATCAGAAAATATTAAACATCGCCAATTTCATACCATATGAAACCATTACAGTGACTGCATCAGCGACTCATGACGCTGTAAATTATTCTGATCAATTCACTGTTTATAAGGTAGATGAAGGTGCCAGTAATATTGTTGTGGCTCTGTCGAACGAAGCTCATATATTTGGTGCTGATGAGGAAGGGGTTGTTTCTGATTATGACAGTGGCGATTCGGTAATCCGTGTCTTCCGTGGTGCTACTGAAGTTTCATATAATGCCGGTGGTGCAGATGATAGTTTCTTGGTTAATAATTTTGTTGCGACCGACACAACACGCGATGGTGCTCTAGCCTTACCAAGTGTCGGTATTTCTGCCATGTCAGAAGATGCTGGTACGCTTTCATTCGACGTTGTTTATACTGATTCAGTGGGTTCAACCGGACCAACCCAAACTAAGACTATTTCATATTCCAAAGCTCGTGCTGGTGTTAATGCTAGAGCAATTCGTTTGTTCTCTTCATCAATGCAATTCAACTTTGATGCTGGTGACAGTCCACTCAACGGCAGTGATTCAATTGCGTTCGATGCTATCAAGTCCTTCTTACCGGGAACGGTCACATGGACTGCTAAAGATCAAACAGCCGGTAATATTACATTAACCGGTACTGGTAATAGTCGTGCTTTATCTGTCACCAATTTTGGTTCATCTACATATGTTGATGTCAAAGCGAGTGTATCGGATACCGTTAATACGATAACCACTGTTTATGAAGATCAAATCCGCGTTGTGAGGGTCCGTGACGGTGCTTCTGGTTCAATTGGTGCCGATGCCCTACAAGTGTTCCTGACGAACCCACAGACGGCCTTTGCGTTGGATGGTGATGGCAAAATGGTTGAGAGTTACCTAATAGGTAACACCGATGTTGAAGTTTATCTTGGAACAACCGCTGTATCTTATTCGGGAACCACCACAGCCAACACGTGGAGATATGGAACCTTTACGGAAACCAATGTCAAAAAATATCAATCGTCTGGTACGGTAGGTATTAGTGACATGTTCGCTGATCAGGGTTCTTTGTCTGTTCAAATTATATATAGAACAACCGATGCTCAAGATATAGTAATCAATAGAACAATCAATTATTCCAAAATTAGATCGGGTGTATCTCAATCTGATTGGTATCTGATTCCAACTAAACAAACGTTTGCGTTCGATGGTGATGATAATGCTAAAAATGGTTCTGATACGATTACCGCTAATCTTACTCGTTCGGCATCAATCTCGGAACCGGTTTGGACAACCTCGCCTTCTATCACATTATCCGCTGGCACTTCGGTTGATCAAAAAATAATCACTATTGGTAACTTTGGTGCCAATGAGATTGTTGATGTCAAGGCTACATCGAGTGAAGGCAAGCCGGTATATTCAAACAACTACAATTATGATTTCGATAGTAGTATTTTCGGATGGCAAATTTCTGGTGCCGTTACTCAGACAATTAATAATGGCTGGGCAATCACGGTTGATGATTTGGTTAGCACAAATCAATATGTATACAATGATTTACCAGCAGCTGATTATTTTGCGGGTGCTGATTATAGATACATGGCAGTTGAGATTGAAGTTATTTCATCTAATGGAACCGGTCAGAAGCGTATCTATTGGAGTACAGCGGGTCATAGTTATGCTAGTTCCAACTATACAACAGCTAATATACAAGATGCTGACCTATCTATTGTTGGCACTCATACATTAATCTTTGATCTACATAATCCAACCGTTGGTTCCTCAACAGACTTTAGTGGTAATACTATTCGTGGTATCCGTTTTGATCCATATGGTGCTGATGATGCATCATTCGTTATTAAGCGCATCGGTCTTGCAACAGCCATTACTTATTTTGAAGATAATTTCACCATCTCTCGTATCATCGATGGTACAAATAATATTCAGGTCATCGGTTCTAATGAATCACACACATACAAAGCTGATGAAGATGGCGTAATCACGGTTGCGATGAATACCGGTAACTGCGTATATACATTGTATCGTGGTTCGAATGTCGTTTCATATTCTGGCACCACGACCAACAACACATGGCGTTGGGGAACCTTCACAACCACGTCTGGAACGATCACCGCATCTTATTCCGGCTCGACTGTGACGCCAACTGTACTGGGTGCTGATACAAATACTTTAGACGTTCAGCTTATCTATCGTGATCCGAATGGTGTTGATACCACGTTCACTCGTACTCTTTCTTGGACCAAAGCAAGACAGGGTGTTCTCGCAAGAACATTAAAGATCACTGCTTCTTCGCTCGTGTTTGAATTTGATCAAGACGCGAATGCCAAAAACGGTGCTGATTATATTGATTTCGATGTCAATGTATTGAATCTATCATCGCCTTATACTTGGACCGCTGTAGATCAGAGTGGATCATCATTAACATTAACCACGGTAGATTCAAATACATCAAGATTAACAATTGCTAACTTCGGTACATCCACTCGCGCAACGATTACTGCTTCTCGCACGGAGTCGGTTGATGGTTCAAATAAAACTTATACTGATAGTGTAACTGTTGGTCGCATTCAAGATGCTTCTAATAATGTGGTTGTCATTCCAACTAATGAATCACACACATTCTTCGCTAATGAAGACGGTTATGTTACCGATTATTCTGGTGGAGTCGGCACCTTTGTTGTTTACCGTGGCTTAAGCTCAATCAGTTATTCAGCAACGCCAACCAATAATAAATGGCGTTATGGCACTATTGTTCCTATTGGTATTTCACATAGTGTTGTTGGTGCCGATATCATAACTTCAAACATGACGCTTAGTGAAGCTCGTATCGATGTTCCTGTGATTTACCGGGATGCCAATGGTCAAGATTATACATACAATCAACGGTTATCATTTGCTAAAGCAATACAAGGTTTTATCGGTGCTGGTGGTATTTCTATTTTCCAAACCAATCCAACACATGTCTTCACCACTGATCAGGCTGGTGCTCTTCTACCGGGTATTGCATATTCTGATGGTGATTCAACATTCTCGGTATATGCTGGTGATGAAGAATTAACGCACAGCACTTTCCCTAAGCTGAATTCATTCACCATTACTAATACTACTCCAAGTAATGTGACCCAGAATGGTGGATTGTCTTTACCAACTATTGGTATATCTGCACTATCTGCCGATTCTGGAAACATCACATCTACTATTGTTGCATATCAAGCATCAACCCGCGTTTATAATTTTGGTTTCGAAAAAGGTATTGATGGAACCCAGACAACAACGGGTCCAATTGGGTGGCTTTACTCTGGTTCGACCAATAACGTTGGATATGTAGCCACCGTTGATTCCAATAGTAATTTCAACTCTACCTTATCATGGGGATCAACAACTAGCACTTCACCATTTGGGTCATGTGGTTGGTATAGAGTTGGTAAACGCTTTGGTGTTCAGTCGGTTCCTAGCTTCATCACCATGACCGCGAAGGTTCGTCCTTCTTCTATGCTTGTACCAGCATCTGTTTCGGTATCAGGTACACAGGTTTATCTAGCTGAAGATGATTGTTATGCTGAAGTCATCTTCCGAGATATAAACAATGCACAGATTGGATCAACGGTTTATTCAAAATCATTATCACATCAATTGTTTGATCAGGGTGAAGGCGGTCAGTCTTATAATGGTGTGTGGACAACCTTCACTTACACCAACTCGTCCGTTCCAGTGGGCACCGAAGCGATTGAAATATATCTTGTTTCGTCTGAAGCTTCTAATTCTGTTCAAACAAATGGGTATCGTGGTTCCAATTCGGGTGTTCTATTTGATGATTTCCAATTTGCATCAGATGCGGCGATCTATGACATCACTCTTGAACGCGAAATTACACAAACCACTTTATATACTCGTTCGAAAACTGGTCAGAATTCAGTACTCTATTACATTCAACCAACCACTGGTACTGCTATTAAGAATGGTGTCGGTTCGTTAACTGGTGAATTACATAAAGTTGATGGACCATCTGATGTCAAGGTTACGAGTGGTAATGTCAAACTATATCAAGACGGCGTTTTAATAACCAGTCCAACAAATTATGCTTATAGTTTGAATTCAGCTGCAATAACCGGTTCAACTCTTATTGAAGCAAAAGATGGTGCAACTGTTTATGACACTATTTCATTATTAGATGTCAAAGATGCATTGGGTGGTGGATACATCACTGCTAATAATGGTCTTGTTATGCAGCGGGTTAGTTCCGAGGCGTCAACTGTTACTCCATCAACGTCAACACTGGTTGGAACTTTCTATAGAGCTGGTGATGCAACTACGCCTTATACTAAATCATGTCGTATAGAAGGACGTGTCAGTGCAGGAGCATTGCAATTACGTTGGGTTGACTTGGGTGGTTCGTCTGATATCGCTTCGGTCATCACTCGTGACAGTGCGTCTAGTGCAACATCTGGAACTTGGTATACCACAACTTCATTAACGGTCAGCTATACATTTAGTGATCCGGTCAGTGGTGGAACTAGTAAGGTTGTAGAAACTGTATATATTATTTCTGCTGGTGTTCGTGGCTCTCGTCAATTTTATGGAACCAATGGTAGCTGGTCTGATACAGTTGCTGTTGCAACAATTACTGCGGCTGGTCTGGTTCCAGTTCTCGGTGATGTGGTTACTCTTTCTACTACTGGATTTGCCGAAACGCGTTTCTATGATGGCGTGAACTGGTCAAGTGTAGCTCAAGTTATCAATGGTAATTTGGTTGTTCAAGGAACAATGGCGGCTGACAGAATAGCTTCTGGTTTGATTGATACTGCTAATATTCAATTAGGCTCATCCCGTTTCTCTCTTAATGCAGCCACTGAAAATATGATCATTCAGGACGAGAACGGTTATACCCGTGTTAAAATTGGTGACCTTGGTGCTGGTGCAAGTGCATATGGTATCGAGATTAGAGACAGTGGTGGTAATCTAGTTCTGTCTTCAGGCGGTTTGGCTAGTAGTTTTGTCACCGGTACATTTGATTGGGATACGTTCCTTGATGGTATACCGGAAGGTGTTACCGGTGCTGCCGCAGCGATGGACGTTAATGGTAACCTAGCTTGGGGTAATATCAATGGCACTGGTAGACCCGCCGATGATGCTACCTTGTCGAGAGCATTCAGACAAGGTACTGATCCGGTTGTTACTTTTGGAGCTGGTGGGTTAACTACCGACGACACATGGTTTAATACTGGTAATAATAAACATTATCGTTGGTCTGGTACGGTTTGGCAAGAAATTGGTCATAACATCCTTGATACGTCATTATTCAATGATGATGCTGGTCTTGGGACTACGGCTACATGGGCTTCTGTTTCTGGTTCTGGACGGCCTGCTGATAATGCAACAGTTGGTGCTCGTGCCGGTGTGAATTTAACCGATCACACGGGCGGTGCAGTCAGTACTCTTGGTTCTTTTGCTAGACTGGTTGGCACTTTAAATATTTCAAATATTACAACATATATCGCTGGTGCCGCTATTGATACCGCCTTGATTCGAGACGCAGCAATTGTCAATGCCAAGATATTTGATCTTGAAGCTAGTAAAATTACTGCCGGAACGATTGATGTCAACATAAATATCGGAAGCGCCAACATCAGCCTTGATGGTGTTAACAATAGAATATTGATCAGTGACTAATGGTAAACAGAGTAACAACAAAATTAAATGATGGAACACACGGTTTGTTTATTTCCAAACCGGGTATTGATGTATTGACGGCATCTCAATGGGAAATGGTTTTTGATTCTAGAAACAATTATGCTGCAACGGTTATTCAAACTGGTACAGCCTCGCGTGGAGCAACAGTTAGTTTCCCCACACAATCATATACCCCACAAGCAATAGTTTCGATTGTCACTGCTGGTAATATGAATGGTTTAAAATATTATAATTCTGCTGTTGAGGATATTTATTTGTACGGCGAAGACACAGGATATAATTTTGTCCGCAAACGATTAATTGAACCTATATACAAAATAACATCAAATAGTATTGAATTCATTGACGACTATGTAGCAAATTATGATCCGTCTGGTGGATATACGGTTAGATATGCGATATTACGTATACCGGGTGCAGTATGACAAACAGAATAATTATCGGTCAAAAAAACATAGGTGAATATGGTCTTTGGGTTTCCCGACTCGGGTATGATGTTTTGACCACATCTGATAGTAATTTATTGTTTTCCATGTCGGGTGCTTATCTACAAGTATTGCAACAGGGAGAGTTTACAATAGGCTCAGGTACAAATCCGTATTTAAATATTTCATTATCTGGAACTAATGGGATTTCTCCCTTTGTGTATGTTTTTATTAAAGATTCATATGATGTTGGAACACGGGTATACAATATTAATGCAAGCATGAATGTAGTAGCATCTTCTAGTAATTTAAATATTGCACTGGATGGTTATCATTCGTCTACAACTCAGGGATCATATATTTGTTTTTACGATGGTGAATAGAGTTTTAATTGACGCTAACAATTTTAAAGTATCGAAGCCGGGCATTGATGTTCTTACGGCAAACAATAGCCAATTGATTATTAGAAACAATTCAACATCATTGGGTATTATGCAAACTGGTACATTTACCGAAAGCGTGATAGATGGATATTATGCTTATAATACATTTAGACCGTACTTTTTTGAGTATCTACCAGTGAGCCATGCTATAATTAACCCAACCGGCTTCCTTCCCTTGATGCTTCATCAACGTATTGATAATAGTAATTCATCCATCGCTTGGGGCGGCGGATTCTATATGGAATATTCAGCATCGGGTGCATATGTGGACCAGAGTGGGGAATTCGATACCATTGGTACATCGTCCGCTGGTTCAACGAGTGGTCATTGGGTTGTTTTTCTAGCACCAGACGGAGCAAAATGTATTGGTGGTGGCGGTGGAATCATTGCCAATGGTATTGATGAATTTTTCTTTAGATCGGTTTATCAAGAATCATCATATAGATATAATGCGTTCTTCACCAAATCTACCGAAGATGATCAACCGCCTGATCCAAAAGATAGAATACCGAATGCAATAAGCTTCAATGATAAAATTAATACAACTGATGCAGCGGTAACAAATTCTCAAACGATTAGTGGGGTTGATGCAGGGTTTTTTATAGAAGCTACCTTATCATCCTCGTTGAATTCTGGAGCAAGTGAAAAGTTTACAGCTACCCGTATCGAAACCGATGACACGAGTAAATCGGTTCAGGTGACTTCCGGTAATTCAGTACTACTTGATGTATTACCGGGTAGTTCTGTATCTTTTATGTTTGAGGGAACCGCAGCTAAGCTAGTTGATGTAACTTTAAAAAATGTAAATAATGGAAACAATATATTAGATACATTCACACTCGGTGTAAACTCATTTGATTATTATCCTGACCCGTTGGATTTTTCTAACTTAACAGGGTCCGGTTATGATATTGGTAACACAGTGACTGTTACGGGTATTAATACCGCAACTGATATAAGAATTGAATTACCAACAATTCTTTCAGCAGGCCAATACTTGGCAATTTATAAAAATAGTGTCATAACTCTACAGACTTCTGGATCGACACTCACCACGGTGTTTAATGATGGTGATGATGTTTCATTTGCTATATATTCTCATAATGGATATTCTGGTACGGTTACGGTTAGAAATTTAGAAAATAATGAGATACTAGATACATTCACATCTAGTATCTCGTCTAATAACAGCATTCCAGATATAATACCCAACCTTGATTCGTTTTCAGCATCAAGTGTTACTAATATAACAACCGATACGACAAATTCCATTTCGATGACGGGTTATAGTGGTTCTGCTACTATGAAATTGATAACATTGACTCTTGGGGTGTCTGATGGTCCGTCTATACCGGATTACACAATGAATTTTGTGATCCTATCAAATGGTTCAGTAATCAAAACTATACCGTCCGGTTCCACCGATAATATTTTTTCATTCCCGGTTGGAGCATCATTATCGATTAGGGCTGAATTGAATAATAGTGATACAACAGGTATTACTGTTACCGGAACTGCTACACTGAGCGTAAACGCCGGTGGTCAATATGCGTTTTTAGATAATATGGCTGTAAATATGTATGCTGCCGCAGCGGCAGGTGGTGGCGGTGGTCCGGGCGGTGGAGGCTTTGGTGGTATATAATGTATATTGTAATATATGATCCTATAACAAAACGACCGTCTTATACAGCAGAACAGTCTGATCTAATTAAATTGGATTTTTTCAAAGACCAAGGTTTAAGTTGCTTTCTTTCAGAAACTGCTAATATATCAAATCAATATGTTGAAAATGATACATTGGTTTCTATGAAGGCGATGTCTTTGGGATATGAACCCACGGGGTTAGTCGGCCAAGAACATATAATCACAGGAGTACCAGATAACACGGAAGTTTCGGTTGATGGTGTTTCTATGGGACTAATAAATGATGGTATGGCCGAATTCACATTTGATGATGTTGCCGAATACCACATTATGTTCAAAAATGAACCAAGGTATGTAACAACTAATATAATGGTAAACATCGGCAATGAAATTTAATATTAAAAAAGATTATGATTATAATCAATTAAGAACTAACGCGAAGCGTTATATTGATTCTGAAGCCGAACGAGCCAGACGTAGACTGACAACAGATGGCGCTATTATGTCAATGGTTTATTCTTCCAAATTAGAAGAAGCTAAATCATATATTAATGACCCTGACCCAGATGATTCAAAATACACATTCTTGTGTGCTGAACTCCCTATCACAGAGGGTAGGAGTATGATTAGTCTCGCTAATATGATCATAGAAAAAAATAATTTGTGGAAAAATCAAATGGCACGAATTGAACGTATTAGAATTGAACGTAAAAAAATGATTGATGTAACACAGAATGATCGTGTTGTTATTGAAAAAATTGCTAATAACACATCTTTTTGATTCTATTACGAAAAAAAAATGCACTTAGGTGTTGACATAGTTTCGTTTTCTGGTATAAGTATATTCATGAACACGATGTTGACATACGATGCCTTCGGGGCAACAGCCACAGGAATTACGATTTCTGTTGACGCTATCGCTATGCCAACTCCACAGGCTGTCCAACCCCTTTAGGGGTTTGTTGAGAATGCCTGAAATTCATTTCTAATTATCCGTGTGTGGCGCAGTCTGGTAGCGCATCTGGTTTGGGACCAGAGGGTCGCAAGTTCGAATCTTGCTACACGGACCAATTTCCCAGAATGTAGCTCAGTGGCGAGAGCACCGGTCTTGGGCACCGGGGGTCGCAGGTTCGAATCCTGCCATTCTGACCAATTTATTCATCAGGAGAATAAAATGAATACCGGAGCTTAATAAAAGTTTAATGGAGAGTCGCCAAGCGGTAAGGCAACAGGTTTTGATCCTGTCATGCGCAGGTTCGAATCCTGCCTCTCCAGCCATTTTTATATTCGAACCACCTTTTGCTATAAGTAGTATTAAAGGTGGTTCGAATATGGTTAGATTTAATTGGAGTGGTAGTGAAGAAGTAATACATGAAGCTGTATCGGCGTCATATTCTGTTACTGAAACACTAAGGCGATTGGGTTTGGATAATAAGGGTGGTAATTATAAAACGTGTAAGAAATATATAGAATTATTTAATATTGATAAATCGCATTTCAAGACACAGGGGGAACTCATAAGTGGTAAACGCAATGTTAATCATACTACATTAGATGAATATCTATGTAGTACTAACCCTGTGAATCAAGTCATCAGAAAGAAAATGGTAGCAGAAGGTATCAAACCGGACGTATGTGAAATATGCGGGCAGGGAAACACATGGAATGATCGACCACTAGTTCTTCAAATAGATCATATGGATGGAGATAACCAAAATAATAATCTGACCAATCTTCGTATAATTTGCCCAAATTGCCACACACAGACGAAAACGTTTGGATTTAAGAGCCGAGTGGTAAAACGACATTGTATTATTTGTACCAGTCCTATTATGACAGGTAATAATAAAACATGTTCACGCGAGTGTCATGCAGAACTAGCTAGACGTATAACAACCCATGATAATCCAATATGGTTAAAATATGATCTATCCGAGATGATCAAAACAATGACTAATACCCAAATAGCACAGGAAATAGGTTTCACTGAAACATCGGTGAGAAAACGATTAAAAAAGCTCAATCTTACTAGATGAAGTTATTCTTCATCAGGGAATATTTCACCGTAATGATTATTGATCAATTTATCTAAATGGTTGGAAACAGTTTTCATATATTCTGCATCACGTTCCGGTTTGTTATCTAAATGCTTAGACATACGAACACCATCGCCTTTACAGAACGCCATCCACCAACCGAACGTTTTACCAAGTTGTAAGTTAAGTTCATTGTTACCAAATTCACCAAGTAACATTTCTTTGGTTTTATCAATAATAAACCATTTGCCCATATTGATGACACGATAAAATATGAAAGTTGGACTTTCATATTCATAATAACACGAGATGCCATCAACTTCGTGAATAGGTGTCGATTTCGAGTCTGGATCAAATACAGCTTCCATCATCATATCAAAGCTCCCTGCCCAATTATCAAATGCCCCTGCAAATTCATCATCATCCAAATCTGCAAATTTGTCAATATCCGAATCGATTTCCTGACTATCGCTTTGATCAAAATCGGTAATTCCGGGTCCATCCAGTTTCATCAACGTGTATGAATTATCGGGTCCGATCACCATAACGTAAAAATTACCCGAATGGACAATTTCACTGGTGATGTCCGTACCGGATGAAGATGCTGGATCGAGTTCTTCATCCGGTACTGGGATTTCAGCCGGTGGTGCTTCTAATGCTGGTGGTCCGTATTCGTCTTTATATGCGTTGATAACGTCTTTGATAGAAATAGCCATATCTTACCTCAATATGTTATTTATCATCAAGGATCATTCCGAGTTCCATAAATTCTTTTCTGATATTCATGAACATCATTCCTTGTTCAATAGCATCATCCAATGCATCATGTGTATGCGGTAGGTCAGAGAACCAACGCTTTGGCATATAACGCTTTGTCGTTTTCACCCAACGGGTTCCAAGACGAGCGTATACATATGATTTGATATCAATGGCACGACTGAATCCTAATGGATTTTCACCATGGTAGCGACAGAAATAATAATCTGGCCACTTCCAATCAAACGCGAGTGGATAACAAACCACCGTCATATCCCAATCCTTCGATGGGAAATTGGTGTTCCGCCATTCAATAAAATCATCAACAAAATGTGGGGGTGAAATCATATCAACGCGTGTGCGATCATACATTTTCCGATGTTGTTCATCTCTGAACCAGAATTCGTTCATCGTTTTTTCGCTTTGGGTTGCACCGGGTAGCAATTCCAAATTACGATAAAAGGTTGATACAGGTTGCTCTTCGCCATCGACAAATGCTGCATACCCAATAGACAACATACTATTCAAACCGGGAAATGGGCCATCGGCTTCAATATCCATTGATACGAAAACTTCTTTCTTGACCCGTTCGTTTTTATTTCTAGACATTACTTGTTCCTTCATTTTGGGTATCATATTACAATAATCACTACTTGACAAGTTATTATATTCCGTATACATTGATCATACAGGGAGAGCGATTATGTATACCAAACTTGAACAACCTTATATGATGCAACCGGATCGCGTCGTTCTGACTCCAATGGTTGGTGTCAAGGATGCCCATATTAGTTTGGTTCGTCGCGTCAATGTGAAGAATGGGTGGGGTGGTGAAGTTCTCGCCACTATCGAACCTTCTGAACATAGGGTGTTGTGTGAGTGTGTTGCTCTTCGTTTGATCGAAATCAATGATGATGGTCTGTTCAACCTTGCGCCACTCGGTGCAACCTTTCTCGCTGAACATGGTGAAGATAGCATCTTCTATTTTGCTGACAGTGAAACTGGTGAAGTTGTCGAAGTCACTGATCTTGAAATGATCCTGCTTCAAACAGCAGCCTACACCGAAGACGGTTGCCATGGTGTTGGTGATACCGTGGAAATCGACATCATCAAAACTCTCGAATGTGTTGGTCTGGTCAAGACTCGCACCAATGATAAGGGTCAAATTGACTTCTATCTGACCAAGACTGGTATCGATTTCTTGATTGATGAAGGTTATCTTCTCGGTTAATTGTCCTATTTCCCATGCTATTGGCTTAATCTTATAAATAGTTAAGCCAATAATCTTTAAATGGGAGACTAGTTCAATGGCAATTGCACAATCTAATCTAACAGCAGTCCTAACAGCCGCACAAGGCTCTATGGTTGCTGCATCCGGTACAATCACTATCAGTGCTACAGACGTGTCTAACGATGACACAATCACTGTTAATGGCGTTACCTATACTTTCAAGACAACCGCCACCGCTTCCACACATGTTGGAATTGGTGTTGATAACGATGCCACTGCTGCTGCTCTTCAAGCAAAACTTGCTGGTGTAACCACAGCTGCTGTCGCTAAGGCTGTATATACTGTGACCGATAACGTTGTCACCGCGACTTATAAAGTTCCGGGTACAATCGGTAATGCGTTCACTCTTGCTAAATCTGCTGCTGAAATCACTCTATCCGGTGCAACCCTTGCATCTGGTGCTGATACTGGCGCGACCGATTATGCATCTGATGATACTGCTGAAGGTGAAACTGCTCCACTCCGTCAGGATAGTGATTTCGAAAAGAATGTTCTTGCGTTGATCGCAACAGCAGAAGCTATCGTTACGCTTGGTGCTAACCCATCAACATCTGCCGACACTGCATTGCAGGCTCGCCGTCAGCGCCGTACCCTAAAGCATGTTCTTCAGGTTCTTGCGTCTGTCGTTCCTTCCGTATCTGATGCTACCGCTGATGATCGTGCAGGAATTGCTTCACGTATTCGTCTAGAAGCTCTTCGTCGTTACAACAATGTGAACCAGCCTACCGGTCTATAAGGTTGTGAATATGTCTTATGCTCGCCGCCAAGCAGTTACGCGACTTCTTAATGAGTGTGATTGTGATAAGGAAACGGTTGATGAAGATCAACTAACGCTCGGTGATAAACCGGACGGGGCAAAAGATATACGTGCTGAAGTCTCTGGTTTAGTTTTCAATGGATGGATCACTATTGCTGATAAAGCTGATATTGTTCTATTCATTGAAAATGACACTAGTGATTCTATGACGGACATATGTGAACCTGATAAAGCATCAATTCATAAGTGTATTTCTCACATGTGTCGGGAACTATCTTCCAAATCAAACTGATTGTGCAGAATCAAACGGCCCTCGGTTAATAACCGAGGGCCGTTCTCTGTCATTCAGTCGATTTGATTAAGCGACTTTCTTGGTATTCCAGCGCTTGTGTTGTGCAGCGGAACGCGATGCTGACAGTGCTGGTGGAACCGATGGATAATCATCTGGTAGGTTCCACTTTTCCTTATATTCCGCAAAGGTCATCGAGTGGCGGGACTTCAGCCAGCGCGTCAACGTTTTGACGGATTGACCATCTTCCAGACAAATCAGATGATCGGGCTGGATGGTTGCTTCAACCGAAGTAATGCCTTCAGGTGGGGTTTGACCATTCCAGAGTGAGCTTGGACTGTCGCTTTCCGATGGCGCGGCATCACCCGTGTCTTCAGAAGGCGTGGTCACTGCGGTGCTACCGGCTTTGCGACCAAGGCCATAGGTCTTGGCGAGCTTCGACCGGCTCTTCGAATACTTGCTGCATACCATAGGGTAATCGCTTGGAAGATTGAACTTCGCGATATATTCAGCAGGAGTAAGCCCATTGGTGGACAGATGACGTTTCAACATCTTGTACTTATTGCCATCGACCAGAGAGATAATACCATCCTTGAAGACAGTAGCCTCAACGATTGCTGCCGGGGTGCTCATGTCTTGTGTGGCGAAGACAGAATGCACGACCGCATCAACCACGGTCAGGCGTGGTGATTCGAACAGAATATTCGTGGCCGATGTGATGCGAGAAAGCACATCGTCAAGGCTCTCGATTGGAACTTCATTGCGACCAAGATAGGTGGCGACGATATTACCCACGATGCCAGCACGGACAGCAGTGGATACAGAGGTTTCGGGAGTAGTGTTCATGTCGGTGTTTCCTTGTAGCCGATCTATGTTCAAACACGCGTTCAAACACGCATGCGTCTTTCGATGGATTGAAATATACGGAACACTTCTCTTACTGTCAACACTAATCGTTGTTTTTTATTCCATCAACATTTCAGTTAATGGTTAACGTTATAAAAAACAACGACTTAGCGTGCTACAATTTTATGTTCAAACGGCTATCTGTGAGCGAATCCACGATTTCAATCTCATTAGTTGATGCAGATGGAAGGAATAATTCATCTGGTTCAGCGCGGATTTGGAACAGTTTACCGAAAGATTCACCTGATACCGATACTGGTACTACCGATTGTATGACTGTGGCTAACTTCGTGTGGATGTAAGAGCACAATTCGGTGTAGTAGAATTTTTCACCGAAATCCCAAAGCGAAATATCAAAGTATTCGTCAATCGCCTGTAGTACACGGATTTTCAAATCGTTGTCTGGTATCGAGGAACCGGGTGTTCGGATCACGAGAAATTTGGCACGAAGTTCGGATGATGCGGTTGAACCGAACAACATCTTATATCTAGCTGGATGCCACACAATTGCGTCTGATAGCATTTTGAAATTTTCGAATGCTTGGTATTGTGTGCGAATTTGATTTGATGTTGGTGGAGTTGGTTCAACCCCGCCTTCAGCAATCCATGTTCTCATGCTTGTATCAAATGCCTTGGTTAGAACAAACGTATCAATGATGTTTGTCGCAGCCGGGTCAATGCGATGATCTTCTGACGTATAATGATGCCAACGGAATTGAATACCGGATCGACCAATCGCTTTCTTATAAAGAGTTTGATCAGCAGCAGCTGCCCATGTTGTGTCACCGGCAATCAACCATGAATCGTTCGGTTGATCATAATGAATATCACCTACTGTGGAATCGCTGGTAACCGTATCGCCCGCATGGAAGATGTAATTACTTGAATGGAATGTTCCACGAGGAATTGATGTTTTTGAAATTGGTTCCCATACATCGAAACCGTTTTCGACGATCTTTCTCCATAGAACCAAATCTGATTTATCATCAGCTATAACGAAATTACCAAAACCGAATGGATCATCAATCGCACCATTCAGGTCTTCATCAACATTCGTCAATCTGATTCCACGTACATTAGAATAACCATCCGAATGACGTAAACGATCATGAGCCAAATAGGTCTTAGGGGTGGTGATGTATCTTGCCGGTACACTATAAGCTGACCGGGTAATGTAATCATACCCTACGTTCAATGAACCAGTGACCGTGAAATTGGTGATGATGACTTTTTCACCACCAGATAAAGGTGATGATAGAATGACATCATCAATACCATCATCATAAGCGAACGAATGTTGATACGCACCATTGACCCAAACCATTGTTCTCAGGGTGGATGCATTGTGTGCATCGGTTGGTGGTTCGAAGTTGGTTTGTCCTACTGTGCCCGTGTATTCCACTTCATGGATTTTGAACAGGTCATCAAAGACGAGTGCTCGAATATGGATTTTTGCATCCACAGCCGGTGCTGTGTCGAAATCAATCTCATACGAATTTTCAACGGACGTATCCAAGGTGTAATTAGTAACTCGATCACCATTAACAAAAACCATAACATATGAAGTTGACATACGTAAAGGATATTCTATAGTTGAACCATCACCAACATAGTTGAAAGATGTGAATGCTGGTGCTCCACCGTGTAGGTAATTGATGCTTAACGCTTGTCCATCACCCGGTGTAGTTTGGTATTTGATTCTCGAATCAGAAACTTCATCATAGATGCTGTACTCTTCATATGGCTGAAGTAGTTTGGTTGCTTTGAATGCAAACGTGTTATCGGTACGAATATTGTTTCTAGATAAAGCATACACCGGTGTATTACCATCAGCAGTGTAATCTTTACGGAGTGGGGTTGCATATGTTTTACGTGGATCGAACACGACTGTTATGTTCTGACCATTAGTGGGTGCTGTATCAAATGTGAGAACGGGTTTGCCTGTTCCAGTCACAATAGACCAATCAGATCGCGCCGTTGGAACATTATCAACTAAGAAGAAAATAACGGTTTCATCAACCCGATCAACATTAAGATCGAATGCTGTAGTGGTTCCATCACCCGTGATCAATATTTTGCCAGCGAGTGGATCAGTTCCAACAGAAGATTTGACGCCACGACGCGGAAGACTGTTTCTGTCCTCATTGGTTTCTAATAGGATAACAGAGTCCCGAAGCTTCTTACCAGTCTTGTCATCAACAATCGCGCGATCATTAACGTGAATGAATTCAACCTCTTTCTCTGATTCAAAGTTAATCGAAACTCCACGATCAGTAAGGGTCCATTCGTCTTCACCATTGCTGCCAACACGATATTCTAATTTGATCAACCAACTGGTATCACGAGATGTGCCTGTCTTATCGCCTTGATATGTGAAGGCAAAATCACCAGAAACATCGATGTCTTCATTATTGATAACATCCCATGTGACATTAATGGCGTTCCATCGAATACCAAAGGTGCGTCTTAGGAGTAATCGTTCGGATATTTTTGATTTCTCATCTTCAGTAAAGACGCGTTTCAATGGTGGAAGGATATGTGTGATGCGTGAGGAAACGAAACCAACTTTTCTTTTCAATAGAATAGAATTATTAGTTGTTCCGTCTGTTCCAGATACGACATAATCAACACGGGAATCTGATCCATCTTCAAAGAATAGAATAGAATTTGGAACTATTTTATCAAGATCACCACTAGTAGTGGGTGTATCAATCTTACCCAAGCTTCGATTATTGGCTTCAGATGTTACAGTGAAGGTGGTATTTGGGATGGCAAACTTTGGATACCCATCATAATACAGGATTTGTTTATCTTCTTTTTTGATAAGCGGTGAAATACTTTCGGCGATAAACGTACCGATGCTCTTGATAGAACTATCATAGACGGCTCTAATACTGGATGATGTGACTTCTTTAAAGATACGACCATCTGTACCAAAGGCGTTGATATTATTATATGTACCGGATGGATCACGTAAAGGCACACTCTTCCCGTGGCCCGAGAAGGTTCTATTAACTGACTTCACTTTAATGATAGATGCATCGCTATATGGGTAGCTGTTGTAATCTTCACCGGTGACCATGCGGTTTTGAGTGTAGAACACCTTGTTCGCTCTGGTTCTGATATCCTCGTTGGTTTCGGCCTTGGCGGCATTGGATACATTAGAGACGAGCGATAGCGTCAGTGTGAGATTATAGACTTCACCGTTTGATACATATGGGATGGTGATGTTTTTGTTTTGGATGTCCGTTGTTCTGATAACCGGCGCAGCTGAAGATGATGTTCTATACCAAATTCTGAATATGCCGGTTGGGATGGTTCCGAATTTACCATCACCGAATTTAATGCTGACCTGATCATTGTTTCTGGTGATCACTTCAAACACGGTCGAATTCGCGATTGATGGATGGTAGGCGAGACTTTCATTCAATACGGATTGAACCTGTGTCCATTTCTCAATCACGTCACCGGTTTCATTGATACGAGTAACAAATATATCGGTATCATTGACGTTGTTCACGTTGATATCAACGGAACGCATTGGCACTGAATCCGTGAAGGTCGCATCCGTGAAATTTATCGTCCCTTGTTTGAACGGCAAGAAGAAACCATTACCGATTGAACCGGTTCCCTTCCCATCAGCACGATACAGGATATGGAATGAATTCAATCTGTCCGGTGACATCTCATCATAAACCCCGGTGGATTCGTTTAAGAGAATGTTGTTGATTTCAAACGGGAGTGCTCCGGCTGATGTCGGGGTTGAAAAATTATAAACCCCGGTTGATGGTGATGGGGAATTCAATCGATACAGGTTGATATCATCTGTAGTTGTCTTGTATCTGCGAAGCGGTGTTCCCCATTTGGTTCTGGATGATAACGCAGTATTCATGACGATGAGCCATTTATCGAACCAGTCTTGGTCCGATGTATCATTCCATTTGATGGTTCCTGAAATTGGATTGTCATCCAAATCTAATAACCGCTGGGTGGTTCGTATGGATGTGACCTTCAGTTCACCACTGGCCGCTTGTATTCTATTAACTTTGTATGCAATGTTATATGCAAGACGTAAAAGACTATCTCGTCTTTCAGCAGTTGTTAGAAAGTTTTCACGAGTATTAAGGTCAATACGATATGACAATGATTGTGCGAAGTAAGTTAAGATGTCGAGCTTGATAATAAACTCTGAAGAACCAGTCCAGTCGTTGAATTCATCCGGGTATGTCACCTTGATATATTCTAGGATGGCGTCACGAAGTGCGTGTTGATCATATGCCGTGAAGTCAATATTACTAAGGGCTTCGTAAATACGACGCCAATCTTCGGCAACAAATAATGTGTTTTGGCGGGAAATACTCGTCACCTTAATTCTCCATTACAATTTCTATATTGTGTTCTTTATTTAATTTGAGAAATTCGATTAGGTGAACCGAGTCCTGCAAAAATATTTTCACTGATTCCGCAATGAGTGGTTTACAATCCTCATCGACGGGACCATATTGTATTTGTTCGTTGAATCTCTTAACGAATATGAACGGTTGGCCGTCGCGATTTACTAGTGCGGATGTGCCCGGAACCATTTCCTTAACCCATGATGTATCATGCGACGGGGATATAATGCGTCGTGATTTGATCATCAGCTAATACTCTGTTCATTTATAAAGAAGTCAAACAAGTCTTCGACGCCGAGTTCAACATAGTAAAGCCGTGCTTTGATGGTTATACTATGGTTGTCACTGGTCATTTCGAACGATTTTAACTCAACACGGGGATCGTAGTTAATTACAGCACGAACGTCATTTTCTATCGTTTGTTTTGTGTAATTGTTCAACGGTTGTCCTATAATCTCTTTGAGACGAGTCCCAAACCGTGGAACCCCACGAACCTCGCCTTTTTGAATAGATAGATGATTACGAAGGTCTTGTTTAACCAATTCAATATCCGTCAATCGCGTATCGATTGAACCAGATGCGGTTGAAAATCCTTTATACAGTGCCATACATAAACGCCCTTTATGATATTTATGACCAAAACGAGGTATACTAATGGTAAATAAAAATAAAAACAAATCGGCCTATTCATTGGTTGAAGAAGTTGCTGCAATTATCAAATTCCAATTTATGGAAGATGAAGAATCTAAAAGCATTCTATTTGCTCAATATTCTAATTTGGTTCATATGCATGCTCATAGGATTTATGGCAAATCAATGAAATCATCTATCACCTTTAATGATCTTGTATCTGAAGGGTTCATCGGTCTATTGGTCGCCATGAAAAAACATAATGTATTTCGTTGTGACAAAATGTACCCAACCGCTAATTTCTATATTATCGAAAATATCAACTGTTACGTGATGGACGCCATGTCTATGACCCGTAATCTTTCTACAAATTCAAATGGTAGAAAGATGTTCCATAGATATGGAAAAACCCTAAATCAGTTAGGATTTGAACCGCCCCTAAATATTCCACAAATTGAGGCGATGTCAGTTGAATTGTCTGTACCGGTGCGTGATATAGAGTTTATGGAATCCGTTTATGCAAACAAATCAGTGTCTACCACTGATGATAGTATTATGAATCTCAGATCAGATCATGATCATGAAACCGTTGAGGATGATCTTGATAGTGTTCGCCTTATGTCACTAATCAAAAACAAATACTTGCATAGATTGTCCGAAAAAGAACAAGACATTGCTAAACGCCGAATTCTCACAGATGATGCTGAGAACGCAAAGAAGATTGCTGATGAATATGGAGTATCAACTTCATCCATCTACCAATTGGAAAAAAGAGTGAGCCAAAAACTTATATCAATGGCTCAAGAAGAAATGAAAATTAATATCAAGGCGGCATAGAATGAATAAACTTATTGAAACAATAGTGTTCAAACTAAACTATTATGGTGGATATATTATTAGCGCTATACTAGTGGTGGGTGTAATATATTTAAATGTAACTGTTGGTTGCTAACTATACTGCTGGTGCTCTGGGTTCAGCAGCAACACCGGTTGTTCGCCATCTTTGAACATTCATTGATGGACAATCCTTGCGTTCAGCTGGATTTGAATACGACCCATTGAAATCTCTGTGACCCATTAATTCAGCGGTTGGATATCTACCTTCAAGTTCATCAAGTAGTGTTGATAATGCGGCTAGCTGTACTGATCTGAAATTAGCAGCAGCGCGCCCTTCACTATCAATACCGCCAATCAAGCATATACCCAGTGATACATAGTTAACGCCATCGGCACCAACGTGAATACCACGAACATTTTCCGGGCTACCAACACTGATACTTCCATCGTATTCAATTATATAATGATATCCAATACGCGACCAACCTCTAACTCCAACGTGATATCGTTCGATTGATTCTTTATTGTGATTAGGAGCTACAGGCGTAGCTGAACAATGAACTACCAAGTATCTAATGTCATCGGGATCAAGTACCAACCCTTCACGACTTGTTGATGTGCTACTACCAGCCGCCGATCTATCGGCAGGCGATGTAACACCGTGATCCGATGCTGATTTTTCACCAGCACCAGTTGTTCCTACTGCTGGTGGAACAACTCGTCCTTCGGGTTTCCATGGTTCATGTTGTGGCACACGTTTTGCAGCATATGCTTGGTTTGATCCGGGTTGGGCAGTCTGTGCTTGACCAACGGATGGAGGACCGGGTAGTGGAGCTGTTGGGATTTTTGATGAACTGGCAGCACCGGTTAATGCATTATCAAGAACTCCACCTAAATTGCCTATATCAATATTAGGCAAATCAATATTATTAAGCAGACCCGTCACATTTGCTAAGTCTATTCCTAATCCCGATAATCCACCCGACACAAGATTAGTTAATGCGGATGAACCAAGTGTTCCTATGCTGGAAATCATAGAAGAGATATTAGATGAATTATTAATAAGATCAAGAATCTGACCACCATGCTCACGTCCGAATAATCCACGAGCATCATCTAATGTTAATCCACGCTCATTCAATATACCAAGCACCGAACTAATATCGGTTCCTCCGATATTCATTGATTCAACATTGACACCAAGACGGTTGAATATATCGATTTGGCCCGCGTTGGGATTTTCTAATGTGCCAGTTAAACTATTCAAAACCGACGAAACGTTTACACGCGGCGCAGTAATAGAGGATAGTTGTGATACCAACGCGCCTGCTTCTGTTTCTGAAAGATTAGAAGTATTGATATTTGATAAGATACCCGTGGCCTGTTCTCTAAAGGAATTCAATTCAACTTTACCAAGTATCTGATTTACCTTGGATAATGCTGAACCCTTTGTTGCAATTTCTGCAAAGGCTGTTCCGATATCAGCACCAAACAGAGTTGTTGCATCAAACTGTGATATACCAGCAAGGTTTATGTTACTCAATACTTGTGTTAATCCAAGCGACGATATGTCGAAATCGGGTAACGATAACCCCAAGTTGGATAGAATTCCGAGTTGTGAAATATTAGGGTTTTGTAATAGTTCAATAACTCCCTGTAATTGTGATGGTATATTAGAGATATCAATACCATTTTGCGCAAGGGTACTTACCATACTCGATATTTCAGAAACATCGATGCCAACAGATGCCGCAATTGGGCCTAATGCCTCTACTGCACCAGAAAGAACACCAGCATCTAACCCGCCTATTAAACTGGAAACATTAACCGAATTCACCATGTCTGTTATTTGACTAGAAGCACCACCCAACGCATTTAGAGTAGTTGCCATTGCGGTGGATGATATTGCAAAACTTGGAAGAGATGCGACATCTGCTTCCATATAAACTTGAACACCGGAATCAATACCAACAATACCAGTTCCCCATGCCAGTAATTTTGATTTTGAACTAATAGATGTAGTTGATGTTGATAGAGTATCTAACCTACCTTGTGACACGAGTTTATAGTTACCAGTTGTGGCAATATCGTAAGTTCGACCTACATTAGTTTTCAGATAGCCATCAAAGGTTTGATCGGTATTACCGCCCACTTCTAATTTATAATCACCCGCAACCTTATGAATAAAATCACCCGCAACATCTAAAATATAATCGCCGTCTGCCCGGACATTGATATCTGCTTCACTGTGAACAGAAATACTGCTTTTGGAATAAACATCAATCTTACCGTTGTCGGTAATCTCAACCCATGCATTTCCTTGACCGGTTGCTATATAAATGCTGTCTGATACATCAGAGAAGGTGATTTGATGACCACGTGACGTTCTGAAGCGGATACCCTGTTGTTCAGGAAGGTCGTCCATGATGAATGAGTGGCCCGGTACGCCATCCTTCGGGTGTCCGGGTGTCAGCATGCCAGCGACCTTTGATGGGCTTTCACGGGCACTTCCTGACGTTCCAATGCCTCTGATGCGATCATTGGCTAAGCCAGCGTTCAGAATACGCTGTTGTAGATCATCCATCACCTTGCGGTCTTCGGTATTAGTTTGGGCTTTTTCAGAAACGGGTGCCGGGAATTCATGATTGGAAGAAATGGCACCGGGCACGCCGGGCACTTGGAAATTCTTTCGTGGTTTCGGTAAGCAACCAAGCCAAATGGCCATTGTTCCGTTGAGGAAACCAACAACTACAATATCACCCTTCCGTGGTTGTGGACCCCAAAAGCCATATGAGTTAGAAAACCCATCTTCGGAACCAAGTGAGTCCGTTGTTCCGAACGATGGCATCATTGGATAACACCAAATGAAACCAACATTGGCACCGTTTTCTTTCTTCTTACCAGCATATTCCGAAGACCCTGCCGAAAGGTCTGGTATGTTAACCAACACACGACCTTGCTTCTGTGGATCATAGTCATCTTCGACGGTCGCCCAATATAAACCATTGGTGCGTGCACTTGCTCTACGCTGTTCATCAAATATTTGACGATTGCGTTCCGAGAATCCAGTTTCACTAATAGGTCGTTTAATATTTCTACTCATTTGTACTAACTCTATTTCCAGTAGGTGATGCTATTTCTTGGGATAATCTGTAACCCGTGAGCTTTTGATTATAAATCCCGCCTTCAAAACTATGTTCGACTGATATGATTTGGAAGAATCCACCATAATTTGCACTAAGCAGAATAGGTTTTGTTGTATCAGAGTCTTCATTCATATATTCGCTTTGGTCTGGATACAATAATTTCAAGTATATGATGTCTGTAGCCAAAGAACTTGCAACTTCATTTGTTGCATTTTCAATCATTTGGTTTTCATTAAGACTGTATATACTCGCTAACCATTGCGGGTCGCCTCTAATATCAAGTCCTTCAAGTTTTATTGACGAAACTCTTAAACTGTTTTCTAATCGTTCTTGATATAGGGCATAACCAAATAGAACGTCATTGGGTACGGTTTCATCAGGAGTAGGCGTTGTTCGTGCATTTTGAATCATGTTCCGGTTCATATTACGACGAGACGGGAATAGATTTCCAGATGCGGCTTCTTGAGTATTACCGTAAATTTCTGTTATGGTTTTATTAATGGAATTTTCCGAATATAGATTATACGTGGTGTTGTTATTTTGTTCACTTTCATTAAGAGATACTTCTGTCGAATTGTATCGAGGATCATCTTCCGGTCGTGGAGTAAGATGATTCCAAAATACATTAGCATTCAGTTGAAAACTCTTGACTACAGTATTATCACCAGAGAAAACATATTTGTATACCTTCTTCAAGGCACCAGAGCCAATTATTTCAGATGCTCGTTCTCTTGCTGTACTACTCCAATTGGCTACACTACTTGTACCAGCCGGAGTATATCTATACTCTTTCTTCTTTTCTATATAATAATGAACTTTGACCTTAACCAAATCACCCCAAAATCCCATATGCTCTTCGGATGCTTTACTATAATCTAATCGTGCTCTAACAGTATAAACTTCTCTTGGGTAATTATTGGTCATTAACGCGTTTCTACCTTCAGTAGTATACGTTATTTTATGAAACATATCTTCTCGGATTGATCGACTTCGTGCACTCAACCGGGAACTTGCCACACGTTCTTCATCGTTGCTGGTTTCAGGTAAGAAATCGAAAGGTTCATCCCGTAATTCGCTCGGGACATGAAAAATATATTTTCTCAATTGTACTTGATCGCCTTGCCAAACCGTTGATTGTTCGACCTGTGCTTGAATTTCTTCGGCATCATGTTGTCGGGATATTTGATAACCTATTGGTGGTGACCATTTGTAGAATTCGTTGAGATAATTTTGTAGTTCTGTAATGTAATCACCAAACGTACTATTACCGTCACTTTCTGATAATTCCAAATCAGTTGGGTTCAGTGTATCATACTCAGGATACATAGCGATATCTTGAACAGGTAACATCTGTAGTTTATAACTAGTTGAGTTACCGTTGCTTAATTCAGCTTCGATTTGGATAATATGAACAAAGTAACTAAAACTTGTTTCAGTTGTATAATGACCTTCGTTTAATATGGTTGTTTCGTGTGTGCTGTCCGGGTTACCGGGTAACTCTGGCGCGATAGATGGCGCATCACCCGAAGTTCCATGAGTGGTGGATAATATTGGATACGGGTTAATCACGGGAATTCGTTCAACAAATTCCCCACTGCTTTCTTTATAACCTGAAAACCATATATCTAAACGAAAAATAAATCTGTTAGGTGGGAAGTATTGTGAATATCCAAGAGTAATTCCTGCTTCGCGTATTGTTCTATCTAACGAGAAACCATACGGTTCTTCAATATCCATACTGAATATAGCGGTGTTTGGTGTTTCTGGATTGACAGTGCTAAGTGAATTGATCGTCTTGAAATTCATAGTCTTGATAAAGAATTGAACAGGTGAAACCCTATCACCATATTCTTCGGGGTTACCCCTTGTGGTATCAGACTTGGCAATAAAGAACCTGTTCCCTAATTCTTTCAGGGTTTCACTATCAGTTATTCCCTTATTTGCATCACCAACTAAGCTAAGTTCAATGTTATATTTTGTGCTTACATAATCATCTAGTGTGTGCTTGTGGAGTATCTGATGAAGTAATCCTTCATTGTCTTCACCAGACAAAATACCATCTGGATTTGATATATCAATTGAGTCACGCGATGGTGGAATCGGGTTTGATCGCCCGCCAACACTATCAGCGGTATCAGCGCCACCGGTGATTCTGTTGATCAATGGGCCAAGATTAGGAAGAGGCATTAACTAATACTCTTCACGGTTTCGTAACTCGGTATGATGATCGATGCACCAGCTATGAAATCATAGATCGGGTCTTGCATTCCGTTTCGTTGTGGAATGATCCACCAAAGACTTGGATCACCATATAAATCCAACGCCATTAGATCAGGTGCATGTTCATATTTTTGATCAATGGTGATCACTGTATCAGAATCCCGCTTGGGAACGACCTTGTGTACATAGTATCCGAGAAAGCCTTTGCTTGTCGGTGTGTTTGTATAAACGTGCTTTGAGTTTCTAATCATCGGTTTCTAATTAAGTTCCCATTTCTGAAATCGGAAAGACTGAAATCACTCTCACCGAGTCCACGCCAGTAGTTAGGGGAATGTTGCACGATTAATGAAATATCTCCAAGGTTTAATTTGGCTGGCAACCACGAATAATCACCACCGCCCGGATTTTCAACAGCTACCATATCAATGTCCTGATCCGACAAATTCATATTGAACCCCTTGAACAATACTGGGACTTTGTGAAACATATATTTCCCAAATGCACTGAAGTGCATGGGTGATGGTGGTCGGCCAGTCTTAGCAGTACCAAAATCCATCAATGAATAACTACGCATGAAGTGAATAGCAGCCAAGGCGTAACGAGCATTCTCCTTGGTATCACACGGGAAGATGACATTACCAATATTGATCTGTCTGTTGTCTGTCCCTCTATAAACATTGAATGCCTCATTGGTGTGCGGAATTTCCACACTGTCATAATTCACCGCACCCGTTTCCGTAATATTCGGAGTGATCGGGAATATAAGACCACCTGTACGGTAAATCGGATTAAGCGGATGTGTCTCATCGCTTAGTTCACTGCTCAATAAACCAAAATCAAATGGGGTTAATTTTGCTGCGTCGGTTTCAATACTCATAGAAATTCTCACTCTGATACGAATATTTATGAAATAAATACAGTAAACCGTATGACTTATAGGAATATGTCATATTATTAGAGTATAAGCCTTGAGGATTCACCATGAACGATACAAAGGACACGCCTACAGAAGTCATTTCGGAAGCTGCCGAAGACTTGAATACCAGCGAAGAAATCATCGCTGAACCAGTGATTACAGAAGAACCACCTAAGCCGAAACGCAAACGGCAGAAGGCGACTCACTATATTAAAAATAATGAGATGCTTGACGAGGTTCGTAAAAGCAAAGCGCGATTGATTGAAAATCCTGATATGGGTGGACAAGCCATCACGCCTAAATTGGCTGACATGTTTGTTAGGTTGGTTCATCACTATGCAACTAGACAGAACTGGTCTGGTTATTCATATCTTGATGAACTCAAGGGTGAAGCCTTGGTCAACTTGGTCAACAAGTGGCATAAATTTGATTGCGACCGGTTCGATAAACCATTCGCTTATTATTCTATACTGGTTGAACGATCCTTTAAGGGTCAAATCCAAAAGGAAAAGAAACCGCAGCGTGTTAGAGATTCTATCATAACATCACGCGGTGAGATGCCTTCGTTTGGTGCACAAGAAGAATATGAAAAAGAATGGAAGGAAAATGTGGATGCAAAAGATGCATACGATTCCAACCAGAATGATCGCTTCAATGAACCGAGGGTAACCAATGACGATTGAAAATGCTTTTCAACCATTGATCATGGAACGGGTTATGCTAGCATTGCGTAACCTACTGAATACAGAAAAGCTCGTCATCACCGATGTGGGCACCTATGATGGCAAGAATGTTGTCATAGGTGCCCGTACTGGTACGATAACAATCCCGTTCGCATTATACTTCAATCAGACACCGACTGTGTATGCAGGGTCAATGAAGACAGGATGGTTTCCTAAATCGCATTACATCATTGATAAGTCCGAACATCCCCCATTCAATTATGATGGGTCATTGGTTCGCTTTGAAGAATGTCTACCAAACAAATTTCAACTCAAAGACGAAACCGAAGATTTGTTAGGATACAAAGCCACTAATAAATTCAAACATATGCATCGTGATAGATGGCACCGTGTGTCTATATCGACAAAGGATTTGGTTGCAGCAGTACGAGATAACAAAATTCGTAACCTGTGGTCATGGACTTATGAGATTAACATGAACAACGTAACTGGCACGAATGTCATATATTGTAGGAAGAAGCGTGACGCTGCCGCTCTAATGAAAGATGATGATCATGAAGTCGTTCGATGACGAACCCAGAACCATTCAGGAATTAGCCGAATTCATTGAAACGATTCATAGTGACAATCGCAGTGATTGGATGTGGACCAGCAAAGACGCAATGATGTGTCAATGGAAATTCGCTCAAGGGGATTCAGACACCAATGTGTTATTGGTTTATGCACTATCCGCGTTGCCTAATGACGATGAACCAATCAATCCAAAGAACATCATCACTTATTATTTTGATCGTTCTGGTAGAGCAGTTGACAGAGCGAGGGGTAAATTGGTTGATCGCCTGTCAACGATGTTAGAGCATATTGATCAATTAGAATACGTCAATTGTTCTGATACCGAGAGCGAAGACTTGTTTAGTGATGATCCTATGTTGATTACTGAATTCCGATTCGGTTTTAAGGATGTGAATTTTGTATTAGAAGTTAATCAGAAAAATAATCAATTCATGAAGGGCGAGTGATGAGCCTGTTTTCCACTCTGGATGAATTAGATGCATTCAATAATCGGTTGGTCAATCCAATACGAAATATCGATCATATGAGTACAAAGGCCGGTGTTCTCGGTCAGATAAACGAAAGCAAAACCGTTGATCCGTCTCGGTTAATGCATAAAGTAGTAATAGCATCAAGACCTGATCGAGAATCCATAGAACTGTTTGCAGAAGAATGGTTCATTCGCGATAACTTGGTGTTTGTTTCAAAGGTAAGATGATGACACCATTATTTAAAAAAGCTGCATCGTTCTCTGATATTCACTTCGGTGAAGACGGCGATTCAAAACATCATAACGAATTATGTTTGACATTTGTCAAGTGGTTCATCAAACAATGTAAACTCAATGGTGTATCCCATATCTTCTTCATGGGTGATTGGCATCATGCTCGTTCCAAGGTTGGCTCCGAAACTCTAAAGTATTCATACGAGGGAACCAAACTACTAAACGATTGTGGCATCCCTGTATACTTCATGATCGGTAACCATGATCTATTCTATAGAGACAATAGATCAGTGCATTCGTTACCATGGCTTGCCAGCATGTCTAACATCACCGTTGTAGATAATCCTACCTTGGTCGGTGATACGCTGATGGTGCCGTGGATATGTCCCGGTGATGACCTATCTGTGATAGCTCAATCAAAAGCCAAATATGCTTTTGGTCATTTCGAA